TTGTCCATCTGCCTTCGTGCTCATTGATGATATATCCAGACTGACTAGATGTATCTATAGCACTCTTCACAAGTTTACCATCCCTTTCTTCAAGACCATGTTCCTTTACCAAGTTAAGAATAGTCTTGGACTTGGAGTCATCATTGCTTGTTACTTCTGCTCCAGAAGGAATAAGGTCATAGAGAGCTTTGGAAAAGGCAGCAGCCCTGTCTTTAGCAATGTCAAACTCACTAGGGACACTGATATTATAGGTATTACCATTCTTGGTAATCTCTACTCCCTCAACATCATTACCCTTGTCATATGCCTTTACAGCACTACTCTTGTCATATACCTTTACACTATTATCTCCTAGCATAGGAATGACTTCAGCATTACTGATTGGGTTAAAGTTACCATCTATTTGTGTTCCTCTGAACTCTTCTCTAAGTTCCTCTAATATAATAGGGAACTGGGTTCTCCATATACTTTTATCCTGAATATGAGTAAGGGAACTGTTGCCAGTAGCTAGCAGTGCTTGAAGAGCTTTAGGATTCTGTTTCAAGCTGGCTCTTATGAGTGTCTTCATAATAGTCCTCTTATTACTATCCCAGCTTATCAAGTCCTGTTCTGTCATAGGAACTCTCCTGCCTAAAGCTCTTGCTTTATTTGCACTTTTAGCACCAAGAATCTTATCCCTATAAGAATCCATCTCTTTCCATCTACCATCTTCGTCCCATATACTAGAACTAAATAACTTCTCTAATTGAAAAGCTTGTTCTACAGAATTCACCACATAATCATCATCAGTTATAGTAGAAGTAAAGATGAAAGGTCTCTCCGCAAAGTTACTAAGTATAGTATTCTGATTAGCACCAGCATATATATTAGTAACCTTTACTTCATCAGGATTGATATAGTCAGCCCAGTTATCAGACACCTTAGTAATAAGTCCAATAAGCTCATCTTTTGTAGGTATACTCCCCTCTCTATCATACTCATATTGCCATTTTGACACATAATCTCTGAATAGCTTTGGGGGTAACTTAGGGAATTGGCTGTTAAGCTCCTTTAACTCAGGAGTCATAACTAAACAATTAGCATTTATCATACTGATATTCTTTAATTAGTTTGTGCAAAAGTAGTAATTTAATTGTAGTTGTGCAAGGTATTAAGGCTATTTTTACTTTACCACTAACACCTTTAATAATATAACAGTAAGGTAGGATGTACTACTACACCCTACCCTATGTCTTATTGTACTATTCTGATAAGTTCTGGGTCTATGCCCACACCCTTACCTTCAGATATATCCTTGAGAGTCAGATATACATATCTCTTAGGCTTTTCAATGGCTGTCACATTGATACGACAACTAGTCTTACCATTCATAAAGTCCTTGAATGATTCCTCAGTTATTGTAAGATATGGATTAGGCATTTTAGGAAAATATCCTATAATTACCATTGACCTTGTACTATTTCCTATCTTAACTCTAATGGCATCACCCGCCTTATAATAAGTAAATGACCCCTTACTAGCTTTATCAACTTCTTCTTGACTCTCATTGACAGGCACTTCTGGTTTGATAGGCTCAACAGACTTATCTAGAGGAACAATCTCTTTAGGAAAGTGCTTACCATTGATTACCTTACTCCAAAAGAATTGACCTTCTGCTGACTTATTCCAACTGAAGCCACCTTCAACAAAGGAGGCATCTACCTTTTCTTGGAATACCTTTACATTGGCGGGATTGCCTTGTCTAACTTGGTTTGCCACCATAGCTTCCACTATTTTCAATGGGAAGTTAGCAATTTGACCAACCAAATCTTCTTTAGTTACTAATACATTCATTCCACTATGTATTTAACACCATTATAAATAAGCCATTTAATAGTCAGAATATTGACTGGCCTAATACCAGACTCTTTATCAGTCTTGGTAATATCCATATCTACACAATCATATCTGCCATCTCTAGATGCAAACTGCACCTTATAGCCTCTAAGAACTCTATCTTCACCCTCATCATAAGGAAGTACAGGGTTATTAACCAGCTCAGTAACAAGATTCTTTGCTGCATTTGCAACACCTTTCTTATTATTCTTAGCTGCATCAATACTATTTGAGAACTGCTCTACAATAGCATCAATCTCTTCCTGTAACTTTCTCTTACTCTTAGGTTTATCCTGCTTCTTAAAGCACACGGTGAATACCTGGCCAGAGTGGATGTTCTCCCAGATACTTCTAATACCAAGAGTACCATCCTTCTTGTCTTCCTTAGTTACTTTTACTGTAGTCTCAAACAGGTCAGCAGAATTAGTATAGTTCCTTAGATAACTCATACCAATCTGAACCACTTCACCACTTTCAAAATGAGTAAGCCAAGCATCAGAACTTGACACTCTGTTCACAATATAGTGAGAACTCTCACTAATAATGGAACCTTGCTTTAACTGATTTATTTGCTCAATCATATCAAATAAGCTTTTCTATATTAGACATAAATGTTTCAGCCTCTTGCTTAGTAACATCAATAGTCTTGATGTCTTCCTGCAATGCAGCAATTTGAGATTCTTTCTTTGCAATCTCTTGCTCCATTTCTGCATGAAGATTACCTGCATTCTCATGTGCAGTCTTAAACATAGACTTAATGCTTGCCATCCTTTCACTGAAAGATGGTGCAACTGATTTCTTCGTACCAAAAGCCATACTTTTTTTTTTAGTTATTGATACACTTTCTTGTAATAAATTCCTTCATTAAAGGCTCTGCTAATTCCTTAGCCATAGGATGGGCATCTTTAGCACATCTTCTATAGAAGAAGTTATCCCAAGCATCCTTGAAACCACATGAAATAAGCTCTGATTTAACTGATAGAGGAAGAACATCTCTTGCTTGCTGAGGAGTACAACCCCTTTTAAGTAACTTTATATAGGTACCCTCAGCATCTTGTACACCATACAAAAATTCTTTAGTAATTTCATCATCTTCATCATACCAATCTTGCTCTATTCCATCTACATATATTTCATTATTTCCAACATCATCTGTAGAAACATAATCATATTTTAATTTAATCCAATTAGGTATAATAAATGTGATTTGATTATCAAATTTATCTTTGGAATAATTACAATATCTAGTACTCTCAGCAAGATGACTTAAACTTACATGAGTTCTAAATTCATCCATAATACCTCTAGAAGTGATAAAATGTACAGTGTATCTTTTATCATGATATTCTGTAGGTTCACATAGATATTTCAAGTCTTCTTCCCAATGATTTTCTATAATTACTCTATAATTAGTAGTTATATAAGTATCATTTCCATGGTACTTTACTCTAGAATACTTATTATTACAATATCTATCTAGTAGTTTGTCTGGGAATGCTTGATTGCAGGAATCACAAACTCTTCCATTCCATAGATATTTAAGATATACTGTACCAAACTCTAAAGGTCTAGCATGATTCCTACTTTCTAGCATTCCTACAAACTTTTCATAGGAGGTATCTGTTATTTTATCTTCAGATTTGTAACATACTCTACCACATCTTTCAATAAACTTTTTAATACCTATAAGGCTAAAATCCTTCTGTTCAAGAATCTCAAAACTTTGTTTAATTAGCTTCATATTCCTTAATTATACTGTTAATAACCTCTGACTTTACAATGCCACGCCAAGTCTCTACTACTTCCTCTTTATCATTAAGAAGTAGAATAGTAGGAAGACCTTTAACATTATACTTGTCAGCTACTTCAGGATTCTCCATCACATTAATGTCCTCAACAGGGGCATCAATAGGATGGTCCTTAAACTCCTTTGCTACAACCTTACATTGCCCACAGCAAGGAGAATAAAATTTTAATATTTTCATGTTATATTATTGAGTTATGCTTCAAGAATATCTTTATACCTTTCATACGTATCTCTTATAACCTTTTCCCCTATAGGATTAGGTCTCTTAGAATCCCTATCTATACACTCTTGAAGAGGAGTAAAGAAATTCTTGATTTCAAGGTCATAGTTGAATGTCTTGGCTGTCCTTTTCCAGTACTCAATTTCTGTACTATTAAGATTCATATTGTCTATTACAACATCCTGATGAAAAATAGCAGCTCCCTGTATAAAGCTATTTTTCATAATTGTAACTATAGGCTCTCTACTAGGTACCCAATATTTACCTAACATATTTCTGATGTCATCATTGTTAAATCTTACTCTATGCTCTGGGTCTTCAAGTACCCATTGTTTAGCCCATGTAGTCTTACCACTACCTTGAATACCTCTGCATAAAATTATCTTTGGCATATTATTTACTTTTAGATATTATAGAATTTAGAACTGACAAAGCATCTTTAAGTACTTTCTTTTCAGAAGGAGTACAATTACTTAATTCATTGTACTCCTCTTGAAAAAGATATGTTCTTAGATGATTTGATAATTTCAGAGTCTCTTTAGCTTTTGTCTTAATACTTACTCTAATACCACTCATATTTATAAATATACTAGAAAGCTTCTATATAATCAGCATCAGGAAATGTCATTCTTACATCATCCCATGCAGCATCTCTTTCATACTCATCATCTTCATCATAAGTATTACTATAAGTCTCTCTATGACCATCTTTATGGTGAATTATAAATGTCATATAATATAAATTCAAATTACTACAAACTCATCACTGCGCATCTCATACTTCCTTAAGTTTAGTATGTTTCTTACAATCCTCACACCAACATTCAGTATCATCAGTTATGTCATCTATATACTCATTGGTATTAGCATTGACCCATGCTGGTACCTGAACATTGGGACTGCCACACTCACTACATACATACCTATGCTTTAGGCTATCAGGAATATACAATACAGTACCCATAGAGTTCTTATGAACATCTACATCTGGGAATGCATCATGGAACTCCTTTAAGTTGAAAGGTCTGGCTATAAGATGAACACCACTCTTGGTAGGGAATTCTGCCACTATAGCAGGTATCATCCTATCTGTAATATCCTCGATGGATATAGCTTGCCCTTTCTCCCCATGTGCCTTATAATAGAGTTCACATACCTTCTTTCTTATATCATCAAGCATAGATACATCATCTACATCAACTACCCATTTAGGACTTCTTGACTTTAACTCACCTGCTGCGCTATTAAGTATTCTCCTAGGGTCTCTGACAGTACCATTCAGATTATACTCTGCCAACTTAGCAAGCATCAGGTTCTGTAAAGCTGAGAAGTCCTTCCCAGACACATTGATGTAGGCTCTTGCACTATAATGTTCACAGAGGAATATGACTTCCTCTTTTACCCTATCAAGATGTTCTCTACTTTTAATGAAGTAAGTTTTAATTGCACCTTCCTTTACCTTCTTGTTCCCACCCTTATGGTCTTTGGCTCTTTGAACAATCTGTAAGTGGAAGAACATATCATTTGCTTCATTGAAATAGAAGAGACTCTTGGTTAATTCAAAGTTATCTATCATTCCTTTACAACTTCAAAGTCATCAACATTCCAGCCCTTTAAGTCAAAGATGGCATTGACCTCCCTCCTTGATTTAGGGGCTATATAATCCCAAGCCTCCTGAGGCAATACAATCTGCTCTTCAACTGCACCTTTAAGGTCACAGTTTGAGTAGTCTATATTCTCAAAGTATTCACCATCTTCATCCTTTCCAGAGTCAGTAATCTCATAGTCAGATACACTAATCCTTACAGTTTTACTAAGGGTAACACTCACTGTGACCTCAATTTCCCTTTCAGGACTGTCAACCTGATTCCAGGGTGCATTAGGAGTATTAGCTCCCATTGGATAATTGTCCATCTTCTTACTCCTTTTTCAGTTTCTTAATATCAACTTCAAGATTGTTCTCTTTAATGAGCCTCCTAGCAATAACACACTCAAGGTTTAGTGGGATGCTTATGTGTCTTCCCTTATCATTGACATAGATAGCATGACCTCCATTATGTCTGCTATAATAGAAACCATTGGCTACACATATCTGGATAAACTCTCTCTGTGTATATTGCCTCATAAATCAATAATCATCTACAGGATGTGCCCATTGTTCACATATTAGCATAGCTTCTGGAGAAGGTATAATCTCTGCAATACGTGTAATACAATACTTCCCAGGATTACCATTACTTATACCTTCTGTTCTCAACAGAATTTCCGCTTGATGAGGATTATTAGCTTTTACTACAGCACATCCTTTATTATTAGAAACAATAATATCAAACTCAATAATCCAGAGCTTCAATTCTTCAGTTGCTGTTCCACATTTATTATCTACCATATAACACCATTTGTAATTAAAAACTGCTCTACTTCTTCCCAATCTACAAAGGCTCTGTCACTTATATTTCTATCAAATTTAAGCGGTACTCCTAAAGCTGCATCATCTATGTAAAGATGTGCATATATTTTAGGAGATGATGTCCATTCCTTTTGTTTGGGGTTCTCATTTATTCCCCATAAAGGTATCCCATTCTCTTTGAACCAATCAATTGCATCTTGTAAAGTATCATTAGATATAGTCTCTCCACTAAGAGTTTTGCCTTGATTATTTTTATCAGGATGACTTCTCATAGTGTAAAGAATAATCTTATGCCCTTTCTCTACTAACTTCTTCAAGACAGGAACTGCTCCTATATCTTTACCTACTTTAGGGAACTCATGTGTAACACAAGTTCCATCAAAGTCCACTGCTATTACCATGTTTATTCCTCTTTAGGTTGCTGATTTAACCACATTACAGTCATAATAGCATAGTTAGCAAGGTCCAGAAGAGTATCTTTGATAGACTCCTCTTTTACCTCAGCTTCTTTGGTAGTCAAAGACTCAATTCTATTCATCTTGTCTCCTAGTCTTACTACCGATGCTATAATACCAAACTTATCACAGGACTGCTCAAATGAGTTACCATAGTCATGGTTCTTAGCTGCATAAGTCTTAGCCATATTAATGGTTATGTCCATAAAGGGCTGTACTTTATCAGATAGTACCGGACTTGAGCCTAAGTTTATAAGGCCCTGTTCTACTGTCTTGAGTCTAGCACACATTTCAGGGCTAAGACTAGCCATATCCCTTACTGACTTGATAGTATCAATCAGTTTCTGATACTCCTTGTTTACTGTTGTTTCCATTATTATACTCTGTTAGTTTAATAAACTTGTCATGGAAGTCTTTCATATCCATGACATACAATTGCTTAGTATTACAATCCTGATAAATTAGCGCATCAAACCACTCATCAGATGCAGGACATTTCATCCTGCACCTATAGAGTGGTAAGTACTGATGGCCATTCTTAGGATATACATACATTATGCTTCTTATCTCTTTCCGCCTTAGTATTACTGTGTACCATGCACCTATAGTGGCTAGTATAAGCACTACTATAGGGATAGCTATTCTCCAAGCTTCCATACCTTAATGAACCCAATGAGTTGCAATTTCGGGAACTGCCTTAATCTTGACTGACTGACAGAACATAGCTGCTGATGCTTCCATATATTCACTAAGTTTCTTAGCTTCCTGTTCAGCTATATCAGCAGGTGGCTCTATCAGATACTCATCATGAACATCATTAGGTATCAATACTTTGAATATCAATCCTGACTCCACCAAGTAATCAAAGTACATTATACCAGCAATCTTAGTCATAGCTGCTGCTGTACCCTGACTTGGATAATTACAGGACTGATTCTCAGATGATGACCTTCTCTTTGCCAGATGCTTCCAGAGCTTAATCAATACAGTCTCCCTGTTAATGTCTATATATTTTGTCTCAATTTTCTTACCCTTCTTGACTTTATACTCATATCTTATAGCAATAGCCTCCATAGGTTCTCCATTGGCAAACTTCCTTGCCATCTGTTGAAGAACCGCAGCAGGGACATCATCAATGACCTGACCAGAGTCTTTGGCTTTCCTGTAGGAATCCCAGAACTCCTGACCCATTCCATTGATTCTTCTCTCTATGCCTTTCAGTATAGGGTAGTCATAGATGTAAGCTCTCAATCCCGTGTACTTTGAGATTAGGATGTAACCTCTTTTCCACATATTAGCCTTACTCACTCTAAAGTAGCTGGCTATACCTTTGAATGCCGAGAAATACTTCTTAAAACATAATTCACAGAACTCAAGAGACTTACCTGTGTTGGCTGCTAAAGCATTGGCTGTCCCATTATAATTAAATGTGAACCTAGCTGGCTTGGCAGCATCCCTCAAGTCTTTCCTCTTCTTCTTTACTTCCTTCTCTGATATATCTTTTAGCTCATCAGAGAATATCATCTTAGCTACAAAGGAGTGACCATCTCTCTCATTAGGGTCATTATAGAAATCAATCCATGCCTTATCCTGGCTTAGCTCAGTAAAAACATGACCTTCTTGGTCTCCATAATCACAGTCAACTAACATATGGTCTTTATCAGGTATGAAGCAAGCTCTAGTCTCTGCATCAGAAGGCAGCTGCTGAATATTCACACTCTTGTCTACTGCTATAATAACATCAGCATCCTGTTCAGTCTGTTCTTCCTCAGCAAAGTCATCATCCTTAGTTTTACCTCCACCTTTCTTCCCTCCTTTACCACAACTCAATCTGCCAGTGTCCATCATCTGATTGAATGTAGGGTGTATTCTCCCAGTAACAGGATTGACTGCATCCAAGAAGTTCTGACCAAATGAAGTAACTACCTTGAACTCACCAGAGTAATCAAGATATAACTTAGCCAGAGGACTCTTATCCAACTGTTGTTTAAGCAGCTTTGAGTCCACTGACTTCTTCATCTTTCCAGTCTTCTTGTCTTTAGTCCATACATTGAACCCTAACTCCTCAAACAATGGTATAACCTGCTTGTTGCTGTTCCAGTTAATGATACATCTTGGCTTGTTTTCCTCAAAGAGACTCTGCTGTGGGTCTATAGCAACATACTTGCCTACAGTACCCTCAGCCCTCTTTACTCTTCCTCTCTTAGTCTGAACATCATAGGCTATAGCATCTCTGTCACCTTTAGACATCACATACTCTACAACCCAGTCATTAAGTTTCTGCTCTGCTTCTCTCAGCCTTTCAGCATCCTTAACCATCTTGGCTTTCCATCTTTCAATGTCAAGCCTTATACCGCAGAACTCAATATAAGCCAATACCTTCACAAACCTATTTTCTATCTCCAAGGCAACTCTTTGACCCCTAGCCTCTATCTGCTTTAACTGTGCTTCCATGACATCCTCAAGGAACACAACATCATTGGCTGAATAGATTATTACCTCATCAGTGATACCATAGTTAATCTTACCCCTGACTGTCTTGTCAAGATAGACATTTAGATACCTGTCACAACAAGCTTGCAAGCTAAGTGATACTATTCCTGGTGGAAATCCCAGGAACAATATCTTCTCTGCAAGGAAGGTATCATATACATTTCTGATTACAATACCTTCCTTATATAACCACCTTAGGTCAAACTTGGCATTATGAATTATGAAAAGCCTGTCACTCTCAAGGAACTCCTTGTATAGTTTGACATCTACAGTAGTACAGTCAATGACTACCTCAAAGTGCTTGTTACCTAATTGAAGCAGCAGCAACTGACCTTGCCATATCTCTGTACCTCTAGTCTCACTATCCAACCCTACAACCTTTAATGTGCTAAGAAGCTCTAACGACTCCCTTACTGATATATTCTTATAAGGACATCCTATCTCTGCATCACTAAATAAGTTTGTGATTCCAGATACAAAGTATATCTGTTTGCCATAGTACTTGATAGCTTCATGCTTTCCTTCTTCAAACCACTCATCCATTATTCAAATGTTACAGTGTAACCATAACCTATAGTAAAGTCTATTGATTTGACTACTGCTTCTGCCTCCTCAAGATAACCACCTACTACAATCATAGGTCCTCCCGAGGGGTCAATGAACTTTCTGCCCCCTTCCACTTCACCACTTCTAAGATATGGAGTAGATACTTTGAGTACATAAGTCTTTGACCCTGAGCCATCAGATTTCTTTAGCCCCTTCAAGTAGTTCTCCTCACAGTCTCTTGACCTTAGTTTAATCAAGTCTTTCATACCATAGAATAGGCTACCAGTTCATTGTAATTCAACACATACTTATATCTTTCAAAGAAAGCACTGGATAACAAACCATGTACAGTAACTCCATAGTCTCTCTTGAGTGCATCAAATGATGCTGTCATGTCAAGCACCCTAAAGGCATCAGAGTAGTCTTTGTTCTTATAAGTAAGTACTATGCCTACTCTATCCATATGATGTTCCACACCATCAACACCATAGCCTATGGACTTGCCTTCAAGTTCAGTATATTGTAGCTTATTAAGCACTCTTAAGTCTATGATAGAACTGACTGCACCAGTGTCTAAGACAAAGTTAAACTTGTTCTCTCCTTGCTTGAAAGTTACTACAGGTAAACCTGTCAAGTCCATAGTCTCCCTGAAAGACATACTATCATAGGAAACTTTCTTCCTAGCAGAATCAACGAAATGTGCTACTATGGCAGCAATGCCTGCTAGGAGCAACACAAACACTATTTTCAATACAAATTCCATGTTCCATACTTGTTTTAATTAGTGCCAGTAGACCCATGGCCACCTCTGTCTGCATTACCAAGCTTATCAACCCACTCAAACTCTATCTTACTAGAGAAGAGCCACTTAAGCTTTTGCCACACAGTTGCAAACTGATTAGGCACAATTTCAAATTGACAAACTCTCTCTCCCTTATGAATAGTGGTTTTATCTACTGAATAACAATAGAACCCCCACTCATCATTATCTCCGCAATACACTGTATCAATAAAGCCAGAGGAAGCCATTACGAGCCTAAGCTTCTTAGTAGTAGAGCTTCTCTGCTTAATCTTGGCACTAAATCCCTTTGGCAATTGCATTGCAATTCCAAGCTTAATGAGCTTCTCATCGAACTTTACATCTCTTGTTTTAACTCCATCTTTCTGATGAAGAATACCTGCCTGGGGAGCTTCAAACTCATAGTCTGCTGCTGCTCTAAGGTCAATGCAATCACCAATAGGATTTATGAAAGGAACCAAGTTACCTTTCCCATCTTTAGCCTCTGTATAGAGACCTTTTACTATCTCTTTTACTTTAATTTTCAGTTTCATTGTTAAATCCTTTAATTCTAACTCTTTCTTTTGGTTTGTTAAACTGATTAACTGCAACTCTATTTGTTGAAGTTTTCTTATAACCAAAAAATAGGAATACAGAAAAGAGTTACAGTAATTATTCTTGTTACTGTATCTTCTTCTCCATATTCCTTAATCTTAATGTTTATCATCTTTCATGCTTATATCTCCATTTATAGTTAGCATAAGAATATACTGGGACTTTTGTATTATTCTTGATTCTATATCCATGTAAACAATGAGATAGACTTCCTGAATCTAACCCCAGCACTTTTACTGCTTCAGTTTGACTCTTCCACTCTTTTACAAAAGTACCATCCAAGTTAAGTTGTATTATAGGAATACTCTTTGAATCTGAGAATTTTTGAATTCTATTACCATAATTCAAATTATATACTCTATCGCACCACTCTAAATTGTTAACCTTATTATTAGTACCATCTTCGTCTATATGATTTATTTCAGGCAAATCATTAGGGTTGGGAATAAAAGCTCTTGCCACAAGTCTATGTACATTTCTTCTAATTACCTTATCTGCAACTTGCATACTAACAGATTTATATGCCCTATTTGGCCCAGATAATGATGATTTTAGAATTTGTATATTTCCTGTTCCATTATAATTAAGACTTCTTACATTGCCTAAATTACTTACTTGATACCCATCAAACCCATCTATATCTCTCCATACCTCTACTTCAGAGTTCTTCCAAAAAAGATATGTGTAATCATACATTTTGCCTTTGATACTCCTGTAGAATTTTTGATTAGTAGTAGGACAATTTAATGGACCCAAGGATTCATTATATCCTCCTAACTTGATTGCATCAAAGTTACACAAGTCAATATCTTTATCAAGCTCTTGTCTACCACTATACCACCCTACTTTAAGTTCTGGATAGTAATACTTGATGTCTTGTGCAATATCATCCACTTCACTTGGATTAGCATCACCCCCCATTATACATACACATGTTATACCTTTATTAGTATCAATAAGGTTAGTCAAGTGCTGTAAATCAAGAGGTTCCCCTATATCCTCTGCAAGATAAGGAGAATGACATCCTTCACAATGGCAATGACAATTAGATATATTGATAGCAAGAGTTATCTCATCAGGTATCTCTGCAAAGACTACTTTTGCATCTACATACTTTAGCATACCTCACTCCTTCCATCACTGTAGGTTCTATGACTTGCTTCAATCTGCCTGTCTTTACCAAATGACTTGATAGGTCTTAAATATCCTATAACCCTTGTATATTGAGTAATATTCTTACTATGACACTTAGGACACTCAGTAATAGGATGCTTAGTAATGTAACCACAATCATCACACTTACTATTAGGGATATTGAATGTGAAGTAGTTTGTTCCATTAGCTACAGCAAAGTCTATCAGCTTGAGATACTGCTCTTTGCTCAGATGGTCTTCAAGATTGATATGACAAGCTGAGCCTCCGTCACAATATTGCGCTGTCTGCCTTCCATGCAGAATCATCTTATCTAGTACTGAAGTATCATTATGGGCATCAAAGAAATATGAGTTATAAAGATTTTCATCTTCAGGAACCCAATCATTCTGTTACACCCTCTCCCGTTGTACAGAGAGGTGACCCATTAGTAATATAGTTATTTAAGTCTATCAACCCAGCATGTACTTTTCTATGACAGTTAGCACATAAGCAAACACATTTAGCTATCTCTTGGGATAACCATTCTCTGTTTTTGCCTCTATGCTGCCCTATAGTAAACTCCTTCTCATTTGGGTTAATATGATGAAAATCAATAGCTACTGGCTCTGATTCTCCACAAACAATGCAAGGGGTTTTCATAGTTTTAAGCCACTCACTTTGCCTATCTTGATGTCTTGTAGCTTGGGCATGGTACAAATCAGGATTATCTTGTCTCCATTGTTTTCTGTACCTTGCTCTACACTCTCTACAAGTACCTCTCCTCCTATCTCCATATTTAGTATGTTCCAACTCAAACTGGTCTATAGGAAGTTCTCTTCCGCATTCTCTACAAATCTTGGTTTCCATAAATTATCTCTGTTTTGGGAACAAAGATAATAATTTTATCCCAATTATGTAAGACTATAACTATATTTCTAATGAATGGGTTAATATTTCTATTAACCTCTCTATGTTACCATAGAGTTCCGACTATTGCATACCTTAATATTCTATCTTCACAGATTGTATATTAAAGCCCTCTTTGTTTAGTCTGTCAGGCTGCACAGGTTTCCCTTGCTTGCCCCTCATAATCCCATAGGGACTTCTGAGTCAATTAAAAGAGGTTTTAGATGGACATTGGTTCTAATCCATCCTCTTTATCCCATCTATAATTCTTACCACCGAGAGACTCAGCAGGAACTACCTCAGAATTAAACAGGAAAGGTCTCTTCTTGTCATGGATAGAGTGTAACTTGTTCTGTTCCTTAATAGTGCCAAGAACCAACTGCAAGAACTCTATATAGTCCTTGTTGTTAGATACTTCAAGACCTAAGAACTTAGCAGCCTCATTCAAGCCATTGATACCTACGGTACTGTATAGCTTTGACACCTTGATATATCCACCATTGCAAGCTGCAAACATACCTTTCTCTTCTTGTTCATAGAGCATAGTCTTATAAGCAATATGATACTTATAGACTCTATGAAGAATATCTACTAAGTAATCCTTAATAAATGAGGTATTCTCTTTCCAACCACCATTTCTCTTCAACCCATAAGCCTTATCACAATCCTGTATAATCCTATTGATATTAAGAGTGATAACATTGCAGCTACCAGTCATAACACCAGTAAGACCTGATGTAGGATTGAAAGTATTCTCTGCAAGTTCATTTCTCAATCTACAGCATGATGCAAGACTATCAGCACTATCTGAAATATAAGTAAAGAATGAGTGCCCTTCTGCATACATTTCTGCGCAGAAATCCTTATATTCTCTGTCTATAATATCCTTGTCATCATGTACCATTGCCAGTGTTTCAACAGGGAAGGTCAAAATCTGCTTGGTTCTAAGTTTATTGAAGAACTTCATAAACATCTTCTGAAGAACATTAATTGCAGTCCACTCAGGCTTAGTTCCATCAGGATAACAAAATTCTCCAAACAATGAACTAAAGTATGTATGGTCATAATAAGATACATTTGTAAATGGACTCTGATATGACCTATTACCAGCAGGTTGATTAATGCCATAGATAAACTGCTTGAAGGCTTTCTCTATGAAATCTCTGACTGTTCTTTGAATCCTACAATGAGGAGATGTTACAACGCAATCAAGCTTCTCATACCATTTATCCCCAAACTCTGCAATGATGTAATAGTTCAGAGCAATGAAATACTCTCCAAAGGCTACTGCACCTTTACACTGAGAAGAAAGCAAGAAGGTAAGATTAGTTATTTGTCCACTAAATGATTGTAAATCATTAGGAGGAGTTGGTGTCACACCATCTATATTACCTACACCTTCTGTCATAAGTGGATAAAGAGTATCTGCCTGACAATAGAACTTCAAAGTAGGTACACTAGCTTCATCGTGAGGGTAGAATATATGGTTCTCAACATCCACTTCATACTGCTTTGCCACCTCTGGATAAAGGATATTAAGTTTATCCTTCATCCTCTGTCTCTGAATAATCCTATTCTCTGTCTTATAAACTTCCCCATCAAGATTTGCAACATTCTTCTGGGTTACATTAGCATTAGGGTCAGTCTCTGAAGAACTAGCAGCATTATCATCAGAATCTGCATAGTTAGACATATAATCAATCCTTTCTCTAATAAACCTGGCCTGCTTATGCTTCTCCCTATATAGGATATATGACTTAGCAGCCTTGAAGTGCTTGTCATTCATCAGCAGTTGCTCTACTCTATCCTGTATATCCTCTACACCAATAATATCCCCCTCTTCAAACAAGGCAGGTACCATTGTGTTCAGATACTCAGGAAAAACACATCCTGCTGATGCAAATGCCTTCTGGACTGCACTGACTACCTTTTGGGCATTAAAGTCCTCAATACTTCCGTCTCTCTTAACTACTTTCAACATATTGTCAAATTACTTATCTTTAATACACAGTTATTTTCCATTGCCCTTATACTATATTTGCCAGAGTATCTCAGGTAATAATGAAGTTCACCGAGTATCTTCCTCCAATCCCTCAATATATTACCTTTATCATCTTTAAGGTCTACTTGTCCAAAGTTCCCCTCATATACCCATACAATAGGAGCTACAGTCCTTCTGTTTATAACTACAAACTGATAGGGCTGTATCTTGAAGTCTTTGAAGTACTCATCATTCTTGATACACTCCTGTAATATATAGGTATATAGCTTGGCTTGAATATCATATCTCCATTGAGAGAAAGACCCCTCAAACTCTTCCTCAGGGTGACCTGTGGTCTTTAGGTCTATAGGGTATATTATCTTCTTCTCATGGTCTATAATAATCTCATCAAACATACATCTGACAGGTATGCCTTGAAACTCTGCTCTGAACTTCAACTGGAATACCTTCTCAATCTGAGTCTCAAAAGGATTTGAGCTAAAGAAATACTTGGTTGCTGGATTGGTCTTTAACTCTTCCACACAAGCCATTACGTCAGCATAGTCATTCTGTGATAGTACAGTCCTGTCTCCTGCTAATGTAAGAAGTGAATAGTATTCACTACAGCTCTCCTTAATACTCTTTACCCTAAAGTTCTCATACTTGGGATTAGCATAATAGTTGAACATCAATGCAGCCCTACTAATCTCAGCATCATCTATCATGCTGAGTTTCCTATGGCTCTCATGGAAGTTCTTGTGGAGGAACTTTGTAATGCTTATCAATGTATCTGACAATGGTGGGAAGTCACATACAATGAACCTCTCATTGAATGCCTCATCCCCATCAGTCAGCTTAGTATCAACAGCACTTCCAAATGTGAGTGAGGGTGTTTCAATCTTATCAAAGAGTGAGCCAAGCTTTCTCCACCCTTCCCTTTCAAATCTACTTAGGGTTGAATAGCTTATAGCACTATCAGCCCTATAGGTTGGCTCATCCACACTCCATGCTAGTTCTCTAATACTCTTCATAAGTGTCAATCAATTCTTCCTCATCATCCTCCAGACCTAACTGGTCCATATAGGAGGATAGTTCAGACTTGAACACAGTCATATCAGTAAGGTCAGCTTCACACTTGTCCTTGTACTTCCTCACCATATAGATAGAGGACTTTACAAGTTCCCACAAGTCTTCAAACTTCCTTTCATCTAACATCTTCTGCGCCAATCCCCTATCCCTCTCTGGGAATGACTTTACCAAACTATTTAGTCTCTGTATTGGAGTCATAAGATTTTATAATTTCTATACACTCCTTTAGTTGCTTGATGCTGAATATCTCAAATAGCAGGGTATTACCTACATAAGGTTCTCTCTCAAGCATACCTCTAAACATCTTGAACTTATATGGAAAGACATCATTCTGAAGCCCCTTAACCTCTATGATAATTAGCTTACCATTATACATGAATGTGAAGTCTGGGGTATAAGTGATGTCTATGGCCTTCTTCATATTAAGTCCATTGCTTCGCCCTACCCTTGTATAGAATGGGACTGTAGGCTTGAAGCCACTCCATATAGTGAACTTCATACCCTCATACACTGGGTCAAATCCAGCTTGAAGCAAGTGCTTATACACACTTGCTTCAATTTTGGATTTGAACTTAATGTCATCAACAACTAAAGGTGTGGCACCTTTAATTCTTTTGTTTTCCATACAAGTTCTTCAATACAGGAGCCATTACTCTCCTGGCTACAAGAGCATCCTCAAGACTCCTGAAAGCTGCAAAGTGCTGGAAACTCTTGATTTTACTCAGGTCTTTGAGTTTCTGAACTCCTCCGCTGACCTTATTGATTACCCAAATCTCATTGCTGTTGTTGATGTGGTCAGGATACTTCTCATCAAGCAGGATAGCCACCTCCTTCAATACAATCTCAAAAGCAGCAGCAGGGCTAATCTTATAGAGGTTGCTGAGGTACTTCTCAAGGTTCTCTTTGTTCCATCCAATCCTATTAGCCAGATGCTGTATTGCACCTTCAATAGTGATGTCAATGTCACTATCAGAGCCTTCCGCCACTATTATACCATGTTTGATAAGGTCAGGAAGAGTAGTTTTGTTAATCTCAACCTGTGCTATAGGTATAGGAATACCACATAAATTCACAACTTTGATGAGTTGCTCACCCATCTTGACCTCTTTACCAGTCTTTTTCAGTTTCAATTTGTTCATATTTTTCTTCTTTATACCAGTTAATCTGGTAGTTACACCTATCTTTTAATAGTCTGTTAATCTTATAGAATATATCTGAGGGCATGTCTTGGTTGATTCTTGCAAAGTATGCAGGATGCTCTATCTCTATCACATCATTATACTTTCCTATATATGGCTTGAAGGTACGGGCAGTACCACCAAACAGCACATATATCATACCAGCATCATACTCAGACATCTTCTTTAGTAGCTTTGAGATGAAGGGCCTCCACAACATAGTGTGTGAGCCTACCTTATTCATCTCTACTGTCAAAGCAGAGTTAATCATGAGGATTCCTTGTTTAGCCCATGATTCTAAAGTGGGGTCAAAGGTAATCAAATTATGTGGTCTACGCAAGTCTATAACTGAATCTCTAACAATTTTTAACGATGGAGACCAGTCATCTTCTCTAGTACTTGCATCATTTCCAAACAATATGCCAGTAGCCACACCCTTCTGAGGATATGGGTCTTGACCTATGAATACCACCTTACAGTCATGGTACTTACACAAGTTGAATGCCTTGAATACATTCTCCTGTGCAGGACATATAGGTTTTACCTTATACATCCTGTTAAGGAGTATCAATACCTTATCTAACTCTGCTCTGTCAATCACTCTAAGCCAATCACCAAAGTATTCCTCAAGTGTCATACCCCAATGATATTGAATATATCATCAATGTTTCTGTTAAGCATATCATTGATGTTATCATCACTATATGCCACACTAGGAAGAATGGGCTTACAGAAGAACCTGTCAGCTACATTGGCAACTGACAGCTCAGGTATAGTCTTCCTTACTCCTCCTATATTTACATAGCTGATGTCATTGACTATCCTTGAGTCATAGGGTCCCACATCTACACCATTCTGCATGACAAATGGGATAATCTTGTTGGCTATACACTTCTCCACAATACCATCAGAATAGAATACTGATGGATGTATATAACTCTTGGCTCTCTTATAGGCAAGAGTATTACCCACAATCTCACATTCTATGACATTGAAGATAAGTGGAACCATATCCTTGTTGAATATAGTACCATTACATCCATAGTATGTCTCTCCTTTGTTGGTCTTGGCCCTCTGATACATGTCCCCCCTACTGGAGTTGAACTCCACCAGATTCCTGATTAAGGCATCTGCTGTTCTATAAGGAGCATAGTTAAACTCTAGAGTAGGGAGGGGCATAATGATGTCCCTTCTTCTGAGAGGGTTTGACCTAGCCTCTAATCTTGCAAGAAGGTCACCTTGCACGCACTCCTTGGCAAGTATGGGAAGCTCAATCTTATCCCCTTGTAAGGAAACCCTAAAGAATAGTGGAAACACTGTGTGCGAGGAGTAATTGACGTATGCAGCTGAAACTCTGCTGCCACTTACAGCTCCTCTTGAGTTATACATATGTTCAATAGTATGACTCATTCTAACATTCACTCTTTGCATCACATTTCAACTTTAGTAAACATTGTACTTGCATCATAGGATATGAAGAAAGGAACATCCCTGTCTATGATAGGGCCACAAAAGTTAGCTACGAAGTTCACAAAGACATTGACCATTACTGATGCTATCATGTTAGCCATGAAAGTAGTCTGCTTATAGGAGCATATAGTCTCCTCAGCCTCTGCATCACTGAACAGCCACTTATTCTCATATTCCGCCATAGCCCTCTCATCATCTCCTTGAATAGACAATACCTGGAACTCTTCTGCTGCCAATCTTCCATCAATGAACAGACACTTCTTTCTGTTATCACTGTCAGCAGGATAGGACAATACCCTCTGCTTCCACTTCTCATAGAATGTCCTTCTTGCTGCCATATTGTCAAAGCCACATATCATAATGTCAGTAGCCTCAGAGTTATCCTCAAACCTTTGATTCAATGCCACTATATTGTTATAGTCAGCATAGTCTCCAATCATATTGGCAAGGGCTGTACTCTTATAACTACCAACATCTGGCCGACCATATAACTGACCTGACATATTGACAGTCTCAACCCTGTCAGGGTCATATATGATAAGTCTAAGAGGCTTCAACCTGCCTAACAAGAAACCTACATAACTGCCAATACCCCCAATACCTGCCAAAGTGACAATCTGCTTCTGTATCCTCTCATACCATATAGCCCCACTGAACCTGCTTGTAGTCTCATCTACAGTGATAGTTTGTGAGTTTTCTGGTATTTCATGATGCACATTATCCATTGCTACTGCCAGCATTACTTCCTCTTCTGGACTCAACGAAGCCTCCTCAGGCATTTCTTCATCCATAATGGCTCTTTCAAGCTCTTGACGAGCCTGCTCTACACCTTCACTATACAATTGGTTAAGAGCTTGAGCACTTGCTTCACTTACCATATCTTCCATACTTATAGTATATAATCATCATACAATTTAATCCAAGCATCCAGCCATTCATTCTTAGGCAGGGTGCTCAGTTTCTCTTTTACCTGATAAGCCAATACAGCAGCCATCTCTGTAGCATCCAGGAAAGCAGAAGCCTCTGGGTCTTCTGTATAGTTAACCACAAAGTCCACAAAGTTTGATGCAAAGGCTTCAAACTCCTTCATGTCTGTGAATCTCTTCTTATACAGGGAATCCATAGACCTGGCCCACTTCTCTATATCAATGTTACTGGAGTTAGGAATAATTACACTACAAGTGATGGTCTGCTTAACCACCCAGTCCACTATCTCATCACTGAGTTTGAACTTCTCATAGTCCATAAACTCCTCATTGTTATCATCAAAGAGTGTAGGTTGCTTAACCTCTCTATTGATAGGAGTAGTATTGGCTGGCCCAGCAGGTACTGTATACCCTTTAGGGCTACTATAAGAACCTATTGGGTGTCTGTCATGCCATTCATTCCTATAATCTCCGCTATAGTAAGGACTTCTGACATTATCAATGTTTCTTTTACTAGACTTAGCCACCCTAATAGTCTTAATCCTTTCAAGCATTTCTGTTTCAAAGTCATTACTGGTTACTTCAATCTTAATGTCAAGGTTGAACCATTGGATATACTCCTTCTCCACTGTAAAGACTCTGTTACCAGATACCATCTCATCCCCCCATGTGGGATATGTGAACTCCTCATTGATTGTCTGTTTGAGCTTGACCTTCCTAGTCACTCCTGCTGTATATTTACCAGCATTGTTCACAATCAGTGATACAAAGTGGTTCATATCACTACCTTCTGACTGTAGAGTAGCTGTATCAGTACCACTAAAGAATGTAGCCATGTTGTTATGACTATGGATAAGTCCCTGATATACACCTGCCTCAAGCAGCTCAGGATGGTCTACCATATAACCCATGACATCTGGAGACATATCATATTCAGTATATCCTCCAGTACCTTCATCCATCTGGAATAAGTCTACACAAGTGATTGTCAGCGACTTATCCTCAAATGAACCACTCACTCTGTAGAACAGTACTCCAGACCATTCCACATTATGTATCTCCCTGCATAGAAGTCTTATCTTCTTCTCAACTTCCTGAGGGATTATCATCTTATAGATAGATTGCTGGTGTACCAATTCCAGCTTCTTCTCCTCTTTCTTCTCTTCCATACTTGTAATTTACTATTGTAAGCACTGCCTTTGCTATTTCCTCAGCAATACCTGCATTGACCAACACTGTCTTGTTAAGAGTATCAACGGAATTATCTACTATATGTATATTGATGGGTTTACCCTTGAATGTACATACATTAGCTCCTTCGTAGTTATAATAGTCCCTACCTCCATTACTAACACTATCACTAAGATAATGTATCTTACCATTGTTTATAATGCATTCTTTCAGTATTTTTCCATTAATCAAGTCATCATACCTTGAAGTAGTTTCTCCCAAGTTATATCTTAGGTTGAACCATCTGATGAACTCATTGCTAATGAGTATTCTATAGTCAAGATAGGACATTGCAAGACCATAGCTTCCTCCGATAAAGTTGAATTTGAGTTTCTTGTCTTTTACCAGATGCCTAACAAAGTCCTTCATATCCTCCTTAGAGAATATGTTACTATAGTTATTGAATGCGGTAAATCTCATGGAGAAGTCAGTTTCTCCACTAGTTGTATCACCACGTGTGCTTATCCTCTCCAGATACCTGTGAGGCACTCCAGAGATACTTTCAACTCTAACATACTTGTCCAGTTCAAGACAGAACAACTGCCATATAGCTTCATCATATCCCACTGCGAGAGTAGCTACTGTACTTCTGATAGGTCCAGTACCTAAACAGGGAGCCATGAAATTAGAAAAGTTACTGAATGGGATACCAGGAACATGACTGTGCATATAGTCTGCTTTCATGTGAGAGAGTTCATACTCACTCCTATTCACAGTAAAGTAACCTGCGCCTGCACCACTTGCCTTTATTTTTACTTTAACCCATAGATGGTTTATATCCACAAATCTGTCATGCTCATTAGTAACCCTTACATGGGGGAAATGCACAAGAATGAACCCTTGTGGGGCATTCTGTAGTACAGCAGTAGTCATTATAGGCAGAAAGTATGTAGCAAGTGCCTCATCACTAAGTACAGCATTATCCAAAGCACCATTATCAAGCATATCTTCTATGACAGCCTTATCTTCTTTACTGGCACTCCTGAACTCTGAGCTACTAAGTACAGCACTCTTGCTAGAGAAGAAAGAACTAAGCCTGCTCTCAGACAATAAACGTAGGAACTCTTCAAAGCTCCAGAACCCTTGCATATCCACTCTCTGCTCTCCAAAGAAGTCATTGAATATGCCAAGAACCTTATTAGGAAAGTACATGAGGTTATCATATAACTCCCTTGCCTTATTAGTTACTTCTTCATTCATACTGTGTAAAAAAAGGTGAAGGGCAAGCATACTACTCACCCCGCACCTGTGTTATTTTAATCTGACCTTATCTTTCAACAAAGCCAAACATCTCATCAATCTCCTTCTTGCTCATCTTCTCAGGTGTATTGCAAAGTTTACCAGTGAGGGCAGCCATCACAGCATCATAGGTCTCCTCCTCAATGGTATCATTGCTATACAATGCTTCTGTAAGCATGGTAATAGCCTTTGAGCAGTTGCAACCAGTGTGAGAAGGAGTGTCAGATGTTACAGGAGCTGCCTCTGCCTCTACAGGCTTCTCAGCTTTAGGTGCAGGAGCTGCATTGGTAGAACCCTTCTCAAACAGAGAGATGAGGTCAGCGGTAGAACACTGTGTGAAGTTCTTACCGAACTTCTCCACACAGACACTCTGCAAATGCCTATTCTTGATTTCTGCATAGGCTTCTGCTCTTGACATGGCACCAGACCTAACCTTCTTCTCAGGTGCAGTCAACATGAATGTCAAGTCATTGACTACCTGACCCTTATAGGGTATGTTAGCAGGCAGGGGAGCTGCATCATCCTTGAGTTCAGCTCTCATATGACCTTCAAAGAAAGTCATACCTGTGTAGTCAATACCTCTCTCCCTCATTTCCTTTTTGAGTTCACCGAGAGTTGTAGCCTTAGAGTCCTGAATCACCTTCTGGCTCTGGGTCTTAGAATTGATGATAGTTACTTTACGAGTTTCCATAATTTGAAGTGTTAAATGTTAAAACTTTTGTTAATGTTATCTTAAAAAACAATTTTAGTCCTTAAATAAGGGCATGATAATACCTCTAAATCTATTAGGGTCTTGAAGAGATTTGTATAAATCACTGATGTCTTTAGCATCATTCACTTTTGGTAATACTATATTGGTGAATCCAGTAGACTCTGACAGTTTTACCGCATCTTGCAGTCCAGCTTCATCATTGTCCAGTAGTATATAGATATGACTATATCTCCTTTTGAGTTCACCAATAGCAGTATCACTCATACCATAGCCTTCTCCTTGAATAGCTAGTGCTGGTATTCCTGTGTTAGCCCATAAGCACAAGGCATCCTTCATGGATGAACATATGCAGATTCTATCTCCATACTCAGGTACTTTAGTCCAAAGTGATATGACACTCCTGTCATGTCTGTTGCTCCACTTGTACCCACCTTTATTGTAAGGTTGGTATATCTTGAGGGTCACTTTACCCTCTTTCCTTTCTATATAGGCATAGGCATATTTATCAGCCCCAAACACATATCTTTGGCCCTCCCTAATTACAATCTTATGTGATATGGGATATATGTCAGCATACTTGAGCCACTCTAGTGATATACCATAAGAAGCCCAGTATTCTATATCATAATCCCTCCACTCTCTGACCTTACATTGAAGGTCTATGCTCCTTGACTTGAGAGACTGGTACTGGTAAGACCTCTCACTCTTCATACTATTAAACTGGACATTGGCATTGGAGAAACTGGGTAAATCCTTCCAAAGATGATTAAGCATATCTTTGTAGCTCTCCCCCCAATACTTCATAAGCAAATCAAACAATCCACCTCTATCCTTAGTGGCTAAGTCAGTGTAATGTACCCTCTTACCATCCAATGTATATAGACCAAATGAAGGTCTGCTGTCATGCCTTAAAGGTGAATGTATTACAGTAGGCAGCTCACTTACATTGAAATAATGGTATAGTATGCCAAATTCCGTAGTTCTTGCTAGGACATCTTCTAGGGTAATGCTATGCTCTCCGTTGCCAAATGCCATCAGTCTAATAGTTTTATAGAGTTAATCAGTCATTATTTGTTACCACCCCAAGCATCCCAAGGAGTACTTGTAGGTGCTGAACCTGCACCCAATGGGTCATTCTCAGGTGAATTGAAATCAGTTGCAGCTACATTGTACTCATGCAGAGGTTCAATGCTGAACTCAGTTGTAGGATATGCTCCAGCAGCCTTTCTGTTCTGCATCTCCTCATCAAGTTTACTGTAGTCTGTAACATTGAGTTTCAGGAACTTCTGAGTATAAACAGCCTGGTACTGCTTATTATCATCAGTAGTTCTTACACCAAACATGCCCTTAACCCTGTTGTTGGGCTGCAACTTGATGATGTTCTTCAACTCAGTGAAGTCACCCTTGAAGTAGTTCTCAATCTTGTCAAGTCTAGCCTCAGCATCAGCCAAGTTAGGAATAAACTTAACCTCCTTGGTCTTAGGGTTAGTAAATGACTTGTTTGGAATGTTCAGGTACTTCTTGATGAAGTCAGTAAGTTCTGACTCACCAATATAGGCAGGTCTCATATCAGAAGTGTCATACCACTTCATGTTGTCAGGAATAGGTTCAGTACCTTTAGCAGCATTGATAGGCAACCAAGTAGTCTCACCATACTTATTGATTACCTCAACCTTGGTGTTATCCTTGTTATACCTATAAGCCTTGTTGAGGAAGAAAGTTACTCTGGTGAGCATCTCAATTCCATTACATTTCTCAGGGTCTGACTTAACTACAAAGTCTATTCTTGCCTGAGGCACTTTAGACTTATTACCTTCTGGACCAACCTCAGCCTCACTCAGATAGTTAGGAGCTTCATCAAGCTCTGTGTTATAGAGCTTCTCTGTCTCTTCCTTATTAGGGTTGACAGCCAACACAAAGACAGGAGCTATACCAACGTACAGCTTTCTTACAACTTCCCTAGACTCACTGCCCTGTGCAAATGCGAAAATAGGTTCTCTTTTCATGTTTGCTACTTATTTGTTAATTCATAAAGGGAAGGTCACTGGGGTCTGTACCCTGCTCTTTGTCCTCCATAGCAGGAGCAAGAGGAGATTCTACTGAGGCAGCAATAGCTACTGCATCCTCTGCGGGCACTTCAACCTCAGGAGCCTTCTCAGTGTCATCCACTACACCATCACCACCATCCATAGCAGGAGGAAGGATAGTGTCGGGGTACTTCAAGACATACTTAGCCAGCTTGACAGGCTTACCATCCTTATCCAGCTTACCAGTGTCCTCAATCACCTTCACTATGAGGTCCTCAGTACCATAACCACCAGTCATCTTTCTGATGGGCACTTCAAACTGCTCCTGTGCCTCTTCAAGCTGGTCATATTCAGCTTGAAGTGCATCAATCTTCTCTTTCAACTTGGTCTTCTTAGTGACCATTGCATTCACATTCTGTGCAGTCCTTCTGATGGCTGCAATCTCAAATTTGCTTAACTCTTTCATTTTACTTAATATATTAAGATTATTCTTCTCCCATTACCAAATGCCCTAGTGTCGGGTGCTGAATACAGCTTACATATGGCATATTTTTTCTCATACCACATAAGAGCATAGGATATACAATAGGCAAGAAGCACAGGTCTTCTGCTCAAGCACATCACAAACCTTGCACTTTCTGTATAAGGTTTCCCATTTTCCAAGCAATATGATAGTAGCAATACACTCATATCACTACTATTCAAGTTGCCATTGCTAGCTGCATATGCATAGCTTAACCTGATTACTTCCTCTCTGGTCATTCTCCCTCATAATACTCCTGCATCTTCTGAGCTACTATACCCAAGTCATTAGGAATATACAGGGATTTAAACATACCAACAGGACTCTTGGCAGGATATTCACCATCATTATTGGTTACAAACTGCCTTACAGCTACCTTAGCTGTATCATCCCATGACATCTTTCCAAAGAGTACAGTCTCAAACTTACCTTCAGGTGTGATGTATTCATCCACCATGTTACCAGTTGATTTGTACTTGTAAGAGATGGAGTCACCATTCTTATCCTTGTAGGTCTCAAAGTGAGCCATACAGATAATGTTCTTATCTTCAGGCACATTGTCAATCTGGTCAAAGATAAGACCCATATTGTAACCTATCTGCTTAGGAGTGTCCCAACCACCCTTCATGGCATTCTTCATATAGTAGTCCTGTGATAGATAGTTCATATCATCAACCACTATATTCTTGAAGGGTGAATTGATTAACAACTCTATAGCAGCAGCTACAATCTTGGCATCCTTGGTGATAATCCTGTTGCCCTTACCTATGACTGAACCTAAGTTAGCAGGAGTAATACCCTGCATAGGTATAGGCACATAAATCTTAGATGCACCCTTGATAGGCAGAGGCTTATTAACACAGCTAAGGAGATAAGTCTCCTTAGGGTCCAAGCCTAATATGCCAGCAGAGGGCACACCAACCAGTGAACTGGATTTACCAAACCCAGTCTTAGCTAAAATCAATGCTTTTGCCATTTGCTTTTACTTGTTTCTGCTTGCAAAGATACTTCTATTGAACCACCTGTGCAAGCCTTTAACTACTTTTCTTTTCTCTCTTGAGAACTCTCTTGTGAACATCATAAATACTAGAGTAGCCCTCTTTCTTATGACTTGCTCTACATACTGTAGTGCTGACTCAATCTCCCTCTTATTGTCAGGAAGAGGTAATTCACAGAAGTTACTTACCTCACCATCAAAGAGTAGTGGGCATACCTGGCCACCAGCACCATTGTCCCTATCTTCAATGACTATCAAGAACCTGATGTTGTTCTTGAATCTGGTTATGTCGTACTTCTCATATTCTGTAAGTCCATACTTGAATGGACTGAACAGACCTAATACCAGATTGGCATCTCTAGTGGTGGTCTTACAGTCAGCCAGACCATCTGATGATGGATATAGCTTATTGAGCTTTTGATTCTCAATACCTTCCTGAGCTTGAGCCTGATGCTGGATAGCACAGAAATGAATATCAAACTTATCCCTGAGTTCAATGGCATACTTACTCATCTTCTCAATGGTAGCTCTCTTATCCATACCTTGCTCTTGCATAAGATTGGAATAGTTATCAAGGATTACCTCTATATACTCATCTTCATCAGTATGTTCAAAGTAATCAATGACATCTACCTCCATAGGAAGGCCATTCTCATCCTTAATAGTACCTTTCTTGTAGTGGAACTGACCTCTCTCAAGCATAAACCCTCTGATTCTCTTATAGATACCAGTAGGATTCCTTATATCATCTATATAGATGACAGTCTCCTTGAACTTCCTTATATACTCCTGATACCTCTCACTCTCAATGAGTTCAAGTATATGCTCAGGACAAGGATTGTCAGCATTTGTACTCTTAAGGTTGGTAGGACTTATCCTTATGTTATCCAACCTATATAACAGGTGGCAGAGAAACTCATAGAACTTCTCTTCCTTTCCCATTTCAAGAGTGAAGTAAAGCACCTTGAACCTTAATTGGTCAGGATGTTCTATCATATAGAAGAAAGGCTCATAGACATACAGATAGTCACTTAGCTTTGACTTACCTATCTTCTGGTTTGCAGTAACTATAGTATATCTTCTTTTCTCAATACCTGGCAACCAGGTTCTCAATCTAGGGAAAGGTAATGGAATACAGTTAATTTGTCCATCCAATATCCTTTGTCTCCTGACTTTGAGCTTCTCTATTGACCTGTCAAATACATCCATATCAATTCAAGCTAGTAGTCCAATCAGAGTTAGAGGGGTTTACACTGCCCCTGTTCTCAATCCAATCTGCTAATTGTGAGACTTGCAAAGTCTCTCCATCCTTATTCTCATCCTTCCAGATGAAGTACTTCAAGAGTCGCAGATAAGTATAATTACCATTGAAGGATGCCACATACCTTTGGGTAGCTTCTATAATCTGTTCAGGAGTATATTCTCCATATCTCCTAAAGAAAGACTTGAGCTTCCTGACTATATCAGCTCTATTACATCTGTAATAATAGGATGTACCAGCCATCTTACCTTCGGGATATATTTCTCTGAGCTTATCAGCAAGCTCTTTGATACCATCCTCTTTAATAACTATACTCTCTTCACTGTCAGCAAGGAGTTCATCAGCTAAGGCTATACCTTTCTCAGTGGCACTATACTTCCTGTTCAAGGATTGCATAGTACCATTAGCCTTAGTGATTAACCCCTTACTTACTAATGACCTGTAGGTCTCATCAGTGGTAGTACTGATAGCAAGCAAAGCCATACCCTCACTAAGTAGCAGACCATGTTTCTTACATGCCTTGTCAGTTAGCTTTGCCATAGCTCCTCCTTATCTGGTCAGCTCAAGAACATGGTCATTCTCAATCATCATGGCCTGCTCACAAGCTACAGATGAGTTACTACATTCCTTTGCCAACTTTGTCAGAGCATCTGAACAAAGCCTATATATTCTGCTGGAGACGTTGAACATCTTGGCTTTAGCCCTGCTCTCAGCAATTCTCTTGCCAGTCTCAACACTGAATGTGTCTGTGGCATTGCACCTTGCCTTAGCTTTGACAGTGAACTTGCCATACCAGTTTGCGTAGGGGATATTCTTGAACATCCCACAATCAATAGAATTCCAAGCAGGATGCTTATCAAGCTGCATATCACACTCAAGTGTGCATACAACCACCTTGTTTGCCTCATCCACATGGAAGCTGGACTTCTGAATCAAAACTTTATTTCTCATATCTTTATATCAGTTATGTTTTCTATTGTATGAATTAACTGAGGATTGTAATCCTCAAGCATCTTAGCAACTAACTCCTCTTCCCTAGTACCCTTATAGAAAGGTATCACTATCACTGGTTTCTCATGTCTAAGTATTCTACCTAGTCTCTGTTTGATGATTATCTCAGAACTGTTGAGATTGGCATATATACCTATCCTACAGTTAGACAAGTTCATGCCCTCATTGAGCATATTACAAGCGGTGATGTGCCTTATTTCTCCCTTATTAAAGGATTCAAGCACCTTGACAGCATCCTTGTTCTTACTGTTGATACAGTTCCTTCCCAGTTCAATAGTCTGGTCTATGGAGTTACAGAAAGTCAATACTCTCTCATTTCTGAATAGAGCCAATAGATTAAGCATAATAGGATTCTTTAGGTTTGATAACCATTTCAACCTCTGACCCGCAAGATGTAACCACTTGTTCTTGAATATCTCATTCCTAGTTCTCATGTACTTATCTTTCCAGAAATTTATCTCATTGTCTAATTCAATACTCTTCTGGAGCTGAGTACACTCAATAGTCAATTTGATATTCTTGTCCCTTATATAGTTCCATCTATCCTTATAGGAGCAAGTTACTGAGGTTCTGCCACTACTATGCTTTACTATCTTTTCTGAACTATATCTACTATCAAGAGTAAGAGGTAACAGATAGACCATAGGGTCAGGAAGGACTTCATTCTCTATGGCTTCCTTCATGTTCACCTTATAACAATACAAGTCAGGAAACATATCCTTCAAGTCATACTTGAGGTCTCTCTTGACTGTAGCTGACAACATGATTATCTTGTCATATGTTATATAGGTGAGCAAGTCTTGGACTCTAGGGGTCACATGATGAGCCTCATCCAGTATGACACAGTTAAAGTGCCTTCGGATATTAGGAACTTTATGTAATCCAGCATAGGTACTGAATGTAACCCTATCCAGATATTCATCATTTCCCCACTTCTTGAACTCATTCTTCCAGTTCTGTATAAGAACAACTCTAGGTACTACTATAAGAATGCTTTGAGGATTATCTCTCAAGCATAAGTCCATACCCATCAATGACTTACCATAGCCAGTTGGGAGTTCCAAGAGTATTGCCTTATTGGTCAATCTTAATATCTCTTCTCTTGCATCTTCTCTATTCATATCTACGGGGGCAAATTACTTTCTATTATTCTAACTTTATCTATATATCTATTGTCTTGGGCATAGGGAAGCTCCTCAAGGAATCTATAATAATCACCTCCAACATACCTATACTCCACCATAGAGATATAGGCTGCTACAGCATCTGTCCAATGCTTGAACTTGAAGTAATCCTTCTTCTTACTATTGTAAAGACCAAAGGGATTATTATACTCCTTAAATAATTTGGACTCAAAGTTACCTGACTCCAGTACAGCTTGAGCTGTGACTACCCTAGGATGTTTTACTCCATAGTATTCACACACTGCAAGCATATTGATAACATTAGCTTCCAAGTCTTTCATAATCTCCCTATCATTGAGTTTTAGCTCAAACTCAGCATCAGGAGGGGCTTTCCCACTCTCTAAGGCAGTATATCCTGTAAGGATTACCATCCAAGACAGTAGTATATAGTTAAATATCTTTTGTTTCATACTAGATTGTTTTATTAAGCACACGTACTATTGCACCAAGAATCCTATGCAGTATGTTCTTGTTTGACAGTTCCATAATATAGTACTCACACTCATTATGTGGTTTTGTACAGGCAAATACAATGAACCATACATGATATGCTATGAATACCAATATGCCTATAAAAGGAACACAGTAAAGTACAAAAGCTATAAGCAGTGCCCACACAGGAACATGGTGTTCATCCACTTTGTTCTTATAGCAGTACTCAACAATGGTAGTGCCCTTGAGTGACCATACAGTCACTGCAAGGAACACAATACCTAATATAATCCATCCCATAATTACTCAAATCCTTAAACAATGTAAATAAACTATCATATACATGGAGCTATAGAGTAATCTTGTTATTAAGTTCTGATGATAGAGGAAATGTATTTCTTCTCTCCCTTTCAGCAACTTGCTTGGCTTCTTCTAAAGTACTATACCTACCAAAAGATTTACCATCAACTCTTACTCTATACTTACCATCTTCTATAGTCACGTTTCTACAATGTGTTATACTACTTAGAGTAGAAGAAATATTCTGAGCATTTTGTTCCTTGCTAACTTCTCTGAGATTACTTCTGACATTATTTAGTGTGTTATGGTCAATATGGTCTATAACATTGTTGGGATTTGACTTTTCAAATATAAAATTATGTAACCATATCTGTTTTCTAACTTTATTAATTTGAATCTTAGTTTTTACCCCATCTATATGACCACTCACATTCCTATTTATATGCCAAGTACCTCTTATAGAAGATACCTTGGATAAATCCTCTCTACTTACATAACACAGCAACTGGATTCCTTTATACAGAATCTCTATAGCTACTATGTCGTCATCTATTTCTACTACTCTATTCTTCATATCACTTTCTTATTTTGCTTAAATCAAGAAATGCTGAAGTACTACCACCAGTAATTACTGTTGGAACAGTTCCGTCCCATTTCTCAATCCACATCTTCTCAAGAATAGCTGGAGTAAGAGCCTGTTGTCTTAATTCATTGGCTTTCTTCTCTGCCTCAGCAGCTACAATGAGCTTCTTGGCTTGGGCCTCTGCTACCTTGACCTCATTCTCTACCTGCATGGCCTGCTGTATAGCCTTATTCTTAGCATTCACAGACTCTACAATGGTTTGGGGATACTTCAATCCAGAAGTGAGCTGTTCCAATTGGAAGTTCTCTTTGGCAAGTGCTTGAGTCAAATATCTCTCAATAGCACTCTCAATGCTATCCCTCTTGCTCACAATGTCATCAGTGGTGAACTTGTTCAACTGGATTCTAAAGGCATCCTTCACATAGTTATACAGAGTACCCTTTATTACCTCATTCAATTCTTTTCTGTACTTCTTGAAGACAGCAGGTGATTTACCATCAATAATCTTCAATGACACAGTAGGGTCTACAGTGAACTCAGAACCATCCTTAGCATTGATAGTGAATGGCTCATAATCAATGGTCTGTACATAAGTAGGATACTCATATACTGTGGTAGTCCATGGATTGTACCATACAATACCAGTTACCAAAGAAGCATCATCTACTCCCTTGTCACTACCATACAGGTTCACCTTGATGCCTTCACAACCAGCATCTACTTTCTCCATACATGATGTCATGGAGAATACTGCAAACAGGGCTAACATAAAGCCCATAATCTTACTTCTCATTTTCTTTTAATTATTAAGTTTGTTAAACATTACAGCCCATCAAATTCTCTCTGAACTGCATCAATTCTTCTCTTTATTTTTCTCCTCTGCCGTCTTTTGAATTTGACTCTTGATTAGATTTATAGTTGTTATCACAGTGGCAGCTAGTATCACTACCCCCAATATATTCTCTATAGTGTTAGGTGCTGATATTAGGTTGAGACAACCTGTCAGTATAGCCATAAACACTATGAACAATAATACTAATGCTACTAGTATAAGACCTTTCTTCATTTCTCTCTAATCCTGGTAATAAATACAAACTCAGGTAGGTTATCCCACCTACAGCCATCCCATAACTCATAGGTAGCCCTGTACATCTTGTCTTGGAAGTTCCATACAATCTTAGATACTCCTCTACCCACTCCATAGATAGAGCATAATTTATAGTGTGCTTGAAGTTTAAGGTCTGATAACCATACATTCCTCTCCACTACATAAACACTCTTCAGGACATTATGGATTAGCTCGAATACTCCCATAGGCTGTTTGAGGTGACTTATCTCACACTGCTTGCACAGAGCAGCTATATCAGGTATTAACTGCCTGTTATAGTCACACATGCTGATGTAAGGCTTGGACTTGGGTTTCCTGGTTCTCTTCTTGTAGTTCAATATGCCATTGGTGATGTAGAAACCACCTGACCAGCCAATCTCTGACTTTTCCTTAAACATATCATAGAACCACTTCCTCAGATTATATACACTGGCAGATTTATTACACCTATCAAGAAACTCTGAGAATACTTTATCAACTGGTCTTCCTACATTGGACTTAAGAAATCTATCCAAGTTACCCTTAAGGAATATGTAGTTATCATCTATCCAGTTGTTTTTGAACCAAAAGGCAGCTTTCTCATCTCTCCTATGGAGTATTTTCTTACGAGGGAACTTCTTAAGAAACCTTGATTTCTTACCATTTGTGGCTCTCTTCTTAAGTCCAAATTCTATCATATCTTAAACATTTAATATACTTCCTACCTGATTGTATCAAGTCAAGATTAGGGTCATCCCTAATAAATGTCCTTATCAGGAGTATAACTCCCAATAAGGACACTAATACCACAAGAAACCTCATACTTCTACAGTATAAGTGATGTTGTTATTACTCAATCATCAAATACCTTATAGGTGTAGGAGATGCCCCCGAGGTGCTTACATGCCAAGTTAAGATGTACCTCCAATCTCTGTACTGGCTTCATCTTAGCCCATACATACTGCTTGATACTGGTAGGACAACTATCCTTACTTGTCATGTACTCATAAGCCTCTTTGTACATGCTTATGGTCTGTGTGGCAGTTCTGGACTTCCTAGTTCTCACGTTGAGGACATCAGCATTACCCTTCTTGTTCTTAACCTTGACTCTAGTCAGGTCATAACCAGTGCCTACTTTGTTCTTCTCAAGCTGTTCAGCCTCAGCTTGGGTCAGCATTACACCACCTTGTAATGTAATACTGACACTCACCTTGATTTCACTCATTTCAGTTTATCTCTTATCTCCAAGTGCAATTGACAGCAGTGCAAGACCTGCAAGGGGATTACCCTTAGTCTGCTTATCCATATGAGCAGCCATCGCAGCACACAACAGCTTGTTGTGAAGCTCAATGCAGGACTTCTGCATACCTATAGGACACTTAGTCCATATGATAGAGGCGATGATAGCCTTGAACTCAGGGTCCTTAACCTTCTCAAGTGCCTTCTCAATGGTGTCCATCACCTCTTCGATGTGCTTCTCACCGTTGTTCTTAGCCTGAGCGATAAGTTTGTCCTTCATTTCCTTAGTCACACTCTCATCAATCATGGCATCTAAGCCTAGAAGGTCCTTCACTTGTGCCTTCAAGTCCTCGACTCTCTCGACACTTTCATTTGTTTTTGCCATACTTTTTTTTTTTAAGTAATACAATATATGTAGCTAACACAATTTCAAAAAGAAAGAGGACTATAGTATTACTACCATAGCCCTCTTAATAGAGGTAGAACAACTCTGCCACAGTTGGGTTGAGTTAAAAAAGTTGTGAATAAATCTACTCCTTTCTTGATTGAATGTTAAACCAATATACTAATCATAATTGAAGTAACTGTAACATTCACTAACCTCTATTTTGCGGGGGAGATTGGACTCGAACCAATATACTTTCATTTACCAGATGAATGCTTGAAGTAACTCTTTGCTAACACTACTGCTTCCAGAGAATAACAGCAAGAGTATAGTAACCAATTTAGCTACTCCCCCATTTTATTATCTGTCTTTCCAGATTGTCAACCAATTTTACATAGCTGCTAAGGATGGTATTCCTTGACGTTATCTCCACTATGCTTCGAGGCTATTCATTTTCTCACTCACTGAATAGCAATACCAGCGTGGCTAGGATAGTTTCATCGGTGCCTCATCATAATGGGTCTTATCCTGTATAACTATGCTAGGTGAGGTAGGTAAATAAGTGGCGGAGGTAAGACTCGAACTTACATTCTTTAGCACCCAAAACTAATGCTATAACCTTGAAGTAACCCTGACAACCCACTACTGCTTTACCAGAGAAATACTGTAAGGGTGTTGCTTTAACCATTTAGCTACTCCGCCTTGTAAAAACCTCACCTATATTCACATACCAGTGAGGTAAAACACACAAAATCCAACAAAGTTGGGAGGAGTATAGGACTCGAACCTATGACCTGTGCAATGAAAGTGCTTGAAGTATCTCTACAAATCACTACTATTACTAGAGAACAGTATGTAGAGTGTCTTGTTTAACTGCTCTAACCTCTGAGCTAACTCCTCCATCGCAAGACCCGAGATGCATCAAAGGCAATCGGGTCTCGAAACTCTTTCTAACTATAGAAGAGCTTAAAAGCCTATAGAACACTTTGTCAGAGTGTCAAAATATCCCAATATTGAAGTAACTCTGACTTTCACTTATAGGCTCTTTTTATTTATTGCTCCTCAAACTTATTCTGCAATCCCTCAAGAGCTGCAATATAAGTCAAGAAATGTTCTGACCAGCCTGAAACCTCAGCAGTCCATACACCCTTGTAGTTCACTCCTCTTGTATGAGCAGATACATCTACAATATAGTTATATGTACCAAATGGTTTAGGTACTCTCTTCTCAGGATAGTCGCAGTCTTGAGAGTCTGAGAATATGATAATTCTATCAAACTTCTTGTCTTTGAACTTATCCTTACACCACTCTAGGCACTGTCTGGTGAATATACCTCCACCACCAATCCTATGTCTGGTATCCATTATCTGTGGAGCAAGAGCAAAACCTCTCTTTGGATATTCAATCCACTCTGAGGCACTTATTTTAGAACCATCATTACCTGCTGTAGCTACAAGCTCATAGTCCTCACACTGATTAGCTGCCAAGATAGCCATAGCACAAGCTTGGTCCATCCTGTTGAACTGAGAACTACCAGAGGTTAAAGAACCCATAGAACCTGATACATCCACTATAAATAGTGTCTTACCAGGAAGTTTAGGTAAGTTCTTATATGCCTCTATCATAGCATCCTCAATGTCTCTCTCAAATGCTGGGTTCATTCTAGCAGCCTTCCAGAAGTCAAGAGGTAATAGCATTGAGCTTCTCAGTGTCTTAAGGCCATCTTGGATAGTCCTTCTATCCACATTGGCTTTCTGCATATTAGCTATGTTTCTCAACATAGCCAGACCTCCTATTTTCCCCTCTGTAATGAGCTTAGTCCAAGTAGCTTTCTTGTCATCACCTCTACTTAACATGACTTCCCATGTCTCAGGTGGTGTGAGAGTTCTCTCAGCTACCTTATTGAACAACTCCTGCTCATACTGATTTCTAGGCTTTGCATGTACCAAGAACATCACATCCCTGAGCTTGATAGCAGCATCTCTGTCATACTTAGCCAACTTATACTCATTGAAGTTGTGGAAGGCTAAAGCAAGACCCTTCTTAGCTTGGTTACAGATAGGATACTTACCATCCTTCCAATATATAGCCAAGAAGTCAGTGAGCATGTCAGCTCTTGTGATTATCTTTGGTAGTAAGTCCTTAACAAATAACTTATGCTCAGGATACTTACACATTTCCACTGCTATAAACAATGGAGTATGTCTCAGTTTCTGATTTAATCTAGCTTCAAGAGCTATATTATATACATCCTCAGCAGGGCACAGAGGTATTAACCTCTGTATTTCATTGGCTACTCTCTCACCATCCATATATGCCACATCCTCCCAAAGGAGATTAGCCAGCACTGCTCTTCTAAGCAGTGCTACATTGGACTGCCTGGCAGCTAATGCACCATAACCACCTGCCAGTTGAGTGTTCTCAAACTTAGGTGCAGGCTTTAAGTTAGGATTAACTTTTGAACACATAATCTCTGTTGTTTAATTGAACACTGCAAAGGTAAGTCAAAAATTTGATATTACCAAACAAATGACCTACCTTTAACATAAATTTAACTTTAGTACCAATAACTGCCCTTATAAGTAGGGTCAGGAAGAGGTGTTGTTATAAGCACTCTTATTGGTTCATCTTCTTTGAAATACATAGTACACTACAATATAAGAATAATCACAGACACAGCCACTCCTTATAGTGGTTGAAGTTCCTATTTTCAATGGGTATATCTTCTGCATACCTTGTGGCAGACTTAATCCACCTTTCATAGCACTTCTTGCACATAGTGTCATGAAGCACTGCAATGTAATAGATGTCTCCACTAAGGCACCCCTTATTACAGTGCATACATATACATGTGCCTGAGCCATCTATACCAAAGCCCAGAGATGCTGCATCCTCTGTTGACAAGCTGATTACCTTGAATCCCTTGTCATTGTTTACAATCTTTGCCATTCTGATGTAGTTTAATTTTATACTATTTGTAGAGCTTGGTAAGATTGAACAGTATTCTCCGCCACAGAGATGGTTTTACTGCCTTCTTAATCTCCTCTACATATCTGACCACTCTTTCATACTCTTGACCACTGATGTAACTGTCTCTATAGGCTTTAGCAATTAACTCCTTGCCAGTGCCGTAGAAACAGCCAACTGCCCACATATCATTGCTTCTAGTCCATGTAAAGTATCTTCCTGATGACCACCAATTCTTGAAGACTATGTAATCAAAGTTAGACTCTATAACTGCATAACCACCAATGTAAGCAGAACCCCTGATGATCAGACCGCAACCGCTAGAGGGCCTTACAGTAGCATAGTTATAAATGTGAACGTTGCCACCTATAAGCAAGGTATTGCCTGATACAGAGGCATTGTCCCTAATAGTAGCTCTATCAGAAATGTATGCATAACGGCTTACACAGGCATTACCAGCCACAAATGCTTGACCACTAACGACCGCACCATCATAAACCTTGGCTGTATCACCTACCCAAGCAGTGCCCTCAAGGTTCTCATAACCCTCAATGAAACCACCCAAAGTACCTTTCAACACATTGCGGAAACTCTTAGTGCATATTATGCGATGCAGTGTATGACCATCAAACTCAATAGTCTCATTGGTCAGTTCATAATGTCTTCCAATATCCATATTTCTTACTCCATCCAATTGGCATCTCTATACTTGCTCTTTGTAGCACTTGTATGATAGCCATGTTTTACATAAGCTTTACAGCCTTCACTTCTACTACCAAGTCTTACTGGCCTTGCATAATATTCTTGATTCAAAGCCTCATCTGTATACTCATCATTTTCCATACTTGTCACAAAAATACATTGTTGTATAAATAAGTGAACTTATTGCCGAATTGCACAGCACGTTCCCATGATTTGAAGCAAGCTCGAAGACCTAAGGTAATCACAGGCGAATTACTTGCATCAACACACACAAACTTCGCACTACTTTTACAATACACAAACACTGGAAACCATTTTTCTTGAATATGATTTGAGGAATCGGGCACAAACTCATCCAACTTATTCCATGCTTGCGCAATAGTAAATAACTTGTTCAATGCAATCAGTGCTCCAATATGCCCTATGTTAAGTTCAACATCAGAAAAACGGAGTGACTCTTTTGCAAGGATAAATCCTGAAGAAGGGTCTATAATCTGTTTTGCATGCTCAAAACCAGGGACAAGCTTATCTAGTTCAGTGCATTCTTCTTCAATAATGAAGTCAAACAGAGACAGGTAATTCTTACTAAATTTGTTGAGATTATGAACATAACCCATCAAAGTCTCCTCAGCTTTCTTTCTTGTATCATGTACAGCAGGCATCACATACTGCTGACTTCCATCTTTGTTTTTGATAACATACCTTTTCATTTTGTTTTATTGTATAAGATTATGGTTAGTTAGTCCTTTTTGGGTTTGATACCCCATGCAAGACATCCAAATCTAGAATCTACGTCAATATTTGAACCATCAAATACAATCTCTTCCCCATCAATAGCTGTTAGAGCAATGCCTACAGGCAATGAAGGATAGAGATATAGAGGAATCAAACGAAGCCCAAGAGTATTTTTCTCATTAGCAACCCTCTCATCAAATTCTTCTTTTGTAAGATGTCCTTTGTCTAATTCAGATTGTAAGTGAGAAATTTCTTCTTCAATATCTTCTTCAGATTGCCAGCTTTTGAAATATAAAGCTTTACACTGACTTTCTGTAAGAGCAGTCCAATCAATATCTTTCTTAAACTGTTCTTGAACTTTTTGCCAAGCATCATTGAGGTGTTTCTTCTTGGATTCTTCATCCCAATTATATATCTGAATGCATGCAACTTGGTATGCAAGCCAATTCAGAATGTTATTAACTTTGTGTTCTAATGAAGTTTGTTCTATATTATTTAATTTAATGAGTTAATGTTAATTGTGGAGCTGAGGGGAGTCGAACCCCTGTCCTAATAGCTCTCAATATAAGGATTACACATGCTTACCACTTTATTATGCAGTTGGTTCTCTGCTGGGGTTGACTGGATTGTCAACATAGCCCACCACTTGCATTTATCTATGCAAGAAATCTTGTCTTGTCACTATTCTGTTTCCAAGTCAGTGACTAACTCAGTAGATTGCTTAAGCAGCAAGAGCTACAGGTGCAGAAATTCTGTTGCCACCTAAAGTTTTGATGTCTCTCCATCAGTCTCTGCATGTCCTCATACCAAGTAGCCACCAGTCAAAACCAAATACAGCCCCTTGAATGAAATGAATAGTACTCCCTATGGGACTCGAACCCATGACCCTCGGATTAAAAGTCCGATGCTCTCAAGCCTTGCGGAACCAACTGAGCTAAGGGAGTGAGCCATTTATAACACCTCTTTAATAGTCAGACTCTTTATCGTACTGTTCACTATCGCATAAATGATAATGATTTTATTACTACCTGCTTCAAGACTGACAGATATAGGAGATATTATATCTACCTTTATAGAGTCTCCAAACACATCATACATATATCTTTTCATGTTAGATATGTTGTATACTCTACATCCTTTACCCAAACCTAGTTTGTTAAGGATTGTAACAAGAAGCTCAGACATCTTATTTATCGTTAAAAAAGACATGCCATAGCAAGATACAAAACAAGAATGTACCAAAACCATAGAATATTATCTCTAAAATTCCAAGTATTATCATTGGTCTTTCATTTTTAATACCCAAACTATTACAAATAGCCAAGCAAATATTGTTATAATCATTGCTTTATCTCCTTGGCAATAGCTTCCTTGATACCCTTGGGAAGGTACATTCTGTATTCCTTACCTGTCTTTGCTGATATTTTGTTTATATACACAGCTCCAGAAGAGGTAATGAATATAGGATATACCTTATTGTTCTTATCCTTGTATGTGTATTTGGTCTCTTTACCCTCAGACTTTCTAAAAGTCTTTGTGGTATCCTGCACGAAGGTATTACCCTCACGCTTGAATTGCTGTGCATTAGCTATAAGACTAATGCAAGCAAATATAAAAACTACTATAATTCTCATATTTAATCTGTTTTTAATTGTTTACTATAAAAGTCTTTTCCTATTCTCACGAACCAGAAAAGCCCAATCTACAACTACAATTTATCTATAATGTTAAATCCTGTGAAGGAATCAAACTCCTTCTTGGATATTAATTTATAAGATAGATAAATTAGAGCAACACAAACTAACCCAAATATCAGAAGATATTGAATACCTACTGACATTATCACGTCAGCACCTACTATGAATAGGATGCTGCATATTATTGTTGCGTACAATAATACACATTTACTTACTTTAATCATTGTTCCATGTATAAGATGAATAAAAACACGATAACTCTCTAGCTGTCTGCTTGGCTTCTTCAAGATATTCAGACAAGAAGTCAGACACTTCATAGAAATCATGTCTGTTGCCTTCAAATTGAATATCCAAGACATCCTCACAGAAAGCAAGAGCACCCCTTTGTTTAGGAGTGCTCTCTCTCCATATGTTTATGTCTACCAGTCTCACAGTCCAATCAAATCTCCTGTTGATGGCTTTATACTCTTCAGCCTCTCTAATAGTTTTGAATGGTACACCAACAGGATTACCTGTGGTGTCGTAGACGACATACTTCCTACTCATGGTCTACTATCTTTTGTTTAGACTCATAATAGTCAAAGACATCATAAGAGTCTGTCCAACTATATTGTGCATCAAGTGAATCCAATAGACTCTCTGATGCTTTATAGTACTTCTTGTAATAGCTTATAACCTCTCTTGTCTCTCTTATATATGCAGATGAGAGAAACAGTAGAATTGACTCTACTATGATGAGAATTGTTCTCATTTTACTATCACTTTGACATTATGTGACCTATACATCTTGACTTCAGAGAATTTAATCTCATAAAGTTCACCCCAAAATAGGATAAAATACCTTTTGGGTCTACGAACTCTTATGGTGAGTTCGTAGTTTTCTGAGGAGCATATAAATGCTCCTTTTAATCTTCTTCTTGCCATTGTTGTGTTATTTTGTGGTTATTTTTTTTTTTATAGTAGGTGATATAGGATTTGAGCCTATTTGCATAGTATAACTATTGCATTAACCAATATATGCTAATCACCTTTAGCACTGTTATTATTTAAGTTAGTGACCTCCAGTACTTTTGGGATATTCGGATAGTTTATAGATACTCGTCTAGTTCTTTATATAGGGATACCACGTATATACTATATAACTCGAACTGATAGTATCATCTTCCTAATAGGAATCCTCTACTTTTACCACTCATCAGAATAAGTACTTTTTTACTGATAGAGTAACCTTTCTACTAATGCACTGTGTATTGTCTACTTGATACTTAGTCCCTCGGTATTGCTTTCAGCTCCATGAGCCTACTTCTGCTTGACCTTCACGTCATCTTTCACTCAACAGTGGATTTTCGTTAAGGATAGCCTCTACTTCCTATCTATCTTGAGGTATAGCTACTTAATAATAGTGCTATTTATCTAAGTACCCCTACTAATAGTAGGGGTACTATATTATGCTTAGTCTTCTAGCATTCTTTCCAATGCCCTCATACACTCCTTCAGTCTCTCTTTTCTGAGAGTTGCCTTTTCTTTATTGAATCTGGACTCTCTATATAGGATGGAGAGGTCCTTTGCCACCTTACCAACCTTGTTGGCGGTGTCAGCAATCACTTCGTAGTGTATTGCTATTTTCTCTGCTGATAGTTCCATATAGACTTCTTGCGAGGTTTATTATAGCTTAATTTATCTACTTGGGATAGAAACCATCTCGTCTTGTCTTGCCCATTCACTGTCACTTGGCATTTCCCAAGATAGTCTCTAATGTCTCTTGGGCTTGGACCCCAAAGATAAGCTTCGTTTATTGCCCATTTGTAGAGGTTTATAATACACCTCACAATACCACCATAAGTGGTGAAAGCTTCCTCTTGATGGCCATATCCATTAGGTCCACCAAGTTCTGTGTGAGTCACCACAATACTTGAGGTATTGGTGGGTATTATCTCAACCCCCTCTTCTCTCTGTATCCAGAAAGAAGCTTGTTCTGGACTATCAACGTAGTCGATTACTTGACCACTGCTGATTCTTTGTATAGCGTACTTTTTCATTTTTGTGGTAGTTATTTATTCTATGACTCGAATGAAAGATTCATCCAGCTAGTGTCAACATAGACATCATATCTCCTTGTTGTAATAGCTGTGGTACATTCATCATCTATGTACTCTGCTACATCAGTGTAGGACTCTGCTATGTTATCAGTGTTCCTACACTGATAATTTACATACTCCTCCTCAGCCTTTACTAAATCTTCAAGGCTGAAGTGCTCTAACAAAAAGAGCATATCTAACTCTTCCCTCATTTTCTTAGATTTTGTGTGTGGAATAGTGGCTAAGTGGGATATTTGCTACACCCACCTAGCCTTGTAGAGTAGTAAATTAACTCTTTTTAACTCCAAAACCTCTAAACTATCAGATACTATTCTTCACTGATAGGCTGCTATTGGAACACAGCTATAAGAAGTTAAGGAGTAAAAAGAGTCATTTACTTAAACTCTCTGTGGAACAGGAATGCCCCGAAGGGCACCCTGTCAGTCCAGTGAGAAGCTAAGGATAGACTCCCTCTTACTCTCACAGAGCATGAACATGGGTTCAGTGAACCCTGGTGTTGTCACCTCTGTGATGAAGAGACGGCCAAGCTTCTCATCATCGCTAAGCTCCTCACCTTTTGCTCTCTTTGCCTCAATCTCAGTCTTGTGCTCGTTGATGTAGTCAATCTTCTTGCCAAGCTCCTGAGGTACATAGCCCAGCATATTCTCTGAGCTGAAGTAGTAATACCCTGGCTTGTCTGCTCTGGGGTATACATCAAGGGTTTTTCCTCCCGTCTTTATGAGGAATTGTTCGATGGACATGCGCTGCCCAAACTGGCTCTCGTTCTGGTTCTCCATAACGCTAGTGTTTTGATTGTTATGAGGGGGACTATCCCAACCTCAAGGCATGGGGAGGGAGGGAGTGGTGGTTATACTCCCCTCACACCAATGAAACACCTTAAAAATAAAATAAAAAAAAAATTAAAATTTTTTAACCTAGACCATAGTGTATAGTTAAACTTTCTTAAAATATTTGGTTATATCAGATTTTATACTTACCTTTGCACCTGCCAGAGAGATAGGTAGTATGTCTCTATCCTCCATGAGGTAATCAAGTAATGGAGCAGAAGTTGGGTAGTAGTTCCAATATATAGGAATGAGGTGTCCCCGATACTGGTACAAAGTGTTTTGTTATAAGTTGGATTAGCATAAACCAATACTACTGAGAAAAGGTACAGGTAAATATGCTTTAAGGGGTATAACCAAGAACGGGTCCAACGAAGTGCAGAACTAATATGAAACAAGCTTGGCAACACAGGCTAGGGGATATATTATACCTAATAATTAAGGTATGAAGAAAGTAAGTAGAATAGTAGTTGATTGAATTGTAATTACCAGAGAAAGTATTAGGTGTTCTATAGAAGAACATCAAGAAGGACAATATTATTGTACCTCATAGCAATTAGGCTATTGAGCGTTCCTCTAAGCCCTTAATTCAATACTCTTCTAGACTCTTATAATTAAATTTATTACAGTAAAATTTGGTAGATTCAAAAAATTTGCTTACCTTTGCAGAGTAATTAAGAATGGGACTTGGTGTAGTGGCAGTCACATGAGATTTTGGCTCTTATAGCAGAGGTTCGAGTCCTCTAGTCCCAACTAGAGATGCCCTCTTAGTATAATGGATAATACATGAGTCTTCTAAACTTAGAATGATAGTTCGATTCTATCAGGGGGTACTAATTATATAGACTATGTAGTGTAGTGGTTTGCATATCACACTGTCAATGTGAAGGTTAGGGTTCAACTCCCTCATAGTCTGCACACTTATAACAAAACCAAAGTCCTATCCTACAGTGGTAGGTAGGCAAATGGAGAGATAACTCAGTGGGACTGGGACTTGTCTTGAAAACAATGGGGGCAGTGAAATGCTTGGGGGTCGGGACCTCATCTCTCCGCAATATATGGGTGTAATTCAGTAGGTAGAATGCTACATTTGGGATGTAGTTGTCCTTGGTTCGAGTCCAAGTACCCATACTAATGGGGAATTAAGCTAACTGGCTAAACTGATAGCTTTGCAAGCTATATTAGAGGGTTCAAGTCCCTCATTCTCCACATTAGTTTCCGTGTTTCATAATGTTGAGCTTTTGTCAGAACCCTCTTTTGGTAGTTAGAGGTTAAAGAAACTACCCTATCAATGCTCCTTAGTTCAGTGGTTAAGAACAGTTCCCTTACAAGGAAAAGGTCATTAGTTCGATTCTAATAGGAGCAACATATTGGGATGAAGCTTAAGTGGTATAAAGCACTTGACTGTTAATCAAGGGACAGTAGGTTCGAGTCCTATCATCCCAGCATATTAAGGTGTATTTCAATAGGTAGAACACTGGTCTCCAAAACCAGCAGTTGTAGGTTCGAGTCCTGCCACCTTAGCTATATTGGCATATCTTCTAATGGTTAGGAAGCTACTCTGATAAGGTAGTAATCATGGTTCAATTCCATGTATGCCAACTATATTCTGATGTATTTCAATGGTAGAAAGCTGCTCTCATAAGGCAGTAGCTAGTGGTTCGAGTCCACTCATCAGAACTGTGTCTGTAGCTTAATTGGTCAGAGCCTTGGATTGTGGCTCCAAGTAGTGTGGGTTCAACTCCCATCAGACACCCCAGCATACTGGTATATCCCCTGACTCTTATACAGTCTAGAAAGGGTAATTGGTCACATGGGGGTTCAAGTCCCTCTGCCAGTACTATCTTGGAGTACCTGAGTGGTCTAAGGGCACAGTCTGCAAAACTGGTGATTCGTGGGTTCAAATCCCACCTCCAAGTCTATAAGCCTCTATAGCTGAATTGGTTAAAGCACCTGCCCCTTAAGCAGGGGACTCAAGGTTCAAGTCCTTGTGGAGGCACACTAGAGGGTGTGCAGGGTAAAAATCTTTCCTAGGAATAAGATGAAACCTCTTAAAAAGACCCTGCTTCACTCCCTCAAAGCATTGATGGTGGATGCTCTGGACTTTTAATCCTGAGAGCTAGGTTCGACTCCTAGTGGGGGAACATGATAAGTTTTATAATATATGTATGGCAAGAAAAATAAATGAAATAATAGTACATTGTAGTGCTACACCAGAAGGTAAAGACTATAGTGTAGATACTATAAGACAGTGGCACCTTCAAAGGGGCTTCTCTGATATAGGCTATCATTATGTAATATATAGAGATGGTTCTATACATACAGGTAGATATGAGTCTATTATAGGTGCACACTGCGCTGGCCATAATGCTAACTCTATTGGAGTATGCTATATAGGAGGATGTGCTTCTGATGGTAAGACACCTAAAGATACTAGGACTGCTCAGCAGAAGCAGTCATTAGTTAAGTTACTTAAGGAGTTAAAGACTAAGTACCCTCAAGCATCTATACATGGGCACAGAGACTTTAGCTCAAAAGCTTGCCCTAGCTTTGATGCTACAAAAGAATATAGCTCTCTATAAGAGAGCTTACACCCTCCTGCTGGAATGGGTATACAGGCTAGTCTTAGAAACTAGTGTACTAAGTACATAAGGGTTCAAGTCCCTTGGAGGGTACAGATAATTTAGTTAAATAATGTAATTTACTTGCACAGGTTAAATATTTAGCTTAACTTTGCAGTATCAAATAAAGAATAAGAGAAATGGATAGTGTTTTTCTAGATAATCAGCTAATGGATGAGATGTTCAAGCCTTCTCAAGATGAGAACCCTAGTCAATTCTTCATTAGCTTCATTAACCTTCTGGAGGGTTGGAAGACTAAGTGTAAGAATCTGCATTGGGCAGCCCCTAAGAAGAATATTCATGTTTACCTAGATGAGTTCCTAGGTATTATCTCAGACTATCAGGATGGATTGGCAGAGGAATATCAGGGATTGCTTGGACATATGCAACCTAATGTGATTAAAGGTACTCCTAGTGATGCTCTTAATGCTATTGACTTCATCAATGAGGTCAAGGCAGGAACTACTAAGTTCTATGAGAATATCCCAGAAGGAACTTTATATGCGGGTATTAGGTCCGAGTGTGAGACATTCATACATAATATACTGAAATACAAGTACCTCTTTGAGTTATGTGATTTGAGACCTTACTAAGTATAATGCCCCTGTGGTGGAATGGAATACACATTGGTCTTAAACACCAACGCCCCTTGGGGATTGCAGGTTCAACTCCTGTCAGGGGTACTATGCCTCCTTAGTGTTAATGGTTTAGCAAACCTGCCTTGTAAACAGGGAGTCTCAGTTCGATTCTGAGGGGAGGCTCTACAAGTTACTGAAACTGTTTTACCTACAGAGAGAGAGTAACACCCAATGCTACTAGGTAAGCCTCAAACAGGAGCTGGCCTGTTATAATAACAGCTTTATAGGTGTAGATGATTGGGGGTGTAAGTATAAGGTTAACCTTACAATGCCAAGTACCATACCAAACCTTGGCAATATCTCGGGATGCTAGCAATGGTAGCTAACCAGCCTCATAAGCTGGAGGTTGTAGGTTCGAGTCCTACTCCCGAAACTATAAATAGTTAGAAACATGGGTGAGAAGAATAAAGTAATGACTTGTATAGTAGGTCAGACAATTAGGGGTATAATAAGCCAGGCAAATGAACTTGGTATACCAAGAGAGGCCATAGTAAATATGTTTACTCTTGGTGGGCAGATATATTTAGTTTATTATAAATCATAGTTATATGGAACACTTACTTAGAGATGAGTCCAAGACAGCTGAGTATAACTCTGTCCCAGTTAAATACTGTAAAAGTTGTTTATCTCTTAGAATAATGTCCCTTGATGGTATGGACTACTGTGACCACTGTGGAGATACTGATATTGAGGAAAATACTATAGAGGAGTGGGAGAAGTTATATATTGCAAAATATGGAGATAAATTCTTAAATAAATAATATGGGAAAAGAAGTTAGAGAAATGGGAGAAGCTAAGAATAAACTTAGTTATGAGGAGTTGGAGAATGTATGTCACCAGCTTAGTGCACAGGCTCAGCAGCTTAATACACAGAACCAGCAGTTAAGGATGGCACTGAATGAAGCTAATCTGGCTAACCTATATAAGAGACTTGATTATCTGTTTGCTGTTATTGATAAGGATAATGCTTACTTGTCTCATAATTTTAAGGTACAGTGTGCTATTGAGATAGAAAATCTGATGGCTACTCCAGAACAAGCAGAAGAAAACACTGATAAAGGAGAGTAACTATGGTCAAGAAGGGAGTGGATAATGTGGTGAGAATACCATGTAAGCTTGACTACTCTTTCTTTAAGATGTGGTTTATGTTCTTACAGCCATTTCACCATCTTACTGAAAGGGAAATGGAAGTAGCCACTTCCTTTGTCAAGCAGAGATATGAACTAAGTAAGGTGGTCTCTGATAATGGTATTCTTGACAGACTCGTTATGAGTGAAGACACTAAGAGGAAGGTTAGGGAAGAGTGCAATATAACTCTTCCTCACTTCCAGGTCATAATGGGTAAATTGAGAAAGAATAACATTATAATAGATGGTAAGCTCAATCCAAGATATATACCTAGAGTTATTGAGGAAAATGGCTCATTCAAGTTGATGTTATTATTTGATTTTCAATGAACTATCAAGATGCTATAGACCATGTGGCTAATAAGCTTGAACTACCTGGAGAAGTAGTCAAGGAGGCATATGAGTCTTATTGGGAGTATATAAGATGCACAATATCAGAACTACCACTTAAAGATGACCTTAGTGAGGAGGAGTTCAACAAGTTGAGGACTAACTTCAATATACCTAGCATCGGAAAACTATCATGTACATACCCTAGGTATAAAGCCATTAAGGATAGGTATAAGCATGTAAAGAAACTAAGAGATGATAACAATAATAAAGAAAGTTAAGCCCATGTTTGATGGGCTAATCACTACCATGAACAGATATGGCAGTGAAGTTAAAGCCAGAGGTAGTAATCTGATTGATGCTAGCAAGGCTAATACAGTTAAGGAATACCAAACTGTAGTTGCAATTGGACCTATGGTAAGAGGCATAGAAGTAGGAGATACAGTATTCATCAATCCTAAGAGATATGCAGTAATGAAACATAAGCCTGGGTCTCTGCAAGATGGGGTAATCAAGGACAATCCAGTTATAGGTTACAACTTTGATATAGTAGAGATAGATGGTGTTGAACATCTGTACTTACAAAGCTCTGATATTAAGTTTGTAGCTGAGGTTGAGGAGTTTGATGAAAGCCCTGCAATATACACTGAACAGCCAAAGATTCTAGTTTAACACTATAAGCCCAGTCTTAAAGCAAGATTGGGCTTTTATTTTAATAGGTATATGAGACTATTCAAATATGAAGGATATAACCTCAGCATATCTGAGGAAGCTTTAGCTCTTAAGCCTTTTAGAGCTATATGGATAAGAGATAAGTCAGCCTCTAAGGAAAGGGCTATAATGGAGTTGGGATACTGCTATTTCATGGAAGACCCCAGAAGTGATTACCAGTACATCATAGATAGGGATGAAAGAAGCAAGGCTATTAAAGAAGGTGAAGGTCTTAAGTCTACATGGCAACCTGATGGAACTGTAAAGGAAGCCATGAAGCTATATGCCTCATTCAAGACTACCTCAGCTCTATTACTGGAAGATACTAGAGCTTTGGTTGATGGTTATAGGAATAAATTGAGAGACCTTACATCTGATATGTCAGAGCTTGATGTAAAGGATGTCAAGGAGCTAGGTGCTATTATTAAACAAGTACCATCAATGGTTAAAGACCTAGATGAGGCTGAGAGAGCATTGGCTAAGGAGATAGCACAGAGTGATAAGGTGAGAGGTGCACAAGAGAAGAGTATTTACGAGGATATGTAATCATTATGGATGCAGTAGGAATAGTAGAAGTATTGAATACCAAGTTTGAAAGGATGAAATGTAAGAAAGGAGTACATTTCATACTACACAAAGAGATAGAGTGTAACAGCTTTAGTAAGGCTTACAAAGAGTATAAGTGGACTCTATGGTATATAAATAACGGAGAGAAGTTCAAAGTAACTACACTATCTCATACCAGTAGGATAGTTACTGAAAAAGAAGAGTCTGAAATGACTAAGCTCATGGAAGAATCTCTACTTGTCCTTATCTTTAATCTTCTTCTGGACCATGATAACTTAACTTTGATGTTAGATGGAAAATATAAAGGTGCTAATACAGACTAACAGGTATCAGACTCCTGTTACACAGGAGCTACTTGATAGTTTACCAAGTGAGGTAGCAGAGCAGCTTATGGATTGTCTGACTAATATACAGTTCATTAAGAATCTCATATCTCCAGATAGACTTTGCTATAAGGATTTACCTAGGGATGAGAGAGGAGCTGCAATAGTGGATATAACTAATCCTCCTATACTTGAAGATGCTGACTATTTTAGACAAGCTGCATTGCATTATCAGAAGCATGGATGCTACACATTTCTAAAACCCAATAGTAACCCTAACTCAGAGTTCAGGAAGTTCTGGGATGAGGAGAGAAGAAGGTGTTGGGAGGGTCTTATTAGACCCTCAGATGGTGCATGGATTTCAGGTTTTAACTACTGGTTCTTGAACTATCAGCCTATGATGGTCAATAAGATTACTGAGGGCAAGAGGAAAGCTGTCAGAGTAGAATCATTCCCTTTCATACAGGAGGGTAATGTCTGGAGATATTATTATCTATTTAATGCCAGAGAGCAAGGTCATCATGCCATTGAGCTGGCTAAGAGAGGTTGCGCAAAATCCTACTCATTGTCATCAATTATGGGGCATAATCTTATCTTAGGGGAGTCAGAAGAATCCAAAAGAAGGGTTATTACAGTGTTGACTGCTTATCAGAAAGAATATCTATCTGATAATAAGGATGGTACACTATCTAAGTTTAAGCCTGCAATTAACTTTAGCTTCTCCCATACTCCTTTCCCTCACCTTATGTTGAAGAACTCTCCTAATGAGATGTCATGGCAAATGGGTTATAAGGATGAATATGGTATTGAGAGAGGTTCACTAAATCAGGTATTGGCAGTATCAGCTAAGGATGACAGCGAGAAGCTGAGAGGTAAGAGAGGTTGGATTCTATTCGAGGAGATGGGTTCATTCAAAGGACTACTTTCCTTGTATGACATTACTAGGAAGTCAGTGGAGGATGGTGACTATACATTTGCCACCATGTATCTGGTAGGTACTGCTGCCGAGGATGAATCAGACTTTAGCTCAGCTAAGACCTTGCTATATTATCCTGAAGCCTATAATATACTCTCAGTAGAGAATGTATATGACAAACCTAAGCAAGGTAAGCCTACATTTGGTTATTTCTTCCCATCATATATAAATAGAGCAGGGTGCTATAACAAGGATGGGGTATCTGATGTAGTAAAAGCACTGATAGAAATACTTATGCAAAGGCATAAGGCTAAGTATAGTGCTGACCCTAAGTCAGTTCTTAGAGTTATAGCAGAAGACCCTATTACACCTGCTGAGGCTATTATTAAGGTAAAGTCAGCATTCTTCCCAGTTACAGCTTTGACTGAAAGACTACAGCAGCTTGACACTGATGTACACTCATTTGATGATGTATATATAGGTAAGCTGGTTATGAATAAGAGTGGGGAAGTAGAGTTCAAACCTACAAGTGATGAGCCTATCAGGAAGTATGGAGTAGAGAATGATACACCAGGAGCTATAGAGATATTTGAGTTGCCTGAGAAAGACAGGAGTGGTAAAGTACCTGACACTAGATATATAATAGGACATGACCCTGTAGACAATGACCAGGCTGAGTCATCATCACTGTCATCCACATTTGTATTGGACTTATGGACTGACAAGATAGTAGCTGAATATACAGGTAGACAATCATTTGCAGAGGACAACTTTGAGATAGTGAGATTGTTATGCCTATTCTATAATGCCAAGTGTCTCTATGAGTCCAATAAGAAGGGAATCTATGCTTACTTTGCCAAGATGACTTGTACTCACTTATTGGCTGATACTCCTGAATACCTGAGAGATAAGCAAATGATTAAGTACAGCTCCTTTGGTAGTAACCAGAAGGGTGTCAATGCTACAGCAGCTATAAACAACTATGCCAATGGTCTTATAAGGGATTGGTTGATGAAACCTGTAACTATGATTACTACTATAGATGGAGCAGAGAGGGAAGTAGCTACCCAGAACCTGTTCTTCTTGAGGAACAGAGCCTTGATAGAAGAACTTATAGCATTCAATCCTGAGATAAATGTGGATAGAATCAGGGCATTAGGTATGGTTATGTTATATAGAGAGGAGAAGATGGTACTATATCAAGGTAATCCTAGTAGGGACAAAGATGCCACTCCAAAGGATTATATAGGCAATGACCCATTCTTCACCAATAACTATGACAAGAAGTTCAAGAAAACAGTAAATTTAGTAAAAGATATGGCAACTAGTTAGTATTTCATTTATTTACTTGTAGATATGAGTAAGATTGACTATTTTTGCATGAGATTAAATAATGGAAGACTATGGCAGATAATATAAACTTTCCCAGACAGATGCTTCCTTTCTCTAAGAAGACTAAGCAATGGAGAAAGGAGTGTCTGTTGTGGGCTAACCAGAAGACTTTCTTCAATTATAATTTAGTTAGGAAGTCAGTAGTTCATAAGAAGATTAACTATGACTTGCTCAATGGTAGGTTGCATATGTCAGACTTGCAGATGGTACTTAACCCAGACCATATAGAGGCTGGTTATATACCTGATAAGTTACAGCACTACCCAATCATGAATTCTAAGCTCAATGTTTTAAGAGGTGAGGAGAGTAAGAGAGTCTTTGATTTCAAGGTTGTTGTAACAAACCCCAATGCAATATCTGAGATAGAAGAGAACAAGAGGTCTGAGCTATTCCAAAGATTGCAAGAGCTTATATCAGATACCTCAGCAAGTGAGGATGAGTTCAACCAGAAGCTTGAGAAGCTGAATGATTACTACACCTATGAATGGCAGGATATAAGAGAGATAAGAGCTAATGCTCTATTGAACCATTATATCAAGGAGCTTAATATGCCTCTCATATTCAATCAGGGTTTCATGGATGCAATGGCAGTTGGTGAGGAGATTTACCAATGTGACATTGTAGGTGGTGAGCCAGTGATTGAGAGGGTAAATCCTCTAAAGATTAGAGTATTTAAGTCAGGCTATTCAAATAGGATTGAGGATGCTGACATCATACTGTTAGAAGATTATTGGAGTCCTGGACGTGTCATTGACACATACTATGATGTACTTACAAAGAGAGACATTGAGTATATAGAGAACCTTCCTGACCATGTTGGTCAGGCAGCTACTGACTCTATGGATAATCTTGATGAGAGATATGGCTTCATCAATACAAGTATGATAGGTGATGAGGTTACAGCATCCAATGGCTCATACTACTTTGACCCAGCTAACCTGTTCAGTGAGGGAGTTACATCTTCATTGCTACCTTATGACTTGGCAGGAAATCTTAGAGTTCTTAGAATGTACTGGAAGTCAAAGAGGGCTATACTTAAAGTTAAATCTTATGACCCTGAGACAGGTGAGGAAGTATACAACTTCTATCCTGAGAACTATGTAATAGACAAAGACAGGGGTGAAGAGGCTCAGAGATTCTGGATAAATGAGGCTTGGGAGGGTACTATGATAGGTGATAGCAAGGATGGTATCTTTGTCAATATGAGACCTAGACTAGTACAATACAATAGGTTAAGTAACCCATCAAGATGTCACTTTGGTATAGTAGGTTCAATCTATAACCTCAATGATAGCAGACCTTTCTCATTAGTGGATATGATGAAGCCTTATAACTATCTGTATGATGCTATACATGACAGGCTTAATAAGGCACTAGCTGCAAACTGGGGTTCTATCCTGGAGCTTGACTTAAGTAAAGTGCCTAAGGGTTGGACTATTGACAAGTGGATGTACTATGCTAAGATTAACCATATAGCTGTTATTGATAGCTTTAAGGAGGGTACTATAGGAGCCTCAACTGGTAAACTTGCAGGTGCATTGAATAATGCAGGTAAGGGAATGCTTGAAACTAATATAGGTAACTATATTCAGCAGCAAATCAACCTTCTTGAGTTTATCAAGATGGAGATGGCTGAGGTTGCAGGTATTACCAAGCAGAGAGAGGGTCAGATAAGCAACAGAGAGACTGTAGGTGGAGTGGAGAGAGCTACATTACAGTCATCACATATAACAGAGTGGTTGTTTGTAGTACATGATGATGTTAAGAAGAGGGCATTGGAATGCTTCTTGGAAACAGCTAAGATAGCACTTAGAGGTAGAAGCAAGAAATTTCAATACATCTTATCTGATACATCAACAAGAGTAATGGATATTGATGGCGATGAGTTTGCTGAGGCTGATTATGGCCTGGTAGTAGATAATAGCAATGGTACTCAGGAACTTCAATCAAAGCTAGACACTCTGGCACAGGCAGCATTACAGACTCAAACATTGTCATTCTCTACTATAACCAAGCTCTACACATCAAGCTCATTAGCTGAAAAGCAGAGATTGATAGAGAAGGATGAGAAGGATATTAGGGAGAGGCAGGCTCAGGCACAGCAACAGCAACTTGAGAGTCAGCAACAGATAGCTCAAATGCAGAATGAGCAGAAGCAAGCTGAATTACAACAAAAGGATATACAGAATCAGAGAGATAATCAGACTAAGATACAGGTAGCTCTTATTAGTGCAAACTCAAGAGCAACAGATGTTGAAGAGGATGGTGTAGCACCTGATGAGTATAGTCAAGAAGCTAAGGATAAGCTAGCTGAGCAGATAAGAGAATTTGATAAGAAAATGGAGCTTGAATGGGCTAAGCATAAGGAGACTCAATCAAAGAATGCCTCAGATGCTGAACTCAAGAGAAAACAAATAAATAAACCTAATAGTAAGAGCTGATGTTTACAAGTAATCAAATAAATGAGATTAAGAACAAACTGCAACTTTTTGGAAAGAAGGATTCTTCTTTCCCTAAAGTTGACAAGTGCTATTCAAATGATTCTATAGTAATATTGCAGGATGGCTCAAATAAGAGTATATCTATAGACAAACTACTTAACACAATCAGTATTAAGTATATAGATAAACTAATTGAGAATTTGGAAGAGGGGCTACTTAAAGTAAGGATAGTAAATAGCTTGCCTGATATTGGTAATCCTGCTATTATATACTTAGTTCCAAGTACCTCTCCCTCAAGTGGTAACATATATACTGAATATTTGTGGGTGCAGGACCTTAATAAATATGAGGTTATAGGTTCTGTAGGAGGAATGGCTATAGATGATAGTCTGAGTGATACAAGTATAAACCCTGTACAAAATAAGGTTGTAACAGGAGAGTTAAATAAGAAGCAACCTAAATTTGCTGCGGACTATATTGCCACAGGAGACTTGAATAGTATTCCTATTACAGGAGGAACTTTGGACTTGAATGGCTATCTTTTGATTATAGAAGATACACCTACTGTAAGTAATGACCTTACTATTGCCAATGGATATGTTACAGCAGGGGATTCAGTCAATATATCGCCAAGCCTACCAATAGTTTTTATAAATTGTGATGTTGATATTACGAATTTAACAACTGTTGATAATGTTGAAGGCTATAATAGTGTTTTGCACTATAAGGGTGCAACATATTCAGGGCATTGGAGCATATTGAACAGTGAGGTGGAGACTTCCTTTGATGCAGAGCTTAATAACACTTCAACTAATGCTATACAAAATAAAGCTGTGTTCAATGCCATTAAAGATGTTAACAGTAGCATAGGAGTAATAGGCAGTACTGTTACTGACTTAAAGACAGACAATACTAATATTAAAAGGGATGTTACTACTCTTATGGATAAGGTATTTCCTTTCAAGGTTGCAGTTAGTATTGATAAAACATTAGCTCAGAAAGGAACTACTGCTACTGCTAATATTACAGTAAAAGCATATCAAGGTGATGATATTACACAAGTTGATACTATTATAATTAATGGTACAGAGTACCATGGTAATATACCTTATACTACTCAACTTACAGCTACAACTAATACAACATACAATGTCAGAGTTGAAAAACAAGATAAAAGTGCTAGTGGTTCTGTTTCTATCAGATTTGTTGCTCTTTCTTATAGTGGTATCGTTGCTTCTAATTTTGTAGCTAATGCTGCTAATGTTAAAGCACTTACATCTTCTTTGCAAGGTGGTAGAAGTAGAACATTGACATTTAATCTTAATAATCAGAAGAGCTGTATTGCTTATCCTAAAGAGTTTGGTACAGCTAGTTCTATCAAAGATGGTAATAACTTTGATTATCTTACTTCTTATATAAGAACTGAAGTAACTATAGATGGTGAAGCTTATTATGTATATCTTCTTAGTAGTCCTACTACTATTACTGACTTCAAACAAATCATTAATTAACAACTAAATAATTATAACATTATGGCTATAAAAATTGGTGCAAACTTTGCCTATAATGGCAAATTACCTAACTTTGAGAGAGATAAGTTTAAGACTAAGGCTGCTATGAAAGCCTTTGCTGAAAATAATATTGATGAAGGTCACCTTTCTTATTGTGAGGAAGATGGTAATATTTATCAATATAAATCTGCTAATACTGCTGATGCTACTACTGGCAAGTGGAGAATATTTAAGACTGATATTGTTGTAGATGCTGCACTTAATGGTACTTCTAAAAATCCTATTCAGAATAAGGCTGTATATGATGCTCTTCAACTTAAAGCAGATAAAACTCAATTAAATGACCTTGCTACTAAGACAGAATTAAATAGTAAAGCTGATGCTTCTGCATTGAATAATTATGTAACTACTGCAACTGCTAATACTACTTATGCTAAGAAGAGTGATATAAGTAATGTGTATAAGTTTAAGGGAACTAAGACTACTTACGCTGAACTTCCTACTACAGGTGTTATTACAGGCGATGTTTGGAATATAACCAATGCTGATGCTACTCATGGTATTAAAGCAGGAGATAATGTTGCTTGGAATGGTACTGCTTGGGATAATCTTAGTGGTGTTACTGATTTATCTGCTTATGCTACTACAACTACAACTGATGCAATAAGTGCTGATGTAAAGAAATTGATGGATAAGGCATTCCCATTCACTGTTAAAGTTAGTCTTGACAAGACACTGGCTAAGAAAGGAACATCACAGCCTGTCAAAGTTACAATTACTCCAAAGATAGGAGACGATAATACAAATGTTGATGAGATTATGATTAACGGTGCTGAGTATCATGGTGCAACACCATATGTTTATTCAGACACAGCAACAACTACTACAACATATAATGTTAGAGTTAGTAAAGACAGTAGAAGTGCTCAAGGTTCTGCTACTATTACTTTTGTAAATCCATCTTATGATGGTGCAGTTGCAGCAAACTTTACAGTTACAGAAGCTAACATAAAGGCTCTTACAGAGACATTAAGAAGTGGAAAAGGTGGTACAAGAACATTCAACCTTAATAACCAAAAGGCATGTATTGCATATCCTAAGGCTTTCGGTGCTGCTACAAGTATTAAGGATGCTAATGGATTTGACTATCTTGCATCATATACTAGAAGTGAACTTAATGTAAATGGTGAATTGTATTATGTATATCTTCTGACAAATGCTACAACTATTACTGATATGAAACAAACAGTATCTTAAATTACATGAATTATGGCAATTAAAATTGGCTCAAATTTTACCTTTCAAGGAGAACAGCCAAACTTTGAAAGAGATAGGTTTGCTACAAAAGCTGCTATGAAGGCTTTTCCAGAGACAAGTATTGACGATGGACATTTGTCTTACTGTGCAGAGGATGGGAATACATATCAGTTCAAGTCTTCTAATAGTGTTGATGCTGTTATTGGTAAGTGGAGAGTATTTAAGGCAGATGTTGATTTATCTGCTTATGCTACTAAAGATAGTGTTGCTGCTGACTTGGATAAGAAGGTTGATATTCATGGAAAAAATGTTTATGCAGGTGATAGCAATGTAAAAGTTGCAACAATTCCTGTACCGATAAGAGCTTGGCAAACTGTAACTGTTACTATTGACATCAGATGTAGATATTCATCATATAATGTAGATATTAGAATTAGAGCTGCAGGAACTAATAACTTTATTACTGTTGATGCTAAAAAAAATTCAAATAATATCAATAAAGATACTGAAAAGGTATATTATTATATTGATAATAGCGTTGAGAATAATTATAAAGTTATAATTTTTTATAAGAACGAGAGGTTTGATACAGTATATGGTAGAATTGTAGCTATGTCTGGACAATATACTGTTTTACCTACTTTGAATATGGAAGTTGCTGCTGAACTTCCTGAAGGTGCTGTTGAAATTAGGGATATTGGATATGGTAATAAAAATCTTTTCTATGCAACTCCTAAAGATGCTGCTGGAGACCCTGAATTTAGAGTTATTGATATTACTGACATACCAGATTTAAGTAGTAAATATGGCACTAGAGCTGAGATTACTACTATCAATAATAATATTACTGATTTACATAGTTCTCTTGAATCTACTCAGACTGATTTTGTTGATTTAAGAAATAAAGTCAATGCAATGCCTAAGACTGTGTTTATTACTCAAGCTGCTTATGATGCTTTGACAACTAAAGATGCTAACACAATATACTATATCAATGGATAATGTGAATAAAATACATATTGGTGCTAATTCTGTAAATAAGCTTCTCTTTGCTTCTCCTATTACGGGGAAGCATGGAGATGCTTTATGGAGTTATTATAAGTATGCCAATGATGCTGGAGGACATTATGTTCATGGTCTTTGGCTTGCTCCTTGTAGTACATACATGTATTGGTGGCCTTGGGATTTAGGTGTTCCTAGTGGTGCTCTTAAAGATATAAATGATGGTGCACATAGGTGGGGTTATATCCAAGATGGATATAACAAGAACATAACCAAAGGAATGAATACTAAATTTCCTAGTAATGGTTGGCCTGATGGTTCTTGGAGAATTGCTGTAGCTTTCTTTAGTAATACAGAACAAGCTATTGATTTAGGAGATAATCCTGTTACTATTACATTCTTGGATGATAGGTTTGATAATTGTACTTTTACTGCAAGTAGTGGGAGTGAATATACTGTTAGTAGTGATAAAAGGACTATTACTATCAATAAAGTAGGTAACAATCACATAGCTTGTTATATAGAGCCACCTGCTGCTCAAAAAACTCTTGAGGGTATAAGAAAGCTTCTTACTAATGTATATGCAAATGTACATGGTCTCAGTATTCACACAAAGGAAGTTGACAAACCTGTTGACCCTTCTACTGTAAGATGCTGGACTGTATATCATGGAAGTGATGTTCTTTACCATGAGAATAAGACTAAAGAGAATGCTTGGGATGCTTATAATCTTATTACTACTGAAACTATTGGCAAAGAAGGTAAACTGATTGCTAAATCATTTGTAGGTCTTGATGGAACTAAGAAACTTCCTACTCTTGATGTATATAAAGATAGTGATTTCTATAGTAAAGCTGCTGATGGAAAAGTTACATTTCAAAGATTTAATGGTATTCTTAATAATAAAGAAGTTGCTGCTAAAGTAAAGGAATGGTTTGCTACTCATACTATTAGTCAAACATTTACTAATATCTCTAATAGAACCAAAGGTTTATTCTATGCTTCTGACATTGATGGTACAGTTACTCTTAATATTGATGAAGCAAATATAAGTGGAGTTGCTGAATTTGCTGATAGTAACATTGAGAAAGTTATTATAAATACAGGTACTGTTACTTCTTTACATGAGCTATTTTATAGAGCTGGTAATCTCAGAGAAGTTGAATTTGAGAATGCAGCAAGGTCACAAGACCTTAGTGGTGCTTTTGAGTTTTGTGGTAATCTTCTTAAACTTCCTAAGATAAATTGGAGTGATGGTAATCGGAGTTTTAATAGTACTGATGCAAGTGGAAATGTCACTGTTGTTACATTCAAAGCACCATGTTCTAATGTTGGTTTTGCTTTTGAATATTGTTATAGACTTCCAGAACTTCCTCAGTATGGTGCTACAAGAGATGCCAAAACAAATGTATTGACCTTTACTGACTATGCTCCTCAAGTATTCAATCAATGTAAAGCTCTTACTAAGATTGGCCCAATACTTGATTTTAGATATGTAAAGCCTTCTTCGGCTTATCTTATCTTTGGAGGATGTACTGCTCTTACTGATTTGAGATTGAAGAATCTTAATCATGGTTCTTGGGATTTTACTGAGAAAGCAATCAATGGTGTTATTCAAGGTAATCTTTCTGCTTTGGATGCAGATAGTATTAACTACCTTATCGACAATCTTTCTGATTTAACTGTTACAAGTAGTGATGATGAACATGCTATTAGTGAAGTTAGAACTGCTGAACTGCATTATCCTTATGGTTGGGAATATCCTATAGATTTTACAAAGGATTTGACTAAGGGACAATCTGGAGATTCTGCTACTGCTACAAAGATTACTCTTACCACATTGATTAATAAGACAGCTACTTCTTCTAATTTCTATACTACTACAAAGAGTGTAAAAGAAATGAAAATAAAAGTTGAAGGTATTACTGAAAATATTGTTGTTGGTATTGGTAGTGGTACATATGCAACTATTGCTACAAAGATAACACAGAATGGTACTTACACATTGACTAATCTTACTCCTACTTGGGCAATCAAGTTGTATAGTCTTGTTGCTGATAGTGGTACTGTTGTAACTCCAGTTACGATTACCGTATTAAGTAAAGATATTATAACTGATGCACAAGTAACTGCTGCTAAAGCTAAAGGTTGGACTTTGTTTATGGGTGATACTGAGAAAGTAGTTAATAATTAAATAATAGATTAAACTATGAAAAAGATTAGAGCTTTCTTTAATAGACTTATGAAAAGAAGTGACCTACTTGTTCATTTTAATGTAGGTGCTAATATTTCATTCGCAGTTACTAATATTTTTGCAATGACTGCTGGTGGGGCTATATTGATGTTTGTTATTATGTCTGCTGTAGGTGCTGTTGTTGCATTCATTAGTGGAGTAGTTAAAGAGAATATTGATGAAGTTGTCGGTTGGGATGATGTTATTGCTACAACTTTAGGTGGATTTGTGCCTGCTATAGTTAATACTATTGGTTATCTTTGTTATGTTCTTCTTGTATGAGTAAGTTAAAAATTGCAACACATGATAGTGCCACAGGAGAAGCCTCTCACGGCTTGATTTCTTTGTTGGTATTACCTTTTGCCAAGACACAAAGTAAGACTATAAAACAGCAGTATGATGCTGGTTGCAGGTCTTTTGATATTAGAGTGAGATGGGATAAAAGAAGACATCTATATGTCTGTGCTCATGGATTATGGAAATCAAAAAGAAGTGCTGCATCAATACTTAATCAAATAAATGAATTTAAGGATAGGTGTGAAGTATGTATAACATATGAAGGAGTATGTAAGGATGTAGAAAAATTCAGTGCCAAAGTAACTTCTTGGAGATTGCATTTTGATAATATTATATATGGTAGTATATGTACAAAATATGCTACTAAAGTAAGTACTAAAGTAGATTATATCAAGATACAATATGCAGATAAAGAATATAGTGGAGGTATTCAAGGTTTTCTTCCTCTTGATGGTAGAAGCTGGCATACCTATCTTCCTATCCCCTGGCTGTGGGACAGACTCTACAAGAGGCCACATAAGTTCAATGATGAGGAATTTACATTTGTAGATTTCTTATAAGCACATCATAATTAAACAACTTATGCTATTGCATGAGTGATTTATTTTATATATCTTTGCAAGGATAATGAAACTGAGTACACAGATATTAGGAATTATTGCTTTATTAGGTATTATATGTTCTATAGGATTAAGCAAGAAATGCATAAAACTTAATGAAGAAATATCTATAACAGCTAATAATCAAAAGATACTTCTTGGTATGAGGGACTCCTTGAATACATCAAATAGAGTCTTAAAGCTTACAATAGACCAGCTTAATTATTTCAATGATTCTATTCTTAATGAAATGAATAAGGTCAGGAAGGAATTGAATATAAAGGATAATAAGCTGAAATCACTAAGTTATATAAATTCTGTAATAGAAAAGAGGGATACTATAATCTTTAATGATACTATATTTATAGAGAATATAAAAATAGATACTATTATAGAAGATAAATGGTATTCTATGAAGCTTGATTTGGAATATCCAAACAGAATCATTACAGAGCCTTCATTCATTAGTGAGAAATATATAGTTGTAAGTAGAAAGAAAGAAACAATAAATCCTCCTAAGAAGTTCTTTATCAGTAGGTGGTTTCAGAAGAAACATTGGGTAATGGAAGTTAATGTGGTGGAGAAGAACCCTTATATAAAAGAGAGTAATAACAGATTTATTGAGTTTTACAAATGATTGACTTAGGGGTTATAATTACAGGAGTGATAGGATTAGTCACTTCCATAACTAGCGGTTGGCTATCTTATTTATTCACTAGAAAGAAATATAATAGTGAAGTAGATGAGAATGTCATACATAATATGAAGGAGTCTTTAGAGTTCTATAAGCAGCTTTCTGATGACAATAAAGGCAGGCTTGATAGTCTGCTGAAAAGAAATGATGAATTGGAAAGTGAGATAAAGGAATTGAGAAAACAGGTATCTGAACTTATGTTATTAACCTGTAAAGACCTTACTTGTAGGCTAAGGCAAACCAGTATTGATTTATTAAAAGCACAGAATGAAAAGAGTGTTTAATTTCAGAGAAATAAATAATTAAAATATAATAATATGGGACAATTTAAGAGAGAACTTACTTATACAGGAGATACAAGTAAGCTTACTAATATTCAGAAAAAGAGAGTTAGTTCTATATCACAGGAGTCAGATACAACATGGTTAGGAGATGATGTGTTAGGTGTGGAAATTATCAAATATGATATTAATGGCTATTCTGTTAATGTAAAGAGGAAGGGAAATATGTGTAATTTCTGCTTTTTTAATCCTTTTCCTTGTAAATGTAAATGCATAGTAAACAATTTCAACCCTAATGGAACTACAAGTACTTATTCTGTTATATTAAATTCTACTGAGTTTGTAAAGAGTAATGATAATTTTGATATTGGGGATAGTGCATGGGCTTCATATTTTTCAGACGCAACAAACACTAAAACAAATGTAAGAGAATCATTACATTTCTTTATTCATGGGTTTCATTATTTTAATATTAGTAATAATTATGATAGTAATATAGATTGTACCTTTATTTTTTACCCAATATCTATTACTTCATACTTAAGTGATAATATATCCTTTAATGAGGATATGGGAGGAATAAGTCTAAGTAACGTTACTTTTGTACAAAATCGTAAAAGATTCATTGAATTATTAGGCATAAAAGGAACTACTTATATAAGATTAGTTAATCTTGATGCTATAAATTATGTAGCCCTTGCAAGTGGCAAGAATAGCGTTCTTTATACATTTGTTTTTATAGTAGATAGAAATAATAAAGAATTAGGTAAAACTACTTCTTCCAAAACAATAAAAACTTTTGATGATTTGACCAAGGTGCTCGATGGTAGTTATGGTAAAGGTACTATGATGATACTACCTTTTTCTGCTAAGAATGCAGCATTAAATAATTGGGAAACTCCCACAGGAAAGCCTGCTTTATCCTGGACTAGATATACAAAAAAAATTCACCAGAGATAGCTAAATTAACTGAAATATACAATTCTATAAAATAATATATTATGAGAAGAAGTAGAGCTGAAAAGATGTGTATTTTATTACTTAAATACATACCTGTTATATGTGCCTTTCTAATGTTTCTACATGTAGTTTTTCTTGAGTGTGGATTTCATTATTGCTTTGCCGAACTGGCTGTACTTACAATGGTAAGTATAATGATATTAATATGGTCTAGAGTATTTAAGTTCTGTTTAATACATATAGTTTCCAGTCTCTACACTATAGGTATATTATGGTGCAGTTATATTCAGAGATACATAGGGTTTGGTAACCATTTGGAACAAGTCAGAGTAAGTGCTTTATATTTTGGTTTTATTATGCTTTTAATTCTTATCAATAAACATGCTAAAGATTATAAGAGACTTATTGGAGAAAATCATTGATGATATAGATGCTGGTAACAGTAATATAAAAGAGGATGAGGCTATTGAAATAGTCAAAGTAATAAAATCATATACAGACAAGACAAAAAGGCTAAGTAAATATCAAGCATGCCAGAAGCTCAATGTAAGCAGAGCTACCTTTGATAATTTAGTTAGGGAGGGTATTATACCTAGAGGAGAAAAAGTTATAGGTTTCAAGGAGTTATTCTGGGAGGAAAAGACTTTAGATGATTGCATCAAAAAGGCAAATACCCCCTGATTATCTATGAAAATTAAACCATCAATAAAGAGTTAGCATTGAAGTGCTAACTCTTTTTCGTTTTAATAGCTTGGTATTAAACACTTTATAGTACTTGTACATTGCTGTGTTAGCATTGTTGTGTTTTTATTCATTTATTAAGTACCTTTGCAACATGTAAGCTTACAATACATTATATAATTAACTTAAAAAACAAGAACTATGGAAGTTATTGAAAAAGAGACTATAAAGGAGGTTCCTGTAAATTATTATCACGATAAGTATAATTGTGGTTATAATAGATATGACAATGCTCCTTATGCATCTAAAGGTGTAGCTGGTACTGGACTTGGTTTAGGAATTGCTGGTACAGCACTTGGTCTGCTAGCTCTTAGCAGAAATGGCATGGGTATTGGTCTGTTTGGTAATTCAGGTATGCCTGAGAATGTAAACATTAACACTACTAGTCTAAGTAGTGGTAATGGAGTATCTAGTCCTACTGCATTCCAAACTTGGCACAAGGAGTGTGATGATGTGCTGGCTCTTACTAAGGAGATGTGGGGCCTTAAAGTAAGCACTATGGATAATGCAAGAGCTACAAGAGAAGTAGATGTAAATGAGAAGTTCCAGCTCTGGAAGTCACAAGTTGATGCTGATTTTAATCTTTATAAGTCTCAGGTAGATGCTGATTTCGGCTTGTATAAATCTACAAGAGACGGTATTGATTTGCTCAATACTAAGATTACTGATAGTACTTTTGGGCTATATAAGAGTCAAAGAGATAATTTTGATGCACTTTCTGCAAGGATTGGTGCTTTAGAGACTAAGCAAGCTGTAGCTGATGCTGTTGAGCCTTGGAGAGCTAAGGTTCTTGATATGAGAATCAATGGTGTAGCTGCTAATGCTCAAGCTGGTATAGCTCTTGAGGCTGAGAGAAGATGCTGCGCTGACAATAAGATAGTCAATTATGTGAATGGTAATTTCTACCCTGTATCCATAGCTGATGTTACTACAGGTACTGCTACTACACAAAGAGCTTTAAGTAATCCTTTATGTGGATGTTGCGGGTCTTGTAATTATAATAATTAAGAATTATAGGGGGTAGGCAACTATCCCCTTATATACTCTAACTGTTAAATGAGTTTATTATGTCATACCCAATCAATCAAGTATTTTTAGGAAGTGACCCTATGATGGGCAGTGGTCTTGATGACCTGGATGCCCAGATAAGGAAGATGGAAGCCTATAGGAACAAGCTTAGGCAGATGCAAGGTCAGCAGCAGCCCCAAAAGTTAATATGGGATGAGATTGATGCTGAGATTATACCTATGACAGAGGAGCAGAAAGCAAGACTCCTTCAAGACCCTGAGTACGCTGAGGTTTATACTGACCTACAGAATATAGTCCAGTCTGAGATTCTTAACCTAGTTAAGGGCAGAATTGAAAGTACTGAGAGGGGCAAGGAGTTGCTGTCAAAGCAGTTGAAGATAGTCAAAAAGCTAAAGAATAAGATTATCAATGAGACTAATAGAGAGATGGAGCTGTTTAATAGATTCAGAGAATATAGTAAGCAACACCCAGATGTAACATATGAGGATTTTATAAAAGCTAGCTTATGATGGACAAGATACAGTTGATAGAGAAGCTCCAGTACTTTGTTGAGGTACAACTGAGCAATATGGCTAAGACCAATCCTGTGATAAGTTTCTTTAGACCAATAGTCTCCAGAGCAGTAAAGAAGAAACTGTCAGGTATTACCAATGTTCTGGACCTAATAGCTGATGAGAGTGGTAACATAGATGCTGAGAATATCATAAGTGAGATGACAGCATCTCTAATGAATACCCAGCCATTCCATATCAATGTGCCTGCTCTGGGTGATATACTCATTGGAGGGGGCAGAATAGAGATGGGAATACCATTTACAGATAAGAGTATAGTTCTTAGTGAGGGAGACCTTGTTGAATTAAGGGAAATATTAACTTCAAAACAGTAAGGATATGAATGAGTATTTGATGAGAGCATATCTTAGAAGTAAGAGAAGCGGCATGACTGACTCAGAGTTTATGAGGAAGATGAAAGAGGTCTCTGGCCCTGAGAAGTATGTCAGAGGAAGAGGTATGAGAAGAGACTCTATGGGTGACCCCATTGAGGACAAAATGTATGATGACTTCTATATTAACAGACATGGTGATACACAACTTGTAGATATGATGGATGAGCTTGACTCCAGTGATAAGGATAGGCTGTTCAGAATGATGCTTGAGGGAGATGGTGATATGGGTAACCACTTCAGTGAGAGCACTGCTAAGTACTTGGTATCACAGATGTACCATACTAGTGGTGGTAGAAAGTTTATAGGTGAGAAGTATGATATGTCTAAAGCTAAGGAAGTAGCTGAGAGATACAGGGGTATCATACCACAAAGTGCAACTTGTGCTGATGTTTATGTAGCACTCAATGCACAGTACCATGACTACTGTGAGCTACTTAAAGTATGGTTTGGTGATAACATTGACACTAAAGTAGTTGAGTCTGCAATCAACTTCTGGTTTAAGGATGATGACTACAAGAGTGGTGACAATAAGGTATATAAGTACTTTAGGGGAGCATAATAAGCTTGAGGGGTGTAGTAGTAATATTACACCTCTCTTTTTGTATCAGTAAATAAGGATTTCATTTATAGTTTACCAACTATCTATATTAGGTACTTGCCTACTTGTGGAATAGTTAATAACTTTGCATAGTTTAATAACCAATAGGAGAAGAAATATGGAAAGTTTGAATGATAGCTTTATACTATCTGGAGAAGAGATTGATACACTTGACCTCTTTGAAGGTAGTGATGAAACACAAGAGACACCTCCTGCTGCTGGAGAAGATAAGCCAGGTGAAGAGGAGGCTGGAAAAGACAAAGATAAACCAACTACTGAGGATGAAGTAAATCCTGATGATTTATTTGGACCAGAGAGCGTAGGTAGTGAGGATAAAGAAGATAAGAAAGACAAGGAAGGAGGAACACCTGACTCTAATAAGGATAATGGTTCTTCTCCCAATTCTAACTTCTACTATTCCATTGCCAGTGCCTTAGTAGAAGATGGTGTCCTCCCTGACCTTGATGAAGAGTTTGTTAAGGGTATTAAGTCTCCAGAGGACTTGGCAGAAGCCATAGACAAGCAGGTTAATGCCAGACTTGATGAGACACAAAAGAGGATTAGTGCTGCACTTAATGCTGAACTAGAACCTGATGAGATAAGACAGTATGAAGCTGTCTTAGGTAATCTTGAGAAGATTACTGAGGATGCCATCAAGGATGAGTCAGATAAAGGTGAGAATCTTAGAAAGCAGCTGATATACCAAGACCTTATCAACAGAGGCTTCTCAAAGGAGAGAGCAACTAGAGAAGTGAAGAAATCATTTGATAGTGGCTCAGACATAGAGGATGCTAAGGATGCCCTAGAGAGTAACAAGTCCTACTTCAAGAAGCAATATGATGGCCTTATTAAAGAAGGTCAGGAAGAGGCTGAGAATGAGAAGAGGAGAGTTAAGAAAGAAGCTCAAGACCTCAAGAAGCAGATGCTTGAAGATAAGGAAATATTTGAGGGTATCACTATGGATAAGGCAACAAGGCAAAAAGCTTATGATAACATTGCCAAACCAGTCTATAAGACTGAGGATGGTGAGTATCTGACAGCTATCCAGAAGTATGAGACAGAGAACCCAGTTGAGTTCAGAAAGAAGCTGGGGGTTATCTTTACTCTTACTGATGGGTTCAAGAACCTTGATATGCTTGTCAAAGGCAAAGTAAAGAAAGAAATCAAGAACAGTCTCAGAGAGTTGGAACATACACTAAGGAATACCAATAGACCTAAAGGTAATCCACAATTTGTAGGTGGTGTTCAAGAGGACCCAGAGTCTTATGTAGGACAAGGCTGGTCACTTGATGTATGATATAAATGATTAACTAATAAATTAAGTTTTAACAAAATGGCTGGTAAATTAGGTAAATTTCAAATGTTAGGCTTCCAGCATTGGAAGGGTCTGACAAGTGACAACCACCTTGGCTCAATCTTCCAGTTGCAACCTCAGAAGGCAACTAACCTTATGGTTCAGTTGCTAGCTTTCTATAGAGGTAAGACTCTGGACACATTCCTTAATCAGTTCCCTGTAAGGGAGTTTGAGACTGATGATGAGTACTACTGGGATGTTATTGGCTCATCAAGAAGGAATATACCTCTTGTTGAGGCAAGAGATGAGAATGGTACAGTAGTTACTGAGGAGAGTGGTAATGTAGGTATTGGTACATCACCTTTCTATCTGGTATTCCCAGAGGATTGGTTTGCTGATGGCGAGGTTATCGTAGGTAATCTGAACCAAGTATATCCTATTAGAATCCTTGGTGATGCTAGAATGGAGGGTACAAATGCAGTCTACAAGTGTGAGACTATGGGTGGTCTTACTCAGGGTATTCCTGCTGAGAGACTGCTAGCTGGAGAGAGATTCTCTATTGAGTATGCTCCTGTAGAAAGAGAGGGTTCAAGAAAGGTTGGTGACATCAGATTCAGTACTCCTGTATCTATGAGAAATGAGTGGTCTACTATTAGAATCCACCATAAGGTATGGGGTAATAAGCTGGGTAAAAAGCTTGCCTTTGGTATTCCTATGGTAAGGAATGTAGATGGTAAGCAGGTTAAGGACACAGCTAACATGTGGATGCACTATGTAGACTGGGAGCTTGAGTGCCAATTCTCTGAATACAAGAACAATGTAATGGCTTTTGGTACTTCTAACAGAAATGCCAATGGTGAGTACATGAACTTTGGTAAGTCTGGTAATGTTATCAAGACAGGTGCTGGTATCTTTGAGCAGACTGAGGTAGCTAATGTAATGTATTACAACAACTTCTCATTGAAGCTTCTTGAGGATGCCCTATATGAGCTGAGTGCAGCTAAGCTTGGTATGAATGACAGACTATTTGTCATCAAGACAGGTGAGAGAGGTGCTATCCTATTCCACAAGGCAGTTCTCCAGACAGTTAGTGGTTGGACTACATTTGTTATGGATAACAACTCAACTAAGGTAGTTGAGAAGACTCAATCTAAGCTTCACAGTAATGCTCTATCTGCTGGTTTCCAATTTGTAGAGTATAAGGCTCCTAATGGAGTAAGGGTAAGACTTGATGTAGACCCATTCTATGATGACCCAGTAAGAAACAAGGTTCTTCACCCAATGGGTGGTGTGGCAATGTCATACAGATTTGACATCTGGTACATTGGTTCTATGGACCAACCCAATATCTTCAAGTGTAAGATTAAGGGTGATAATGAACTGAGAAGTTATCAATGGGGTCTAAGAAATCCATTCACAGGACAGATGGGTAACCCACATATGTCTTATGATGAGGATAGTGCTACTATACACAAGATGGCAACACTTGGTGTCTGTGTGCTTGACCCAACTAGAACATTGTCATTGATTCCTGCAATACTGCAAGGATAAGGTATTAGGGGGATGAGGTAATCCCTTGTCCCCCTTATTTCTATAAACTAACTATTAAGGAGAAGAACAAAAATGGGTAAAGAAGGAGAAGTAATACTGGATGTTGATACTATAATGGATGAGACTCCAATGCAGGAGGTAGTTGAGGCACCAGTTAAACAACCAAGGAGAAGACAGGCTAAGCAATCTGTTGCTGTAGATGAGCCTATAGTCAACTGCTTGAGAAATGAGAGAGTCATTGTAAAGCATGTACCTAAAGAGACAGGTATAGTAAGAGACCCTAAGCATATCCTATATGGAGGTATGGCAGAGGGTGCAGTAAGATGGCTTACTGTTCCTAGACTTACATCTGGCATGTATGTAAATGTACTTACTAATGCTGAGAAGGCTTGTCTAGAGGAAGTGATGGGACTTGAGTACAATGCACTGTCAATATATAATAAGGTAGATAATTTCTGGGATAATTATCAGGTGAGGCTGACTAAGCAAGACAACTTCCTTAACCTAGCTGACCCAGATGATTATATCAAATATAAGGTGCTTTTAGCAAACAAAGACCTGATAGCACCATCTCTTCAAGACCTTGAAGACCACCCTAAAGCTACATACCAGTTTGTAATCATCCACGAGAATGAGGAGTCACAGGCTTCTAAGAAGAAGATGAATGCAACTATGCAGGCTTATATGGAGTTTGGTAAGATACAGGAGAATGCAGATATACTTAGAACTATCATTGAGACTATTGATGGTAGACCTACATCTAAGAACTCTAAGATTGAGTTCCTGCAAGAGAAGGTTGGTAAGCTAATTCAAGCTGATGCTAGGCTCTTTGTAAGAGTAGCAACTGACCCTCTGTTAAGTACTAAGGTTCTTATCAAGAAGGCTATTGAAGGTGGTCTTATCAGTAACAGAGGTGGCATGTTATACTTAAAGGCTGATGGTACTCCTCTATGTGAGGATAATGAAGAGCCTACTCTTAACATTGCAGCAAAGTATCTGAATATGCCTAAGCATCAGGAGTTGAAATTTGCTATAGAGGCTAAATTAAAGAAGTAATAATATGACTACTCAAGAGTTTTCAAATGAGTTTGATGTACTCTATAATAATCTTGCATCAAATGCTGCTCCTGGAGTAAATGAGTATGAGAAGTCTGTACTGCTTACTAAGGCACAGAGTGAAATAGTAAAGGCTTACTTTAATCCTACTTCAAACAAATCCAGAGCAGGATTTGATAGTGATGAAAAGAGACAATATGATTTCTCAGTTCTGATAAGAGTAGCTAAACTTTTTGATATTAACTCTATAAAGGAGAGAGTCTCTCTTGAAGAGAAAATAGATAAAAGGAGTAAGGTGTATTTATTCCCATCTGATTATTTTCTGAGTGTGAATGAACTCTTGAGTGATAACAATCAGTTCTACTCTGTACAGCCTATTACCTATGTTGAATACCAGAGGATGATGACTAAGCCTTATCCATATCCTCCTAGGAGAGTAGCATGGAGACTAATAACTGATAAGAAGAATTGCAACTATATTCAAGAGTATATAGACAATAGTGCTACTGATTTTAAGTTAGTTAGTAGTTGGGCTGACCAAAAGAGGGAATTACATATTAATTTTAAGTTAGAAGCAAATATAAGTACTCCTATAACAGAAGACAGTACTATTTATAATAATAGAATGCTTACAATACCCTATCCAGATTTGAAGGGTTATGTAACAGTTATTATGGATAGTGGATGGGGTGATTCAGGTACTTACTATGATGTCACATTTACTGTAAAGACAAATGCCAGTGCTGAAAAAGTTGACTTGGAAACTTATGTTGACATACTCAAAAAAGCATTTGATACCTACTTCAAGACATCTGGTACTGTCTTTCCTATAGAGCAGCCTGATGGAGATATAGAAAAAGCTTATACACATACTGATGGTCTTATTAACTGTGAAGCACCTAAAAAAGTACTTGTATCAGAGTTAAAATATCCATTGGTAGGTAAAGTAATTAATCTTCCATTGGCAGAAGTAATAGGTAAATTTGGCAGTAATTTACAATATCAAATGAGGTATGTGAAGAAACCAAAGCCTATAATACTTGATGATATTAGTGATATGGGAGTAACTATAGATGGTATAGACAAAATAACAGAGTGTGAGTTAGCTGAGGAATTGCATAGTGAAATACTACAGAGAGCAGTGGAATTGGCTAAATCAGCATATTCTGGAGACTTGAATACTACTCTTGCTATAGGTAATGCCAGTGCTACAAACATAGGTATAATCCCTTCAAATAATAAAGGATGAGTACAAGAGAACTTTCAGAAAAATTTGACACTCTTGTATCTTCTTACTCTTCCATATATAAGAATGTTCCAACTGGGCTATTAGAATTTGATGAGTATGAGAAATCTATATTCTTGACAAATGCTCAAAAGGACATCATCTTGGAAGTATATAATGGGAGAAGCAATACAGGGCTGTCTTTTGAAAAAACAGAAGAAGCCAGGAGATACTTGGAGGCATTAGTCAAAACCTATAAGACACCAGAAAAAGAGAACCATACAGGATTATCCAGTAACTCTGTGTTTTTCAAGTTACCCTCAGACTTGTGGTTTATAACTTATGAGTCAGTTAATCTTGATGATTCCTCCTTGGGTTGTAAGTCTGGGGAAAATATACAGGTAGTCCCAGTAACCCAGGATGAATATCACAGAGTGAAGGATAATCCCTTTAGAAGCTCTAATGAGAGAAGAGTGCTGAGGCTGGATATATCAGAAGGTATTGTAGAATTGGTATCAAAGTACAATATTAAGGATTATCTGGTTAGATACTTATCAGAACCAGAACCTATAATACTTGTAGACTTGCCAGATGGATTGAATATAAATGGTAAGTATAATGAGAATCCATGCAAGATGCACTCAGCATTACAAGATATGATTTTAGTAAGAGCTGTGCAGAACGCTCTTACAAGTAGAATGCAGAATATAAAACAATAAGTTTAATTAAACTATTTAAGAAATGGCTAATTTTAGTATCAATCAAGTAAGACATCTGTATGTAGCAAAGACCTTGAAGACTGGAGCTAATCTTCTTGCTACAGATGCAGCAGGCTCTATCCTACCCAAGGGAGATACAGCAAAGACTCATTTGTATTTTCAATACATGTCACCTGGAGGTATAGTTAGAAGTGACATCATTGACACCAGTAAGATTATAAGTGTCAGTGCTACTAAGTCTGATGCACTGAGACATCCTTTGAAGAGAGTACTTCTTACTCTTGATGGTGGTGTATCAGATGCTCCTGTGGCTGGAGAGGAGTATATTACAAGAATAGTATTCAGTCAGTATATAGGTCTTGGTGAGGAAGACACAAACCAGAAGTATGGCTATGTGAAGGCAGGTGCCAATATGTCAGCATCTGATTTCTACAAGGCTATGGCATTGTCTATAGTAGCCAGTGTATCCAGAGATACTACACCTCTACTTACTGTATATCTAAAGGATGAAAGCTCAGAGACAGAGGTCAAGAAGGCTACTAAGGCTGCTGACTTGACAGGCACATACACTGGGGTTATCCTTGAGGAGGCTATCCAGAGTTGGGAACTTGGTACTATGCCCCAAGAGTACATTAAGTTTGATGTGCAGCCTATGGAGATTACTTACAATGGAGATGATTACATCTGGGGTAAGGTAGAAAAGGCCACTCCTGCACATTATGTAGATAATGGTCATAATATTGCTGACCTTGAGTACTTCTGTATGGGTGCTAGAGGAGACCACTATAGAATGATGGGCTATCCTAATATTATCAAGACTGCTTATCTAGTAGACCCAACAGCTAAGTATGATACTCTTGACATTCACTATGCTTTCACTGACAGTAATGAGAGTGTACAGAAGTCTGAGAAGGATATTACACTAGTTTGTGTTGATGATGGCAGTCATACTGCAATGAAGGCTCTTATCACTGCTGTAAATGCAAAGTTGCCTACAGACAAGCAAATAGCTGCTTGGGCTTAAAGGGAACTTAAGTATAGGGAGTATATTCAATACTCCCTTTTTTATTAACCCTTTAATGTTTTAAGTATGGTAGATTTTAATGAACTAAGGGTTTCTCTTGATGGCAGTAAACTTGTAATAGATGCTTCTGTTAAGAATTTAGATTATTATAAGGATGTCTATATTGATGCTGTAGCTATAGATTCCCAAGATACTTATATAGAGAATGGTGTAAGTACAAAGCCTATATATAAGTATGAGGTAGATACTCCATCTGTAGAGTCCCTGGTGACTATAGACAATAATGTTAAGCCTAAGAGAATAAGACTTGAGCTGGATAGTAAGGATTTGGGAGTAGTCATAAATGATACTTTGTTCTTTGTATATGTTATAGTTAAGGGTACTCCTTCTCCTGATACTCCTTGTGGTATGGATAATACTACTACTCTTGGAGTAGTATGTAACTTATATCCTATATATCAGTCTATGATTGGATATATAAAGGAGGTAAATAATGAATGTGAGATACCAAAGAACTTCATAGATGCCTTACTCAGATTCAAGGCACTTGAGTTAAGCATAAGGACAGGTCACTATGCACAAGCTATCAAGTATTGGGATAAGTTCTTTAGGGGAGTTAAAAGTAAAAATATAAATACTGGATGCAGATGTCATGGATGGACTTGATAATATGGCTTATACTGGGGTCAGCAATTATTTTAAGGCTTTGTCAACCTTCGGGTACAAAGAGTATAAAGAAGTAAACAAACTGCTGGTCCTATTGTTCATAGAGGAATTACTAAGAAGTTCCTTAAGTATATACATTAGTGAGGAAGATTATAAGGCAATAACTAATATACTATACTGTCTATTTGGCTCTACTTGTCTTATACCTTATCCAGAATTTATAGTAAATACCTCATTAGTTCAGGCACTGAATGATGTCACTCCTAGAATAACTGAGGATGATATACTAAGATTCAGTGAGGATGAACTACTTAGGTTAGTAAATGAATAATAAACTATTTAACCTATTGCGGGGATATAATATAATTTGTATCTTTGCAATAGGTTTAATTATTTATATACAGATATAATGAAGTGGAGAGAAGCTATATACATGGTTCTTGATGAGATAAAAGGCTCATCAGATGATTTCACTTATACAGAGGAGCACATTGCTTTTCTATTAGGCAAATATAGAGCACTATTATTAAAGCAAAGATATTCAGATATAAGAAGACAGATACCAGAGAGTAACTATCAGACTATATGCTTAGACCTTATAGAGGTTCCAGCTATTAGTGGTGAAGTATGTGAAGGAGGCTCATACTTGAGGAGTAAAGATAAAATACCTGTTACTCTAATGGTAGGTAATCCTAGGGTATATCCTATAGATTACTATCAAGGTGAGATAACATATATAAGCAGAGACAGGATGAGATATGTAGGCTATAATAAGTGGATGAAGAATATCATCTACTGTTCTATAGCACCTGATGGTTATCTGTACTTCAAGTCATGGAATCCTCAATACCTATATTTAGAAAAGGTAAGATTCTCTGCTATTTTTGAGGATGCTGAAAAGATGTCTGAGCTGTCATGTGATAATAGTGATGATACCTGTGATTTACTTGATAAGGAGTTTCCTATAGAAGAGCCTTTAATTCCAGAGTTAATTCAAATGGTAGTGAAGGAATTAAGGAGTGCTTCTTATACTCCTGAAGATGATGAGAATAATGCTAAGGATGATTTTGCTACATTGGCAGACTTTGTGAGGAGAAACTCTAAATCAAACCTTGCTAAACAACTGGAGTAATGGAGAGTCTTATAGAGTTTAAGAAAAGAGTAAGAAGAGCCAGTATGCCTAGAGAACATAAGATAAGGAACAGTCTTGGTGTATATGATGGCTATAAATACTATAGAAAGAACAAGCCTGATGATAAGAAGTATGTACTGTCAGAGTCACAGTACTTTGCTATTATTAGGCAAATAAATAACTTGCTTGTTGATGATATAGTGACAGGTAATGAGGTTAAGCTACCCCATAGAATGGGTACTATAGAAGTAAGGAAGTATGAGAAGTCAGTCAGAATAGATGAGAATGGCAAGGTCAAGACTAACCTTCCTATAGACTGGGACAATACTCTTAAGCTATGGTATGAAGATGAGGAAGCATATAAAGACAAGACTCTGTTAAGACTTGATGAGCAGGAGATATATAAGGTACTCTATAACAAAGAAGATGTTAACTTCAACAATAGGTCTTTCTATGAGCTGGTCTTCAATAAAGACTTAAGACTGAGACTTAAGCATAATATTAAACAGGGCATCATAGATGCTCTTCTTATAGGAAGGAGAGATAGGTATGGTAAGTGAATTTAATTATATATCTATAAAAGAGGTTTTATCAAGACTTCTAAGACATCCACTACTACAGGATTTGTCAACAGAAGCAGCTATACAATACACTTTAGATTTCTTTGCTGCTATGGGATTACCTAATATCTATGCAGATAAGGTAACTACAATATGTATAGATAACTTTAGAGGTATCTTACCTTGTGACCTGATTGCTATAAACCAGGTAAGATTAGCCAGGAATGGTGTATGTTTGAGAGCTATGACTGATAACTTCAATGGTACTCACTCAGAGGATAAGGGTGAGCTGTCATTCAAAACTCAAGGCTCTGTAATATTCACCTCCTTCAAGACAGGAGACATAGAGCTTAGTTACAAGGCTATCCCTACTGATGATGGCGGATTACCTTTGCTTCCAGATAATCCAGTGTTCCTAAAGACTCTGGAGCTATACATAAAGAAGGAATGGTTTACCATCCTGTTTGATATGGGAAAGATTAGTCCTGCTGTGCTACAGAACACCCAACAGGAGTATGCTTTCAAGGCTGGTCAATGTAACAATGAGTTTATGATACCTAGTGTATCAGAGATGGAGGCATTTACAAGAATGTATAATACCCTTATACCTAGAGTCAATGAGTTCAACAAGTCATTCAGACATATGGGGGATAGGGAATATATAAAGATGCAATGATATGATAAAGTCTTCTACACACACTATCAAAGGCATACAAAGAGACCTTACAGTAAGTAAGTTCAGCTCTGAGTTTGCCTTTGATGCTCAGAACATAAGAATAACCGCAAGAGACCATAATACTCTCTTGTCTATAACTAATGAGAAAGGTAACTATGAGATTATCTTAAAGGATGCTAATAAAGATGTTACAGGTATCAATGGTACTGTAATAGGGTATAATGTACTTAATGAATATGTTACACTATTTACTACTGACATTAAAGAAAACAAACAGGAAGATACAATATATAGACTTACTAAGAAAGAGGATACTGAAGGGAAATACTTTGAATGTATTGTCCTATATAAAGGTAATCTTAAGTTTGATGTATCTAATCCTATTGAAAGCCTTGGTGTATTTGAGAATAACGATATTCAAAAAGTATATTGGATTGATGGGAAGAATCAAGCAAGAGTAATAAATATTACTTCAAAGAAAGAAGTAAGAGATAAATGGGATGACAATTCTTTTGACTTTATACAGAAACTTAAATTACAGGAAGAGGTTTCAGTACAAAGACTTGGGTTTGGAGGTACTTTTGCAGCAGGAATAATACAATATGCTTTTTCTTATTATAATCTATATGGTCAGGAGAGTAATATATTCTATACTACTCCTATAAACTATATATCTTATAAAGACAGAGGTGCAAGTCCAGAAGACAAGATAAGTAATAGCTTCAAGATAAAGCTAACAGGAGTAGATGATTCTTTTGACTTTTTAAGAATATACTCAATACATAGAACTTCAATAGATGCTGTTCCTACAGTAACCAATGTTGCAGATATAACTATAAACAATACTACAATAGAATATACTGATACAGGCACTACAGGAGTTACTATAGACCCTACAGAGTTACTTTATATAGGAGGAGAAGAGATAATACCTAAGACAATGACAAGTAAAGACAGTACATTGTTTCTAGGTAATATAACTTTGAAGAACTCTCCCTCAAGGGAATTTGCAAGAAAATTAAAAGGTAAAGATATAATATTCAATAAAAGAAAGATTGAATATGATAATAGCCTTACTGGGTATTATTCTTATAATAATCACTTATCAAATCCTGATATAAGAGGATTCAAGCATCTTGATTGGTATAGGTTTGGTTTACAGTTTCAGAGAAGGGATGGTAAATGGTCTGAAGCATTCTTTGTAAAAGATATACAGAATGAGTCTGTTACTCCAACTCCTATAGAAGTAGTACAAGCCCAGTTAACCTTAGAAAAGGATTTGATTGATATAGCTATTGAAGAAGGCTTTGTCAAAGTAAGAGGTATAATGGTCCCTCCTACTATAAATGACAGGGAAGTAATAGCTCAAGGTATTGTATGCCCTACTGTATATAATATGGAGGACAGGTGCAGTAATTCACCATTTGCACAGGCATCTTGGTTTACAAGACCTAATCTTGGTGTAGATGATACTATGGCTAAGAATCTTATAGATGATTGGAATACTACTTGGTATAACTATAATCATACTATAGAGGGTAAGTATTATGATATAGTCAATATGGGAGCTTGGGCAGAGTTCAGACATAATTATCCTATACCAGATAATTGGAGTAGAAATGCAGAAATACAATGCTTGGCTAATGTACCTAGTAATCCTTATACATCAGATGTATCTGATAATGTATTACCTGGGTGGATTAGTAAGAACAAAGAGTACTTCTTCATAGACCAATCTATAGTTACTTTCCATTCTCCTGAAATAGAATTTGATACTTCTATATCAAATCTTGATTTATCTGATGTAAAGTTTAGGATTGTAGGAAGAGCTGTATATACTGCAAATGCTTCAGATATAGATATACAGACTACTACTCCACAGAACAGTCCTGATATGCCTGGGGTATATAAAGAGAATGTAGGAGTAAAGAACATATCCCAGAATGGTACTAAGAGTCTTATATCTGGTATGTATTATTATGATGAAGTATGTAGTTATGATGAGACAGCAAAAATAAAGGATATGTCCTTTTTAGTTTATCCTTGGCATAGGGAAGGCTCATTGAATAATGACATATCGGCAACACAAGGTAATACAAGGTCAGCTGTTCTAAATAAGAAAAAAATGTCAAATCTTAAATTTGCTGGCTTCACAGATTACTTGCCTAATAATAAGATATGGTATCCCCCTGAAGGTATTTCTGGTGCAGCATTGTTTGATTCTGATGAAAAGACAATGATAAAGATAAAAGCACCAGCAAATTCAGGATTGGATGATATAAACTATTATGGTAATGTTGACAGAATAATAGTACCTACAAGAGATTCTGTAGAGTATGAATATACTCCTCCTGTTGGAGCAGGATTTGAAACTGAGTTTGTAAATATAGTCAAGAATGTAAAGCTTAATAAGGAACATGGGTATCCTATTATTGTAGGTCTTGATTTTAATAATCTGAGTGATGCTACTGATGCTAAGAAGATAAAACTGCATAATTATTTTGTAAGCCCTCCTGTACCATTAAGATGTCTGCAAAGTGGCAAGTATCTTATAGTTGCAGAAAAGAATATAAAATATACTTATGGTGTTGACCCTGTAAATATTAAATATAAGTCCTCACCACATGTAGTGATAGCCTTTAATTATAAGAAAAATGAAAATGACAGCAGTAAGCACAATCAAATAATTCTCCCTACATTAAAGAAAATAGGTAGTGCCTATTCTCCAGAACATATATTCAACTATGTTGGAGGAGATTTGACAAGTACTGAAATAGTACCCTGGGATAAAGATTGTAAGAGAATACAACAGGGATATATTGAATTTGGTGATGGTACTTATGAAATGCAGAAGCCCTATTTTGGATATTCATGGATAGCAGAATTATATAGGGATAATGTATCAAATAGATTCGGGGGTAGTCCAGAATCTGCAATAGACAGTAACATATGGATACCAGCAGGAAAACCAATATCATTAATTACAGGATATAATGGAGATACTCCAATACCAGTTGCAGAGCCTATAAATGTATATTATACTGAAGGAGATACTTATTATCAGAGATATGACTGCCTCAAAACTTATCCTTATACCCTTGAAGACAAGAATAGTATAGTTGAAATACCTTCATTCTATTGTGAAACAAGAATAAACATTGATGGCAGGTATGATAGAAACAGAGGCCAGACAAGTAATCTGGCTATGAACAGGTCAAACTTCAATAAATTTAATCCTGTATATAATCAGAGTAATAACTTCTTTACAGCCAAAGCACTTGACTATAATAAGTTTAGCTTGAATAGTTTTCCTAATACTATAACTTGGACTAAAGAGAAGCAGGCAGCATCTTTAGTAGATACTTGGACTAATATTACTATGGCCTCAACTCTTGATTTAGATGGTGATAAGGGAGAAGTAGTGTCATTAAATACATTTAATAATGAGATATACTGTTTTCAGAAACAGGGGCTAAGTAATATATTGTTTAATTCCAGAGTACAGATTCCTACTTCTGATGGTGTCCCTATTGAAATATCAAATGGACTCAAAGTAAGTGGTAAGAGGTATATAAGCAATAGTATAGGATGTAACAACAAATGGTCTATAACAGAAACTCCTTCTGGATTATATTTTATAGATAATATAACCAATAGTATATATCTGTTTGATAGTAAAATAGAATCTCTTTCTGATAGATTAGGATTCAGACAATGGTTAGGTGGAAATAATAGCCTTGATATATGGAATCCCGTAGGTTTCAATAACTTTGTTACCTTCTATGATAAGAATAATAATGATGTATACTTTGTAAATAAAGATACAGCATTGGTTTATTCAGAGTTGCTGGGCCAGTTTACATCATTTATGAGTTATGGTCAAGTACCTGCAATGTTCAATATTAACAATGATTTCTATGCTATAAAAGATAATAATATATGGGAACAGTTTGCAGGAGACTACAATATGTTCTTTGGTCATTACCATCCATATAGTGTAACCTTTGTATCTAATTCTGATGAGCCTTATGATAAGATATTCAATACTGTAGAGTTCAGAGCTGACTGTTGGACTAAGAATACCTCAGGAAAAGAAGTACTTGCAAGTGGTCATACTTTTGATACTCTTGAGGTATGGAATGAATATCAGAAGGGAGTATCCAGCTTGACCAGTCTGGCAGCTAAGCCATCACCATTGAAGAAGAAGTTCAGAATATGGAGAGCTAATGTTCCTAGAGCTAATACAGACTGGAATGGTATCAAAGCCAACAAGATGGATAGAATAAGGAACACCTGGGCCTATGTCAAGCTATCAATGAACAAGGAGAATACTGATAGAATGGAATTCCACGATATGATAGTACACTACTTTGTCTAATATATAAGGTCAGTCTAACTAATTCAATTAGGCTGACCTTTCTTTTTTAATTATAAGCTTGTTTATATTAAGTAGATTAGCTACCTTTGCAATAAATATAGAGTTTATACTATGGCTAAGAGAAAAGTTAAAAATAAGATAGGACTTCCTTATAATAGGTTTGATGGGGAAGGAGAATCTATGAATATGATACAGAAGTCAGGTGCTGTAGCTAATGATGCCTTTGATAGCTCAAATCTAGGAGGCACTATTGGTAGTATAGGTAGTGGGGTAACTTCTATTGTCCAAGCTGGGATGAACAATGCCCAGATAGCAGACACTTCTAGTATTCAAGACCAGATTAAGGCACAGAACAATATGGTAGTAGGGGCATCAGATAATGCCAGCTTACTTAATGAATGGTCTCATCTATCCATGCTAAAAGATAACTATAGCTGGAAAGATATTAGAGGTGGGAGTAATGCCAATAGAGCTATGAATACCATAGGAGGAGTTGCCCAGGGAGCCATGACAGGAGCTACTGTTGGTGGCCCTATAGGAGCTATTGCTGGTGCTGTTATAGGCTTAGGTAGTGGTATAGCTGGTTGGATAACTGGCAATAAAAAGGCTAAGAGAAGAGCCAGAAGATTAAATCAGCAGGCTTCTGATGCTAATGAGAGAGCTTTATTGTCTTTTGAAAATAGAGCCTCTGATGTAGATACACAGAATGACCTTAACATAGAAAGTAACTTTTTTAATGATGGAGGTCCAATAACTATGAGATATACTGGAGTAATGTCTCCTTTTGGTAATACATTTGGAGATGGAGGAATATTCATTAAACCAGAGAATAGAGGCAAGTTTACTGCACTTAAAGAAAGAACAGGAAAGTCATCAACATGGTACAAGGAACATGGTACTCCTGCACAAAAGAAAATGGCTATCTTTGCATTAAATGCTGCTAAGTGGAAACATGCAGATGGTGGTGAATTACATACTCAAGGCGGAGACTTTACTAATGGTCTTACATATATAGATAATGGTGGCTCACATGAGGCTAATCCATTTGAGGGAGTACAGATGGGTATTGACCCACAAGGAGTACCTAATCTGGTAGAGGAGGGAGAGGTAATCTTCAATGACTATGTATTCAGTGATAGAATGAAGTTACCCAAGAAGCTCAAAGAGAAGTATAATATTAAGGGTGAGACCTTTGCTGATGCAGCTAAAGAACTAAGTAGGGAGAGTGAGGAAAGACCCAATGACCCCATAAGTAAAAGAGGATTACAGGCATTTATGAGTGCTTTGGCTAATGGTCAGGAAGAGGTAAGAATTAAGAATGAGGGCAGACAAATGAATAGATATGCTAAAGGAGGAAAGTTAGGTAAGAGGTATGATGGTGATGGACCAGATGACAACTATATGGACTATGGTACACTAGCTTCTCCTATATCTTATGAGCAGCTAGAGAGGATGATTAACTTAGGCATAGATGGCAGTGCAATACCTCTTACAGGTACTAGTGAGGAGATAGATGATGCTATCACTAGAGCTGCTAAGAAGGGTGCTACTACAGGTGATAAGTCTAATCTGTCATATCTAAGGTTTGCACCTGCATTTATGTCAGGTATATCTGCATTCACAGATTTATTTAGTAAACCTGATTATAGTGCTGCTAATAGAATAGCATCAGTAGATATTCAACCAGCTCTTGTAAGTGCAGACCCTATTGGTCAGTACTTATCATATAAACCACTAGACAGAATGTTCTATATCAATCAGTTGAATAAGAATACTGCTGCTGGTAGAAGAGCTATACAGAATACTTCTGGTGGTAATAGAGCAGCAGCTCTAGCTGGCATATTGGCGGCAGGCTATAACTATGGTGAGAACTTAGGTAAATTGGCTAGACAAGCAGAGGAGTATAACCAAGCTCAGAGAGAAAAAGTAGCTGACTTTAACAGACAGACTGATATGTTCAACTCTAAACAAAGTATGCAAGCACAGTCAGTTAATGCACAATCTAGGAATGATGCTACTAAGATGAGACTGGCTCAAGCAGAGGAGGTAGCTAAATTAAGAAGTGCTGCCAAAAGTGCCTATGATACAAGAAGGTCTAGTAATCTTAATAATTTTATAAATAACCTTGGTAATATAGGATGGGAGGATTATCAGAGAGAATGGATTAATAGCAATCCTGCCTTATACTATAATCTATCTGGGATAGGTAGAGTAGGTTATAAAGGTAATAGTAAAAAGAATGGTGGTAAATTAAAGAAAAAGGGAGGGACTACTTATGCCTAATTTTGCATATACTAATCAAACTAACTTTAGACCTTTCTCTTATCAAGAGATGCTTGCTCCTGTGTTAATGGCTACTCAAGCCCACCAAGCAGTAGAGGAAGCATATAGTGAGTTAGATTCCCAAGCTAATGCTATAGGCTCGCTGGCCAATGAGGCTAATGACCCAGTAACCTATCAGAGATATAAGGCTTATGAATCAGCATTAAGAACTCAAGCAGATGCTTTAGCTAAGAATGGTCTGACTCCTGGTTCTAGACAATCCCTTCTTGACCTTAAAAGCAGATATGCAAAGGACATAACTCCTATACAGAATGCCATCACTAGAAGAAGAGAACTGGCAGATGAGCAGAGAAAGGCTCTACTACAGAATCCTACTCTGATGTTCCAGAGAGACATGAACTCTATGAGCTATGAAAGCTCATTGGATAGGTTCTTGGAGAATCCAGACTATGACTATGGGGAGAGATATTCAGGTGCTTTACTTACACAGCAAGTATCACAAGCTGCTGATAACTTAGCTAAGGAACTCTATAACTATGGTAATGGTAAAAAACTTGATGCCTATACTAAGACATTCCTACAACAGCATGGATTTACAAGAGACCAAGTTCTTGATGCTATCAGTAACCCTAATAGGGCACAGTCACAGCCAGTACTTAATGCTATAGTAGAACAAGTAATGGGTTCATCAGATATGGCTAGTTGGGCAGACCAACCTACTATGGATAAGGCATATAACTATGCTAGACAAGGATTGTGGAGTGCTATAGGTCAGACTAATGTATCTACCTATGAGGACTATGGTGCTAAACTTGCTGCTCAAGAGGCTATGCAGAAGAGAGCTGCTGAACAGGCTCAACTGAATAATCTTGCTATCAATCCTCTGAATATCTATAGTAATAGAGAGTTGAGTAAAGATGAAAAGAAGTATAAGGATAATATTGAGAATTTTTCTAAGTACTTCTATAAAGACAGTCATGGACAAATGAGGATGAACCAAGCAGGATGGAAAGAATATAATAGAAAAAATTATGGGGAAGTAGCTGGTAAAGTTATGACCACCCCTGAAGGAACTACAATCAGAGTCGCATCCTCTAATGGAAAAGAAAGTGCATCTGAATTTAGAAAGTTTATGGATAGTATAGGTGCAGCTAAAGTAACTAACGGAAATTGGCAGCCTGGAAACTTTGGTAATGTCTGGAGTAAATATGTATATGCCTCTCCAGCAGCAAAAACTGCAAAGTATGATGCTACAATGGCTACTGAATTTGACTATCCTGTTGCAGGTGCTCAACAGGGTGATATGAAGGATGCTATTATGACTGCTGGTAGAGGATTAAGCCTCAAAGAGGTAGATTATGATAGCAAGTCTAGGGAATTCAAGGATACAGGTGAGGAAATTACTATGGAAGACTTGAAGAGTAATAAGTACAAAGTAACTGCTACAAGGTTTAGTCCTTATGGTGCTACTGTAATGATACAAGATGACAAGGGCAATGTGAGAAGATATAGAATGCCTGCGGGCATCAATACAACTAATGAGCAAAATAGGGATGCAAGAATGAAGTGGGCTGAGGTATTACAAAACAACAGGAGTGGGGGTAGAATAAGAATACCTGATGATTATGCAAGATTGAATAACATACCTATAGGTACAACTATAACTGCTACTCCTGAGCAAGTCCAAAATGAATACAACAGAACTATCCAAGAATCTTACTTATTCCACTCTCAGTTAGGAGTACAGAATAAGACAAAAGAACAAGAGTTTAATCCTTATGGGTATTAAGATATGGCAAAAGAAACTAAAGTAAAGGATATAGATATTACTAAGAGTGGTCCAATGACCTTTAGACAGCTTCAAGATGCAAACAATGACCCCTTCACAGCTGTAAGACCTCAAACTATATCACAGTATGATATAAATAGACAGGCTCCCCAAATGGTTAGTAGTTCCTTAGCTGGAACTGCTACACCTTGGGGTGAGAGTATGTTTGATGAGCCTACTGCAACTGAGGCACAGTTTCAGGAATTAGGAGATATAAGAGCTGAGAACCAGCCTTGGTATGCTAAGATAGGAGCAGGTCTTGCTAAGGGTGCAGTACTTGCAGGAACTACATTCCTTAATGGTACTTTAGGGCTAGCTTTGGGTATAGGTACTGGCGTTTCTAACTTGGCTGATAATGACCCTAAGACAGGCTTTTTGTCAGGAATATGGGATAATGATTTCTCAAGGGCTATGGATTCCTTCAATAAAAGAGCGGAAGAAGTACTACCAAACTATTATACACAGGATGAACTTAATCGACCTTGGTACGCTAATCTATTTACAGCCAACTTCTGGGGAGATAAGTTTATAAAGAACATAGGCTTTACTGTAGGTGCATTCTACTCTGGTGGTATATACTCAAAGGGACTGGGTGCTATAATGCAAGCTGTAAAGGCAGGAAGTAAAGCTACTGCTATGGTAACTTCTGGTGTAGGTTCAGTTATATCTGCTGTCAATGAAGGAAGTATAGAAGCCCTTAATGCTGCTAATGAGTTTGAGGAGAAGTACAAGCCAGCCATTGATGGTGAGTTTAGACAAAGAATAGCTGCTATTCAAGCTGAGTATGAGGCTAGTAAAGGTAAAGCATTACAGAGGTCAGTTGATGGTAGTTATATTGACCCTGCTTATGCAAAGTATAAGGAAGCTATTGAGAAGGAGAGAAACAACTATAATCAGGCACTGGCTAAACTGGAAGAGGATAAAGCTAAGGTAGGTAATGCTACCCTACTTATGAACATACCTATACTAACTGCATCAAACTTCTATCAGTTTGGAAAACTATACTCAAGAGGTTATAATACTGCTAGGAGAACTGCTGATATAGTAGGAGATATAGGCAAATATAGGGCCGAAGGTCTAAGTAAGGCAGCTAGAGCAGGTAAAATACTTGGAGGTGGTTTATCTGAAGGTTTTGAAGAGGTTGAACAACAGATAGCTACTGACTGGTCACAGCACTACTATGCTACTGATGTTAATAACTTCTACAGGTCTCTTCAAGACCCTAATGCTGCACAGGAGACATTAAGCTGGACTAAATCATTTGGTGAAACTTTAGGTAGAACACTAGGAGAAGGCTCTACTTGGGAGCAATTCTTTATTGGAGGTCTTACTGGCCTTATGGGCATGCCTAGATTCAGAGGTATAAGGAATGAAGATGGAAAGCTTCAAAACCCTATAGTACTAGAAGAGAACATGTTCTCAAAGTGGAAGGAGTTGAAGGAGAAGGTAGAGCAAGAGGTTGATAGAAACCAGGCTATTGCTAATCACATGAATGAGAGAGTAAACTCTCCTGAGTTCAAAAACTACTACCAGGGTCTCATAAGGCATAACAAGTATCAGAATGATATGAATGGTGCTACTCTTAGAGACGATGAATTTGACTATAAGAATGCAGAACATGCACAGCTTATATCAGATATAACAATGTTCTCAAAAGCAGGTAAGCTTGATGACCTTATGACTCTTATAGACTCTGCCTATGATACTTCTGATGAAAATCTTCAATCAATCATAGACAACACTACCACTACTATCAATAAGGAGGGTAAGGAAGTCAAAGTGGGACCATTCATAGATAAGAACGGTAATCCTATGGGTAAAGAGGATATGATTGCTGAGCTTACAAAGCAAAAGGACGAGATACTAGGTACTATAGATGAGTATGTAAAGACTAGAAACAAGCTTGATAAAGAGACTGGTCAGAGGTTTACTGATGAGCAGCTTGATGAACTTACTTGGATGCAGACCCAACTTAGCAACTGGGCTAAGAGGGCTGGTGAGATGTCTGGCCAAGTTAAAGATGTCATAGGAGATGTGATAGGCAGACTTGACTCTCAACTGAAAGCTTCTGAGGCTATCAGAACACATGAAGGTGCAGCTCATGCAGACCTTAGTGAGAACTATAGAAGGGCAGACAGGCTTATACAATCCATAACAAAAGCTATAGATAATCTTAACTTTATCAGAAGTCTTGATAATGATGCTATGGCTGCTACTCTTGCTCAAAATCCTAATATACTTGAGGGACTAAAGGAACAGGTTAATAAACTTGGCAATGATGTACTTAGTGCCAATGATAAGGAGAGTGTAATAAAGAAGCTTGATGACCTATTAAGGATAGGTAATGCTTCAAAGATATATCAGGATAAGTTTGCTGAGTATCTCTTCAATCCTAAGAAGCAGGAGGAAGACCATGCAGAGGCTGACAAGCAGAACATTGACAAGGATGCAGAAATAACAAGAGCCAAGCAAGTTGAGGCACTGAACAAGACTGCTAACTTCCAAGAAGTAGAAGCACTTATAAACAATGGTGAGGCTACACTGGATGACTTGGATAGCAGTAACTCAGACGCAGCTAGGAGCTATAAGAAAGCATCACTATTCAAGAAGAAAGCTACTGAGTTCATCAATAGCTCTGATAGTGAGCATAAGTCTGAACTTCTTGATATGCTTGACAGGAGATTCAATGAGAATGCTACCTATGATGATTTGAGTAATGAGGCATTGGTAACAGAGCTTCCGCTTGAAGCAACAACTTGGGATGAGAAAGCTCAAGAGACTCTTGAGAGTGAGTTCAATGAGATACTAAAGTCAGCAAGGGATAAGGTTAACAGTGGTAATAGCCAGAAGCAGGATGTTGAAGCCAAGAAGACTGGAACAACGAGACCTGACAATGTAGGTAAGGATGATGTAGCCCAGCCACCTGTTAGTAAGCCTTTCGGTGCTGAGGAGGCTATTAGCAAGATTGATAAGCTCAATATAGCACCAGAGACTAAGACAGAAGCTAAAGCACTGACTAATCAGATAGTTAAAGACATTGAGCAACTTAATAAGTCTAAAGACCCCAGGCTTATAAGACAGACACAAAGAAGGGTCAATGCTCTCTCTGCTATGGTTGGTAATGACTCAGTGGCAGATATAATTAACATAGTAAGAGAGTTGTCTAAACCTGATACATTTAATCCTTCAAGTCCAGAAGAGATATTAAGAGAAGCTGAGGCTGAGGTAAGTAAGTATCAACCTACAGCAGTAACAGGAGTTCTTAAGGCAGTCATACCACAGTTTGACTTAGATGCAAAGAGGGATGGAGTATTGATTGACTTTGTTGGTGATAGCAGGAATCAAGGTTACTCTTATGTATATAGCAAGTTAAAGGAAGTAGACCCTAAGACTGGTAAGAATGCCTTTGACTATGTTAATGAGGGTAATATAAAGGAAGGTGATGAGCTTGAAGTGAGATATGAGCCTGCTACAGATGAGCATCCCGAGTTACTGGCACTCTATCATAAAGGCACATTAGTAAACTACATGAATACTGATGAGGCTATTGAAGGTGTTAAAGAGATAAAGGATAAGGCTAAGAAGGCTGCACAATCAGGATATAAGGAAACTATAACAGCTACCGCTATAGGTATGCAAGGTGAGTATGAAGTTGAAGTAGAAAGAGACCTAGTAAATATAAGTGATTTAAGAGTAGGTGATAACTTCATTATGCCTAGAGGTATCGGAGGAGGAATAGCCACTGTAACAGCAATCTCTGGGAAAGACATTATTATCAAGTATAATGGTCAAGAGAGGGTGATTGATAGTCGTATTTTAGAGTCTATTGAATCTAATGGCGGAGTTCAGAGGACTGTTACTAAAACTGCTAAAGAAGCCTCCAGTAGTACTAAAGCTGCTTCAAATAATCCAACAGTAAGAGTGTCTAAGATAATGAGTGGCCAGTATGGCTATGACATTAGTAAGACTCAATCAGTTGGAGACCTACTAGGTACTGATGATGCTACTATAGGTGTTATGAAGAACAGGTCTATGGAAGCTAATACAGATACCTTTGTAGAGCCAGTGTTTGATGAGGCCAACTCTGATGGTAAGGTATATATACTTCTACCTAACAGTAAAGGTACTCTTAGTCCTAAGAAGGTCTATATAAGACACCTGAATAAGACTGAGTTTGATTTAGCCACACAGAATAATCCTATAGCTAATGACTTAAAGAAAGCCTTTAATGACTTGGCTGGTATAGCCAATCTTGAGAGGGGATTTGATGAGGCTCTTGACAATGTATATATGGACTTGATAGAGTTACTATATATACCAGATAGTTTCCACATCAATATAATAAGTAGGGCTAATGATGTATCATTACAGATAGCTTTTGCTGATAGGGATGGTAAGAGACAGAACAGGAATATATTGTTAAAGAGGTTTGCAAAGAAGTCACTTCTTAATGTAGGAGCTGGTACTACACAAGCATCTGAACCTTATACAGCACCTGTAGAGGAAGTATATAATCAAGTGCTTGATGCCTTCTACGAAGCTAACCTTGCTTTCAATGTTAATGCTAGGAAGCTAACTGGCAAGAAAGGTCAAGAGTATGCTAATAGATTAAGGGACAGTAATGTACTTGCTACTTATCTTACTGGTAAGAGAATGCAAGGTACTTGGTTCTTACTGAATGAAAGACCCAACACTACTCATACTGATAGTGCATTTGAGAGAGCTAAGGCATCACAACAAGCCAAGGGAGGTACTAGAGTACAGTATGGTGGTAAGGAATACTTTGTAAGGAATGGTATCATATTTGACCAGTCTGGTTCTATAGTAGACCTTGGTGATAATGCCCAACAAGTTAAAGACCTTGCTTATATAAATTCTGCTTATGGTACTAGCTACTTTGGTGTCAATCAACATAATGGTAAGGTACTTATAGTAGATAAGTATGGTAAGAGAGGTTATAACAGAGCTACTAACAAATACCTATCTCCCCAAGAGGTAGAAGAATTAGAAGCCACTCTTGAAGGTAGAAAGAGCAAGGCATCCCTATCAGCCTCTGCTGTAAAGTCCCTTCAAGCCTTTCAGAAGCTTGTACTTAGAGATGACAATGGTAATCCAGATACCTCCAGTGGTTTTTACATGATTAAGGAGGAAGATGGCCAATACCATGCGTATCAAAGAGTACACTCTATAATAGGTTCTAACTATATAGGACCAAGCAGAGGAGATGCCGCTACAAGCAGAGGTTCTTTAGTAGATGAAGTAGCAAGGCAATTCTTGAGTGACCCTACTAATGTAACTAAGCCTGAGGGTATGTCTGATGAAGCCTTTGGTGCTTTGAAGAGAGGGCTAGGTAAGTTCAGGGATGATGCAAATAGAAGAGGTCTCAAGCTAGTTACTGACAGGACTGTAGTATTCCATAAGTACTCTGATGGCAGAAGAATAGCAGGAGAACTTGATGTATTTGCTTATAATCCTAGCACAGGTGAGATAAGTATCTTTGACTTCAAGACAAGTAAGTACTCTACTAAGAACTCTGATTTCTCAAGAGTTGAGAACCCTAGATACTTTACTAGGAGTAACAAAGACCAATATACTCTACAGTTAAGTGCCTATGCTAAGTTGTTTGAGGATAGCTTTGGTGTTCAAGTATCTAATCTGGTTATAGTACCATTCCAACTCAAATACAGTAGAGAGAAGAATGGAGGCATAGCTAGGATAAACCCAGAGGACTATGTACCTTTGACATACCAGAGTGGTGTATTTGAGAAAACTGATGAAGCACCAGCAAGTCAGTCACCAACATCACTTAGAACTGTAAAGGGTCAGTATGTTACTATGGGTAAGGGAAAGCCAGAATATCATCAAGCAGATATGCAAGTGTTGTTCACTACTAAGAATGGTCAGACATTCTATCTAGCTAAAGTAGGTGATGGTTATAAGTTAATACTACCTAATGGCAGGTCAATGACTATAGACTCATCATTAGTATCTGATGAGGTAGGAAGGACTAGAAATAATATCATGGACTTCATACAAGCTGATAATGTAGCTGCTGCTATACAGGATGCTATGAGTTCTACACCATTGGAGAATAGTCCTTATGGTAATTCAATAGAGCTTAAGGAGGCCCCTAAAGAAACTCCTAAGCCTGATGATAGAATGAAGAGAGGTCTTGATGCACTTGACAGATTAAACAGCTTAAAGCCTACTACTCCCACTCAACAAGCTCCTAATCAGGAAGCTATAAACAAGAGAGAGAAAGATGAGAAAGTTACTGTAGATATAAACACAAGTACTGCCCTTGGTAGAAGTCAGCTCGCTAGAAAGAAGTGGGGAGAAATGACTGATGCTGAGAAAGCTATAGTAAGCCCCATGTTTGAGGGTATGGAAGAAAAAGCTATACAAGAGTATTGGGATGGCACTGATGCTAACTATAGAGAGTCATTCATTATGTCATGTAAGTAATCTCGTGATAGTAAAAAAAAAATAGGGAGAGTATTTCTACTCTCCCTATTTTGTTATTTATACCATCTTGCTGGCTCCTCTGGGTCAAGCAAGTTCTGGAATTGTCTGATAAATGGTATAGGTTGTAACATTATCTTCCCTACTTGGGTATATCCCTTATAGATACCTTGGTCTATCTCTGTAGTCCAGGCATCTGGGTCAAACAGATTGAGCAACTGTCTTGTGTTCTTAAGAACCCTTACTGCTGCAAATGGATTGTCAAACAACCTTAGACCTTCATCAAGCATAGTTGGGCCAGGCATCAGAGAGCCTAGGTCAGCTTTCAACCTTATGATTGAATAAGTAATATACTCAGTCAACCAGTCATCCTTCTCATCATCATCTGGTGTGCCCTTGAGTGTTGCGATGATACCCATAAGAGATAGGAATGTAGCTATTTCAGCAAGACTCCTATATATGTTGCTCTTTTGGGCATCATTAAGATTGTGCCATTGCTTCACTATATCAAGCTCACCCTCCTTCAAGTCCTTCCTAAGAGTATTCATAAAGTTCCACAAAGTTCTGTAATAGCCCTCCTCGAAAGTACCAGTGTCATAGTTGTATCTCTCAACTCCATATCTCTTCAACCATAGTGGTCTCATCCAGTTCCTGTACATCATAAGCAGCCTGCCTACTGCTCTGGACTGCATAGCATTCTTATCCTCTTGGTTATAGATACCATACAGCTTGTTGTTGATGCCTCTTATCTTCTTAGTGACACTGGTGAAGTACTTGTTATCCACAACTTTACCATCTTGGTCAGTTACTCCTTCCTTAATTACTAGGTTAGCCCCATACTCTGGATGAGCCTCATCAAGATACTTCACTTCAAGAGCATCATAAAGACTTATAGGTTTACCATCCTTGTCCTGTAACTTCAACCTCATAGCTAAAGCAAGACCAGTTCTCATCTGAGTGTAGTGGTCTCCTGCACTAGTAGTAAACCATAGAGTATCTTCCTTGAAGAACCTTGAGAACCAAGTCTTTCTATCCCAGTCAACCCCTCTCACATGCTGCTTATAGTCTTGAAGAACATTAAACTTCTCTGCAAAGAGAGCCATCTTACTAGTCTGTATTCTATTACCAATCTCACTCAGGTATTGAGGTAATAACTTTGTGTACTCCCAATCAGCCTTAGCAAGCTCAGACTTATTGAAGAACTGACCAGAGATAGACTCTATGTTGCTTAACACAACATTCTGTGCCAAGTTAGCAGTACCAGTAAGCACTGACAGGGCAGTAGTACCATAGCTTTGTAGCTTGTTCAGCATATTGACAGCCTTGCCAACATCAACTCCAAGTACAGTACCCTCATCCTTCATCTGTTCACCATAGACTTGCATGAGCATGAAGTCATTGAGCCTGTTCATAAAGTTAGCCACATCTCCTTTCTTGGTCAAATTACTAGGTACTTTGTTAAGTACCTCTCTCATAATCTTACCGCCTCTGGTTTGTGCCACCTTTCTCTCAGAGAGTATAGTTCTTCCTGTCTCAAGAGCATCTACGATGTCATTCATAGCTGCGTAGTCATTAGCCATAGCAGCATAAGCTATCATAGTTGATGTACAGTCAGTTGATAAGTCATTCTTATCCTTAAGAGGTCTTGTATAGTAGATAGGAAGATTATATATCTGATTGCCTTCAAAGTCTTGCCTTGCATAAGCAAACTCAGTATCATCTTCTCTCCTCACCAAGTTATCCTTGAAGCTCTCCCATAAGTATTGGAACTTGTTACCTCTGCCCATTACTCTTTCCAAGAAGTCTCTCCTTATTTGAGGAGCTTTATTGAACCTTACATACCTTGCTGGTAATCTATAGTCAAGACTCCTCTTTAGGTTAATCATAAAGTCATAGTACTCCTTCATAGCTGCATTCCTTTGAATAGCATCATACTGAGGATTATAATACTTCTCTATAGGATTACCATTCCTGTCTGTATTAGCTCTCTTCCATCTGCTGATTAAGATAGACTTTTCCTCTCTATCCATATCCTGAGGTAGGCTCTTGGCATACTTGCTAAGTGCTACAAAGTAATCTCCCCAGTTGTATCTGGTTACAAAATTACCTGTAATCTTGCCATCACTGGTTTTTTCATACATGAAGTCAGTGTTTCCTATGCCAGCATCTTCCAGCTTCTTGGAGTGCATCAGTATCTCCTTTTCATTATTGATAGTGTTATACCTAGCCTTGTTCTTCTGGTCTTTAACCAAAGAGTCATATATTCTAAGTATGGGGTCAGTACTGTCTGCCATAGCATCAGTCCACCTTTCTACTATAGAAATATCCTTCTCTATATAGTCAAGAAGCTCTCTTATATTGTACTGCTTCCTCTCGCCTCTAATGAACATTGAGATACTCTCTCCTTCAAATGGAGTAAGAAATCTGGCAAACTCATCCTTAGATACTTCTGCCCAGTCAGAGCCTAGTCTGGCAAGTAGACCTGAGAACTCATCAAGAGACTCTTGCAGTTTCTCTTTGAATCTCATATCCCCCTCTTGCTTTGCTTTATACATCTCTTGTCTCAACTCCTCCATGATACTACCATAGGATGACATGTAATCTCTGATACTTCTAAGTGCTGAGAACTTATCCTTCCAGCTAGTCTGGGAACTATGCACAGCATCAAGTTTATCACTAAGTTGCCTCAACATTCTGACAGCCTCTGTCAGGTATGCGTATATACCTTCCAGTTCCCTATGATTCTCAAGGTCATTGCTTAGTTTATTTATGAAGAGCTTCTGCTTTTCATCGAATGAGCCTTTCTTCTCCTCCCTTTCCCTAGCAGTAGCCTTAGCTCCCTTACCATAGATAGCTAATCTTTTCTTCTCTTGTTGAATAATCCTCTTCAAGATATTATAGTCCCTTGATACATCATTGCCAAGGTTAAATAACCTCTTGTTATAATCTCTACTGCTAATATCAAGTTGATACTTGCCATTAAAGGCATTGGTAGTAAATTCATATACCTGTTCTCTGACTTTGTTGATTATCTCATCAATCTCATCAGCATCCCTCTTACTAAAGAAGTCCAAGACATTCTTCTTGTATCTCTCAAAGAGCCTGTCATTGGGAGCTTCAGTATCATAGTTATTAAGCACTTGAGCCATCATCTTACCCAATGCTTCCTTAGCCATAAGGTCTATATCACCTTTATAAACTTCATTGTATCTGTCATACTCACTACCAAGCACTCTTTGTAATACTTCCTCATTCTTCAATGAGTTAAGCATCCTATCTCTTAATGGGCTGTCCTTTACAGCATCAACTACAAAGTGCCCCCACTCTTCTGCTAATATATTAGAATCATATGTATCATCAATTATATTATCATCAGTTCTAGAGAATGTTCCAATATTATCAGTAGCAGATTTAATTTGATTAGAATTATGAACAATGTATATAGTTTGATTCTCTTTTCTATTATCATCAAAGCCAGTAAAGACTATACCATTTTCAGAACCTTCTCTTTCAGATGATTTATTTACTACTTCTCTATAAGAAGTTCCTTGTTTATGTAAGTCATCTTTAGTACCATTGAATGTTTCTAAGTTTTTTATGTTTAAGAATACTGATAACTTAGCTTTTCTACTTGTTAAAAAGTTATCTTCACTACCAGGCTCAACATTATCAGTAGTAAAGAATATAGCCTTCTTAGTACCTCCTGCTTTTGAAAAGTAATTATCAAACTCTGTACTAAATTTAGTTAAACCTTCATTATCTGTATAATGATAAACAACCAATGGTTCACCATTTTCATCAACTACTTTGCTTGCTTCAGAAGGATTATTTTCCCAATCACCAAACCATTCCTTAAATGCTTTAGTTCTTACTTGAGCATATTGCTTTTCAGTAAGATTAGAAACTTTACCATTAGGAGCAAGCAGCTGACCCTTACTATTTCTAGGGGCACTTTTTAATATTCTCTGCTCTTCCTCTGTAAGTACACTCTGTTTTGCAGGTGTATTTGACCATTTATGCCTTTTAGATATTCTAATAACTTCCTTTAATCCTGTAGCAGCATTGATACCAGCACTTAAGTCCATGACTCCATTGACATTGCTAGCCTCTTCAAGCTCAGTTAGAGCTGCAACATCAGCACCCCAGCTATTCAATAGCTTGACTAACTGATTATTAAGCTCAGCATTAAACCTCTGTTGTCTGCCTAAGCTCCTCTCCTTACCTGTAGCTGTAACTATCTCCATAGACACATCATGTCCAGAAGAGGTTAATTCAGCAGAGTATCTCCTATTTAGGGGGCTGCTGATATTGAAAGAAGCTGCTCTATTCTGTAGTTCTATGACTGACTGTACAGTCTTTGGTACAGGCTCAGTACCATACTCACTATTAAGGTAATCAAGCATTTCCTCATCACTCTTATCATGGCCAATGCCACACTGAGTTATAAGGTCTTCAAGCAATGGTTCCCCATTATGGTCAAACCTTACATTAGGGAATGCTCCTCTGAATGCTGGATTAATAACCCTATAATATACATCCTCTGCTGACTTCCTGTCACCTAGAAAATCTTTTAACCTAGAGAACAATGGGGATTTCTCCCCATTGCTCAATCTAGGATGTAATACACAACTTGTACTCATCTTTTGTTACTAACATTTATCATTACCTTCTAAGTCTTGAGACATTGCATCAAGTCTACTGAAGTTATCAAACTGTTCCATTGCATCAAGTCTGCCTAAGTCTTCTGATGAGGGTTCTCCCCTTAGTTTATCCATTTCTGCAAATTGGGAAGCCATAGCGGCATATCTCTGTTCTCTATCTTGCATGTATAAATCATCAAGAGAGATAGGTATATTCTCCATAGGAAGACTCTTATAAGCCTCCTCGGGGATGCCACTATTTTCTATAGACTCCATAATACTTGCAGCTCTATAGTCATCCCTAAAGTTAAAGCCCTTCTGCTTAGCTTCCTTAATCTGGGTCTCCATTACAAGTCCCATAGCATTGTAGTCATACTCCTGATACTGAGAACTTCCAAGAGATTTTATTCTCTTATAGGTATTGCTTGTGCTATCATAAGCATAGTAGTACTTACCACCCTTATATGTATAGCATACAAACTCTCTGTATTTGATTTCCTCATTCTTTATAGGATATATGAATCTCTTCATGTCCTGAGAGGAGTTCTTGGTTACTGTAACAGTGAAGCTGTCTTCAGGCTCCCCCTTGAAGATACCAGTCATTGATACCTCAGGTACAAACCTTCTGTCATCCATGTTGTTCCTTATATATTGATACATGAACTGGAAATTATCTCCACTATCAATATTCATACTAAGAACACCTCTCAATGTAACAACATAATCAGTAACATCACTCATCTTCAACTGTGTAGGAATCAAGTTTGAGAAGCCACTAGGACTAAATCCAAGACCTCTATAGAAAGCATACCTTAGTAACTTGGCTGTCATATCCCTTGTACTCTTGTTAGCTAGTAGGTTTCTGAAATCACTTCTGTAATCCTCAGATTGAATATCAGTTACCTTACCAACATTACTGAACACAATAGTAGGAGAGCCATTGTACTTGTTTGAGAATAATACTCTCAATCTTCTTAGGAGGGGTACACTCTCAATCAGGTATGGGTTCTTTGACTTGAATTCATTGAACTCAGCAGGAAACTCATTGATATAGTAGTTTCTTGTATCTGCATCACCTCTAAAGTCATTAGAGATGCCAGTCATAAGATATACCAGATACTGGCTATAAATCCTGTTGATAGTAGTATCATCAAGATTACCATAGGTTGTGAAATCCTTAGCCAAATCTGTTACTCTTCTAAACTGTTCAGACACTTGAGGGAACAAACTGGCATACCAGTTTTGTGTAGCCTTCAGGCCCCATTGGAATGTGGCAGTCTGGATAGGAAGTGTACTATTGATGATTTCCTCTTCACTGGTGCTCATGTACATCTCATTGATGAAGTCAAGACCCTGCAAAGGATAGTTGGCATCAGTAGCAGCTGTATCTAGGATATGCTCGAGACCATCTATCTTACCATTACCAGCAGCAATAGAACCACCAGCACCACCACTTTGGGAGTCACTTCTTATTCCTCTTACCACATCTCCCAGAGCATCAGCAGCAGTATTCATCTGCTTCAACATGACAAGAACCTTTATCTGGTTGACTGCAAAGTCCATTTCTTCTATATGGCTTGAGTGAATATCACCACCATTCTTCTCAGCAGCTATGTTAGCTGCTAACCACTCATCAGTGAAGTTGAAGTTAATGGTTTTACCACCATAAGAAGAGTCACCTCTTTTCTTTCTATAGTCCTCCATAGCTTCCTCAATAGCTTGACTCATTGAGTATCTTCCACTATTCACATACCTCATAACCTTCATCATTGCAGGTTGTCTTAATATAAGACTGGTAGTGATAGGAGAATTACCAATTCTAAGCAATAGGAATGCTAGGTTAGCTGTAGTGTTGTTAATGTTCAAGTCACCTGCTACAGGGTCCTTGGCATTATCAACAAAAGCAGTCAGATAACTACATACATTTCTAGAGATGAACTTGCCCTCTGCATCCTTTACAGAGTTGAGAGAACCTAATCTCTTACCATTGAATATAAACCTATAAGGCTTCTTCAAACCAAAGTTCTTAGTAAACTGCGTTAAGGCATGAGAGGCATTCTGAGTAGCTGCCATAGGCACAAGACCTGCACCAGACATATTCCTCTGTTGATAAGTAATCCAAGTATCAGGAGTAAGAGGATTTACAATCCTACCATACCTCTCCAACATCTTGTCAGCCTCTTTGAGACTTAGGTTAAGTATCTTGTCAATACCACCCAGCTTATCAATCTCATCTAATGAAAGACTGTCTAGAAGATTGACTATTCTGGCATTTCTTTTTTGCTCATCGAAGTTACCAGGATTAATCATCTTTCCAACAGTATCAGGGTTGGTCAATACTGACCACATCAAGTCAATCATCATACTGTCTCTCTGAGATTTAGTATTCTTTTTGGCTTGTCTGTATATATCAACCTTTCTGTTCTCATTAGAATCACTGAGGTCTATATCTGCGTCATTATAAGTAACTACCTCTACAGACCTATGGCTTAGGTATCTATCCTTGATAGGATTGAACCAAGCAGAGAATGCTTCTTTTGCATCTTCAGTCCACTCATAGTTCTTGTATGGTCTGGTGAAGTTCTCAAATAACTCTTCCATATCATACTGACTCAAATCAGCTTCTGGATTCTTCTCAATAGCTTCGTCCATAGCTCTCTTGAAGTTCGCTCTCTTTGACTCCTCAATGGACTCTACTATGTCTGGGTGGCTCTTATAAAAAGCATCCCAAGCAGCCTTGATGTCATAGATGTCCTTGAAGTTCAAGCTATGATACATCATGTAGATTTTATCCACGTCAAAGTCAGAACCAGTAGTGGTAGTGATTTCCTCTGGAAGTATGATTACAGAACCAACCTGTCTAGGTAAGAACCCTTTGACCTTTATAGGTATCATTGAGTACTTATCCTCAGTTGGGATTCTATAGCCAATAGCCTCTCTGTACTTAGCAGGTACAATGTAGTTGCCTTTACTATCCTTCTTGTTTATGTTGATGCTTCCATCATCTTCAAGCAGGAGTTCATACAGTCTGTCATCAGGGCAAGCAATGTAAGCTTCCATATACTTTATATACTTCTGACCATTCTTGTCTGTGCCCCACACAATCTGAGGTCTATCCTTCTCATTCAATGCCCATGCGGTAGCTTGGATAAGTGAACCTCCATTTATCTTTTGTTTCACTATCCTAGACTTAACTATACTGTTAAGCAGCTCCTGTATCTTCTGACTCTGTGAAGGGTCAAAGATAGGTATATTGAACTGCCCATTCTCATCAAGTGTTACAGCCTCTATAAGGTCATTGCTGTACCTAGAGTTACTCTTGATTTCACTAATAAGCAAGTCAGAAATCTTCTTAGGGTCTCTGAACTCCTTATCCAGCTTCTCAAAGGCTTCTCTTATATTAGCTGTATTGACTGCATTGAAGTAGTCCTTCCATTGGTCTCTAGTAAGACTTTTATTACCCACCTTAAATACAGCATCAGCCCCCATATCAGTGCCTATAAGTCTTCTAATCTGAGTACCTACAAGCTGAATGGCATTGATACCATGCTCAGGAGTAGCAACCTGAATACCATAATCATCCCAGTTATACTCATGTACAACCTCAGGGTTTACAGCATCAGTTCCTCCTATATAGACTTCCTTCTGGAGTTTACTCTTAACATCTTCTGCATTCTCGATACCATTAAGGTCTATGAAGCTTTGGCCCCCTACCTTAACTGCTGTACCAAACATAGCTACATCTATGTTATTATTGCTATCCTCCATGAACTCTGATAAACCTTTAAGTTTACCAGATTGATGAAGTATAGAACCAAATATAGCTTGTGTGAGCATTATCATTTCAGAGTTCTTATGCTGTACAGCCAGTCTCATAATGCCACCAACCCTGTCTGATTGGTTAACCTGAGTATAAAGATAAGGCTTTCTGGTATTCCACAGAACCACAAAGTCCTGTGCAGTCCATGTGTTATTCCTTATATTATTGTAGGCTGTTTCAGCATCATCACTCCACATATCAGCAGCTATCTGGGTTGCCCTAAAGGATTTCAATGTTCTGAATGCCTGGGCATCGGCCACATTAGTATCACCCCACTTCTTAAGTATGACAGTCTTATCATACTCTGTAAGTTCCCCTTTGGCTATCTTCTGGTCAATGATTTCCTCAACGTCCTTCATCCAGTTAGAAGGCTTGACCTCATCAGTCAGATAGATAACTCTTTCGGGTCTTACAGTTACATTGCCATTCTCATCCTCACTTGCAAGCACATACTCACCATTCCACTTTGCAAGGGTATTCAGCTTCTCTGTAGGAGAGTGAAACTCCAATGCTCTCTTGGTAAAGTTAGTATAGTCACCATAGTATGCAAGGTCAGTGGTCATTAGCTGTATGATTTGAGACTGCATATAAGTAGTGTTCCAGTAGTATTCTCTAAGGGCTGCCTCTACATTCTCTCTGGTTCTCTGCTTGAAGTATCTGAATGATGAGTTCTCGTTGTTCTCATCCACTTTATCAAACACTCCAATAGATGCCCAGTTGTCAAGTGCAGCTATAAAGTCCTCATTCATAATAGTCTGTACAGCTTCCTTAGCTCTTTGGTTGAAAGCATCTGTATCATCAGCTACCTCAGCCAACTGCTCAAAGAATGTCTTTCCATCTTTATTGAAGGCTTCTGTGTTCAGCTTAGGGAAGAAGTGGAATTTAGCACCTCCCTCACTATCATCAGTCATGTCATAGTAGGCAATCTTTTTGATATTGGGAGTATTGTTTCTCTGCTTGACTGTTATAATCCTATTATACTCTTGTCTTACAACATCTGCAAACTTGTCAAGAAGTAATTCTTCATAGTTCTTCCTGACTCTCTTGGCTCTAAGGAACTCAGCACTGGTTGCATCTGATAACAGAGGCATCTGATACCAAGCATATCCTTCACCACCCTTTATAGGTTCTGCATTATATTGATTAAACAAAGTAAGGAATGTGTCAAGTGGAGTCCACTGTTGGTATTCCTTTCTGTTATGTTCTATCACTACTATATGATTGAATTTATCCCTAGCATCAGCATCATTCTCCAAGTCATCAATAAGTGAATTGAGCCACCTGCCTTGTTCCTTGTCATACAAGAAGTCAACAGGTTTATATTCACTTTCAATGAACTCTTTGAACTCTGGACCTCTCAGCTTCTTCACTAGAGTAGTAGCATAGGAAGGTCTTGTATGTGCATAGAGAGTTTTCTTACCTTGTCTCACTGATGATTCCACTTCATCCTCCTCAACATTGTTAATGGCAGTAGCTATATTGTTGAAGGCTCTACCATATATATTGATTAGGTCAGCAGGCTCACCATTCTTGATACCATCATTAGTAGGCATATCCTTGAAGATGGTTCTAAGGTTGGAAAGTACTATACTGCCAGGGAGTTCTGCCTTGTTATTCAAGTTCACATTGAATATAAGTATATCATTCAGTGTGTCAGGAGTAACAAAGATACCAAGCATACTCAATAGCTTGTGGATGCTCTCCACATTCTCAAGTATTACTTGTTGCTTCTCTTCCTTGGATTTTAGTCCCCTGAACTTATCCATAACTGTATCTACCAGTTTAAGACCTAGCTCAGCCTTATCCAGCCTTATCTCACCATTATGGTCATAGATACTGTCCTCATCAAGGGTAATACCATACTCAAAGTTATCCCTCCATTCATCAAAGTAATGGGCAGTGCCAGCAGGCTTGTTGATATTGTGGGTCTTTATAGTAACACTGCCATCAGGAGCAGTGCTTTCAATCTGAATCCACATATTCAAGTAGTCCTTTCTGAATACTCTATAGAATGATGTGAAGAGTCTCTCATCATTCTTAATGGCATCAACTATCTGAACAGCCCAAGGCTTTCTGGCTTGTAGTGCCTCAAGCATAGGTATCATCTGCTTGGCATTAGTCATATCTCTAAGAGCAGAGATTAGCTCAGCAAATACATAGGATTGCTGTAACTTCTGTGGAAAACCTAAGTCATCCACAACTATGTCACCATTCCTGCCTCTCCTATATATCCTGCCAATAGCTTCCCTTACCTGATTGGTCATACTCTCAAATGCTGAGAGTTCCCTCACCTTTACTTGCCAGCCTTCCTTATAGGGGGTCTCCTCCTTCTCATCAGCTATCTGTTCATTCTGGTTGTTACCCTCATCATCAGTAGGAGTATTATCAATATCCTCCTCAATACCATTGGCAGTAACATCCATGATTACTCCGTGGTCATAACTGTAAGTATTGGCTGCATCCATTACCAAGTCATTCCAGTTATCAAGTATCTGCTTATAAGCCTCAATCTGATAATTGATTCTATTCTCAGCAAGGTTTCTTCTGACTGCCAAAGGCAGCTTAGCCTCTCTGGTATTCTCCATATTGGCAACTTCCCTATCAACAAGAGCTTGTCTGTTGTTTTCAGCAGCATAGAGCAAGTCCTCAAACACTGCCCTTACCTTATCAAATAGCTTGAAGGGTTTCTCCTGTTTGATTACTACAAAAGGTCTAAGATTCTTGATAGCTTTAGCTATCTCCAGCTTTTCACCAATAGTGGTTGCCTTAGCCATCTCATCATTCAACCTTGCAACTGTAGCTTCCTGGGATTTCTCAACTTCTTGTGTGAACAAGTCATTGATAAGATTAATCCTTTGCCTCTTTTTAATAGAGGTAAACTCAGCGTCAGCCTTATGCCAGTTGCTCTCATCTATACTGGATGACTCACTCTCATATTCCTTAGCCTTCTTGGTATCTTGCACATACTCTGATAGCTCCTGTAACTTCTTGTTAAGGTACTGGTATAGCTTTGGAGTTCTGGTAGCTGTAAGTCTAGATATACCTCTATCCTTATCACTCTTTATGCTCTTGCCGAATATACCATTCTGGGGAAGCTCTATACTATCAAAGTTACCGCTGTCCCAGAGCTGCTTGATTTGTTCAATCTCATCATCAATGACTTCCTTGAATTCATCAAGGTCAGAGTCTGCCCACCTTGCTTGCTCTACAGATACTCCATGTTCTCTATAGAACCACTTCATAGTACTTATAGGAGCAGCATTAGGTAAGCCTCTAATGACAGCAGAGGTAGGATTATTGACTGTGCCAAATCCGCCTTTACCATACTTTTCAGCGTACCATCCATCACCTATTTCCTCACCTCCAGATGTTCTGTCAGTGTTGTCAGTGAAGATATATAGTGTTCTAGGGTCATTTTCAACTTCATCTCTTGTCCATCTGCCTTCGTGCTCATTGATGATATATCCAGACTGACTAGATGTATC